CCAGAACTTCACGCTCGTCGCCGACAGCCATGATCAGCACGAGCTGACCATCGCCGCCATCAAGGGTGTCCTTCTCGATAAGGGCGTTCTCACCGAGGACGAGTTCCAGGCGAAGCGGAACTACTTCCTACGGCTCATGCAGGAGGATCGAGAGCGGCGGCAGAAGGAGTTGGAGGCCAAGCTCGCAGAGGCTGAAGAGGCAGAGGTAAAGGAAGAGCCCGAGGAAGACGATCCCAACAAGGATGTCGACCCCGAGCTCAAGCGGATGAAGCAGGCGGCCGTCTCAGCCGGCCAGTCCCGCTCCGATCCGCCCGAAGCCACGATGTTCAGTCTGTCCTGACATACACCCGCTGCGAGGCCAGGCGCTTCACACCGATTTGGCCGACGAACCCACAGCGGCAGACAAGGAACGAAGGCAACGAAGTTGCTTGGCCTTCGGCAGGACGAAGAAGGGTGGTTGCTCTGTAGCAGTCCGGGCAAGGTCCTCCGTCATCTTGCCGTGCTTCGTAGGGCTGCATCTCGCTCATTGCTTGAACTCGGGACTGCTCAGGCTGTACGTCTTGTTCGGGAGAGCCGAATGTTCTTTCCCACTCCTCCTTCCATGCTTCCCCCTTTCTCGTCAGCTCCCAACCTTCGGTGATAGTGGGTCCGTTCTTTATGGTCTCAAACAGACTGAGCCGACCAAGGCGCTGGATCACCCTTCGAACAACGCCTTCACCGCACTTATAGATGGCGGCGATTTGGAAGTACGAGATGTCTTCTCGACGCAGCTGCGGGCCTCGGGCCTTGTACACGTGTAAGAGGAACACGGAAGCTATGCTTCGACGATGTTCTGGGGCGGCTGTGTCCCAGTACACACTCTTATTTCGAAGCTGAGTTTCGGCGAAACGTCTCTTGTCCTCTTCCTCTTCCAACTGAGTTCGGAGAGTAACGCACTGTTCTGTCCAGTCAGATGCGGCCGATGCCATTGTAGGCCCGATCGATGGTTGTCCACTCTCTTCGCTGCAGATGAGCTTTGCCAGATCGTTTTCTGAGAGTCGAAGGCCTTGCGCCTTGAGGGCCGTCTTCCATTCGGTCAGGCGCTCCCCGTTAACTGTCACTACCAGTAGTCTCCACTGTAGGTTCCTCCTCGAAGAACTCTATGAAGTTTGTGCTGTGCCCACACTCCAGGCACTTTGCCGGCGCGTTCAGGTCCATGTCCGAACTCTCGGACCGGAAGTCATCCCAGCCGTCGTCATCCACCGTAGCTGTACCGTGCATGGTGATTCCGACTGTGAAGGGGCCCTCGCTCTTGCACTTCGGGCAAGCGGCCCCCTCCAGTAAGTTGGTGTTCATCTCTCTCCTCTGTGTAGGCGAACCCAGCACAAGGCCCACACGTCCCCGGTCTCTGGGTCACGCCGGGCGATACCGTCGTCCAGGGTCCCGTCCTTGTCCCGAACCTGAACAGTCACCAGGTCATCACTATCGGTGATTCCCTGCATCTCCATGTCATTGAGCTCAGCAGCCTCATAGACCGGCTTCAAGTCCAGAATCGTGAGGAACTCGTCCTCTGCAGCCGCTTCTTCCAGGGGCTTCCCGTCATAGTCGCAGTCGTTGCAGTGGTACGACTGCGACCCTCCAAGGTCCACCCAGTCGAATCCTTCTTCCTCAGCTCCATCCCTCATCTCATTGAGGGAGAACGAGGCACGTGCGATGACACTCACCTGAAAGCTGCCGCACTTCGCGCAGCTGAAGATGAGGCTCACTCCTCGATCTCGATGTACTCGCGGTACTTGTCACCGCCGTTCATCACGACCGGAATGGCCGGGTGCAGACCCTTCAGATGCAGTGTCACAACGGTGAGCTCGAAGCTGTGGAAGGTCACTGCCTTCCCCGCAGCCCGCTCCTTGTTGGCTCGTGCGATGAGCCGTGTGGTCTTCCCGCTCTTGGCGGGACCAGTCTCTTCAACGATCATCGGTCTTCTCCTTGAACTGCTGTGTGACGCTCGCCACAAGGGCATCGGCCGCTTCGTGGTCGAGCCAGTGCATCACAGCCTCTGTGGTCTTGTCTCGTTTTTCGTCCCAGTCCCCATGTTCCGGTTCTGGGACATCTATGACCGCCTCATAGGGGCCATAGTCCAGAGATTCGATGTGGATACTGACAACTACTTCTCTACTCATGGTTTCTTCTTCCTCCGCCTCTTTCGCCGTTCCAGGAACTCCTCGAGGCTGGCGTGCTCGCCTTTCTCCCGTGATTCTTCTTCGTCAGGAGACTCAACACATCCGAAGATCTTGGACTGTGGTATCTCGTAGGGCTTCGTCTCCACCAGCCTGTTGTGGAAGAGCTCCTGCTTGTGGGTGTAGCCTTTGATCTCTGGGAGCCCTTTCAGATGTAGGGCGTAGGGCTCCTCCTTGGTGTGCTCGCAGTCGCCAGGGTTCGCCTCGCAGACATCACACACGAAGGTCCCCGCAGGGACCGTCATCGGTGCAGTAGGGCCTCAGTCCCGGCTCATGCCCAAGTCTCCTCATCGGGGTCGTTGATGTTGGGGACGTTCTTCTCACCCCAAAACCTACGACAGTCCTTCCGAACAAAGAGACGGTTCTTCCGGAGCTTCAACATGCAGTAGAGCTCACGGCCCTCTTCAATGTCGCTGCGGATGCCTTCTTCCGTGATCCAGGATCTCCAGCCCGCGAACGATGCAACGTCCTGCCAGCCCTCCGAGCTGAGCCAATCCAGTTCAGGAAAGACTCGCTTCAGCTCTTGAAGCTCAGCCTCAGTCAGAGGCATCACCCTATCGGCCCCAGCTTGTCGTCTATGCACTCCTCCGGCTGCTTGTCGTCCCGGACTCTGAAGACTCGCGGGTACGTGAGCGCGTTGGTCTTGTCTCCAGAGGAGACGTAGGTCCGCTCCGTGTACTGAACCTCGATCACCATGGGGTACTTGCCGGGAGTGGAGTACTTCGCGCGGAAGTCATCGGTGATGCCTCCGCCGCACTCACAGATGTAGACCAAGTCACCAGTCTGGTTGTACTGGTACAGAGAGACTGCTCCGACCTTGCCGCGGTTGTTGCCCTTCCCCCACTTCCCCTGCTTCCCGTTCCCCTTCGTGTTGTTGGGATCGAAGTATGCGACGAAGTCACCTTCGTAGACCGGCTTCAGCTTGCCGCAGAACGCGCCTGGCCTGTCTGGCTTCCCACGCAGATTGTAGCCGCGATCTTCGTAGACGCCGTCAGGGTCGACTACGACCCAGCCTTCCCAGCCGTTGAGCTTCGCGAAGAGCTGTGCCTGCTCTACCAGGCTCTCGGGAAGCTCCTCATCCTCACCCAGCAGCGGCTGGAGGGCCCGTCCGAGTTGTGCATGCGGCTCCCATACGTCCACCGGGATGACCCAGCTGGAGCCATCCCACTCGCCGCCGAAGACGTCCCACAGGAGCTCGAACCGTTCCCGTACGGGAGTCTCCGTGAGAAGGTCTCGTCCTCCCCAGAACGCGATGTCCCAGCAGTAGAAGAGCAGATTTCCGCCCAACTCCTGCTTCCGAACGGCAGCGTCAGTCAGAGACTTCATGACGCTCGCCACGTCCCACCGCAGATCGTCCTCTGTGTCAGCGACGATATCTCCCAGCAGGATGGTTCCCGGAGGGATGTCCTCTCGCTTCTCGATCTCTTCTGCGATATGGACGAACCGGTCTACCCACTCCAGCTCTGTGTCCGCCTCGAGGTGATGGGACTTGAGCATCCGACGGGAGTAGATGTCCACCCAGCCCGAGAGCTTTTTGATGATGATCATCATCTCGCCATCACGCTTCCGCCCGAGCCAGGCATGTCCGCTCTCAACCTTCTTGGTGAGCGTGGCGGAGAGGGTGTTCGCCGGCTTGTAGAAGCACAGACTCGAGGGTGTGTTCTCGAGGATGGACTGCGGTGTCCACTGTTCCAGCAGATTCCCTTCCGTGTAGCCGGCCCGTGTCTTCTTGAGGATCATCCGCTCGGCCTGGTTTTGAGCGTCGTCCTCGGCCGAGACTTCGTTCTTCCGGCCTGCGTTCTTCACGACACCGACATCAACTACGGTCTGCATCGCACCACCGAGCTCTCCGTACTCAGTGTGGATCTCGTGGCCACGCACTTCGATCTTCCAGACGCGTATCTTCCCGGTACGCGCCCACTGTCGAAACTCTCGCATCATGCTATATGTTCTCCATGAAAATCAACGTATCCTGCCTCCCGACTGCAAACGCCGCAGACAAGAAGAAGGCCATCGAGGATGAGCTTCAGGCATATAACGCCTGGTTCTCCAAGCCTCGAAGTGACGGAGGAGCCGGAAACTCACCACTCCATCCGCAGGAGGTGGTGATGATCCGGACCTATCTCACAGCCCGCTTGGGCGGCCTTTTCCCGGGTGCTGAAGGCAGTGGACAGTCTTGAAGCCCTTCCCTCGTTCCTGAGTCCACGAGGGTACTCTCCAGGGTTCCGGGTATCCGCCTGTTGTCGTCATCCACTTCCCAGGAGACGTCGCAGATGTTGAAGGTAGTCCCCCTGCGTACGACGAACATCCCGGAGATGCTTCCTTCGTATTCATCTACTGAAGACAAGGTCCAGTCAGTGCAGGAGGAACAGGTGTAAACCCCATCATCCTCATTCAGGATGTGAGAGGGGTCGATAGGACATCGCATAAATCACCTCATCCCTAAAGATCTCGTGCACACGAGAAGCCGGCTAACCGTCGACGCCGAAGCCCTTGGTCCTCAGTGAGTCACACACGGTGCTGAGTCCGACCGCAGCATCAACTTGTACCTCTTATGGCTAAACTTGGGCCTCTTTTTAGGAGGCCCACCGAGGCGGGAACGGACGGGGCGAGCCTCTACTCGTCGGGCTCGACGTATGACGGGACCTTCGGCAAGGTCCCGTCCGGGTTTGGCGTCGGAGCCTCCGTCAGGCCCAGTAGTCTCCACCGCCGCGCCTGATCGCGGGTGGCGTGGGAGATGATGGTGTCGATGTCGTCCCAGTCGCCCAGAAGGGCCGCGGAGTCGCACCGGGCCTCCTCGTGGAACCATAGGGCAAGCCCGTAGGTCCAGGACCACGTCAAGAACCGAGCCTTCCGGCTCAGCTCCGCGGAAGGGTCGAGCCCCTTCCGCGTAGCGGCCTCGGTAACCTGCTTCCTTTTCTTCTTCTTGTCGCGCAGATCCTTCTGCGCGACGACGGTGTCGCCGATGTTGTTCAAGACCATTCCCGCCATAACGGCCGGAATGACCCCAGAAGCCATGGCAACGAGAGCGAGGGGGATAGGTATGAGCGCTCCTAAGCATGAATGGGGTTGTTGGGTACGATATTCTTATGCCTGAAAACAGCCCTCAGATGGTCATTTTCGCCTAAGTCCTCCTTGGCCTGTTGAAGGGCGATAGACTGAGATCATGCCGTACCCTGTCCCACAGCCCGTACCTGGTCCTTCGCAGTACCCGCCGAGCTTCCACTACGGGTACGGCCACCACCAGGCCACGCCCGCCTTCACGGATCCCGGCACAATGGCCGGAGTGGGTGTGGGAGCCGTAGGCTCCGCGCCTCAGCTTTTCATGGGGGCCGGAATGGCCGCCGGTATAGGCACCATACTGGCTCGCAACTCCGTGTTCTTGAGCAAAGCCCAGTACATGGACCCAATGGCTGCTGGGATTAACCGGATCTCTGCGCAGGGCGCAGCCGGAGCCGCTGCTGCTGGAGGTAGCTGGGGGAGTGCTGGAGGGATCGCACAAGGGATCGGAGGCATTGCTCGTGGAGCAGGGGGCTCCCTGCTGGGAGCTGGCGGGCTCATGTTGGGGGCCGGCATGGCTGCTACGGCGGGAGCTCACTACGCCGGGCAGCGGTTCATCCGTGGCGGAGGAGAGCAGCAACAGCTCAATGCGCAGCTTTCCGGTATGGGCTTCGCCAATGCTATGTCTCCTACAGGTCGCGGATTCGGCCATGGTGAGCTCAATCAGATCGGCTCTGCGATGCGAGAGTTCGAGGCGGCCGATCCTTTCACGACCATGCGTGACATGAACCAGATGATGGATCGGTTCCTTGGCATGGGGATGGAGCAGGGCGTCCAGGATGCTCGGGAGTTCAGTCAGAAGTTCACCAAGTTCACAGACGCGATGCGTGACATCGCCACTACCCTCGGTACTACCCTCGACGATGCCTCCAAGTTCTTCGGCAGCATGCGTAGCTCTGGCTTCTACTCCTCTCGTGAGGTGATGGGGAACGTCTTCCAGATGGAGGCCGCAGCCGGTATGGGAATGGGTCGTGAGACCTTCGTAGGGATGCAGTCCGGCGCGGCATCGGGAACCCGTCAGATGGGCATGACGGGTCGTGCAGGCGGAGCCATGTCCTCGCGCTTTGCTCGAGATCTCCTCTCAGGATCTCAGAGCGCAGAGAGTGGTGGCCTTGGATTGTTCACAAGTGAACGGCTCATGGACATCACCGGGGCAGGTTCGGGGGCTGAAGCTGCGGCAGCTCTGGGCCAGCGATTCACTGGAGTGATGAGTCAGTTCCTGCAGTCAGAAGCCGGGCAGGCACTTGCTGCAGGTGTTGGAGAGGTGGATGAGGAGGGCAGGTTTACAGGAGGAGTAAGTGAGGCGCAGATGGCTCGCTTCGCGTCTGGAGAGCTGGGTGTCAAGGACTTTGCCAGGATCGGCTCAAAGCGTCTCAACTCCAAGAAGGGAAAAGCCTCCTTCATGACGAACCGACAGGGGATCTCATCCTCGATTATGGAGCATAAGCAGGGGCTCGATACTGTGTACGCCTCCATCGAGAAGACGGCGACGGAGCACTTCCGGGGTACCGTTGATGATGATGACGCAGTTCAACTCTTCATGCAGCATATGTTGGGTGTGAGGGAGCACGAAGGCGAGATCATTGCTGAGATGGCCAAGGCCAGTGGTGAGCTCCGTACGAAGGCTCTTCAGCGGATGCGGGAGCAACAGTCCATCGCCAGTATGCGCCTTCGTATGCGACGAGATCACACTCTTGAAGGCTTCAAACAGAAGTACATGGGTGGCGGAGAGGACTGGGCATCCTTCATTGGGCAGGCAGGTGCAGACTTCGGCACGGGTATCGACAAGATGCAGCAGGGAGCGATGGACTCCATTCTCGGCATCGAACGACGGAACATCACCTCGGCTTCACAACGGCACTCACTTCGCAGCCTGATGAGTGGAGAGACTACCGCGAATCTGCCGACCTTCTCTGAGGGCGACTTCGCCAAAGGTTCCACTCTGGGAAACCTCGCACGTGGCTCTGGCTCTTCGGCCGCTACCAGCATGCTCAACGCCGCAATCATGGGCGGAGACATCGGAGGGGATCTGGGGCTGAACGAGCATCAGGGACGGATCGCGCGCCAGAGGCTGGGTGCCAAGGCCACCAAAGACGAGGGTAAGGCCATCCTCTTCAAGCTCCAGCGTGCTCGGAGCCAAGGGGATGAAGGAGCTGCGAAGACGTACTTGGAAGAGTTCAAGGCGTATACGAAGAAGACCATGCGTGGGGCCATTGTCCCGGGCAAAGAGTCTTCCGCCGCCGCCTTCTTCGCTCGGGAGCTTGGCAGCAGCGATCTTGCTCGTTCACTCATTCTTGAAGATTCGCCGGAAGGGAAGACCTTCGGCGCGGTCCAAGACATCGAAGGAGGTATCCGTGGGGTTGCCTCTGTTCTGGGTCTTGGGAAGTACGCAGACGAGCTGGTAGAAGGAGGTCCTGCGGCACAAGCTCTCGGAGAACTTGCTCGGGCGCAGCGGGAGAGCGGCGGCGCAGACATGCGTGACATCTTCGCCCAGCTGGCTCAGGAGGCCCCGGACAGCTTCATGAACCTGTCAGGAGAGGCAAGAGCACAGGCCTTGGCAAATATGTTCAATAAGCGGTTCAAGGGCGGCAAGATGACGGCCGCAGGTGTGTCGCGTGTTGAAGAGATGCTTCAGTCTGCAGGCCGTGAAGGTCGGATCAACTACACCAAAGGTCGTCGAACGGGAGAGGCCGAAGAGATCATTGGTCGATCAGGTCGTGTGAGCGGCTATCACGGTTCAGATGCGTCACTCCTTCAGATGCTCGGCTCACGCGCTGAGCAGGGCATCGTCGACACCAACGTTATGCGGATGCGGGACTCTGCTCGTGTCGCACTTGGAGCAGCACCAGAAGAGCTCCGCCGAGCTCTTGGCGACTCCTACACAGGTCTCATGGGAGCCTTCGAGAAGGACAAGCTCTCGGGCGGGGACCTCTCCGCTGCGGCCGAAGCTGTGCTTGGGCAAGTCGAGGGCGGAGCACTCAAGGGTGTAGGAGGCGGTGCGATCTTCCGTGAGGTTGCAGAGCTTCGCCGTCGAGGGCGCGGGGCCACATCTATTGAGGGCCTTGCCAAGGTCTTTGGTCAGTCGACAGAAGGGCTGATGGGCCTGAGTGTTGAGGGTGTGAACCTCACGGACGGTATGTCGGCCTCGGAGAAGGAAGCACTGGTCAAGCGGCTGTCTCAGGAAGAGCTCTTGGGACAGATTACAGCAGGCACAGGTGGTGGCGTGTTCCTTCGGGGAGAAAGCAACGAGCATCGTATGCGGCTCATGCTGGACCAGACGGCCGAGAAGGTGCAGCAGATGTCGGAATCGGTGCACGGGATGATTAGCTCCGTCAACCAGCTGCCATTCCTGTCGATGAGTGGCGGTGATGAACCGAAGAAGGATGGACCTCCCTGATGTCTCGAACAGAAACATCCTTCGAGATCACGGGTCCCACGGGACGAAAGCGGAAGGTCACGCTCCTCTCGCACGTCACAGTAGATGATCTCATGCGCGTAGGCTTGAAGGCCTACATGGCGGAGGCCTATTTGGGTGATGAGTACGAATCGCCCTTCAGCCGGGAAGTGCGCGATATGATCGTTCTTTCACGGACCACGAACAGGAGTTGATATGGCCTATCCTGCTATCGTTCTTGTCGAGCTGGATGCGGACTGGATCACTCAGGACGGGCGAGACACTACGTTGTCTGGTCACACCGTGTTTGATGCGGCAGAGGCATACGTCCGTCGCCCACTTCGAGGGATCCGGCTGAAGCGAGAGACTTACGCCTCGATTCGAGTAGAGGGCGGGAACTCCGTCGACATCCTCAACTCCTCGCTCCCTGCGGGGGTTACGAAGTCTTTCACCTCCAACTTCATCCTCCAGAGCGTCCAGGACTCACGGCAGGAGAAGTTCCAGCCCATCTCCACCTTCGGAGGGCCGTACGGCTTCTTTTACGGTGAGCAGCCAAGGATGAAGGCTTTCAGGGCTGTTCTTCTCAACACGGCCGACTTCCAGTGGGAGCTCGAGTGGTGGGAGAACTACGACAAGTTCCTCCGCGGTACCCGGCTCGTAGATCGCGGTCTTCAGGCGTACCTCAACGTCGATGACGTTGTCGTCGTCGGGTACATTGTTGCGGCCGCGACAGACTCCGACGCTTCGCGTCCCTACATGGCAAACCTGTCTTTCACCATGTGGGTCACGGATGTCATTCCGCTCATCACCCCAGGACAGAAGATGATCGATGCTCGGCATTGGGAGAACACCGGTGCCCTCTCGCTCGAGTTCGGGCAGATCGATGGCGTGGAGACCGAAGACTCCAGTGCGACGGCCGAAGTGCGTGCGCTCAACATCGAGTCTGTGGCCCTCACCGACGGGACAGGGTTCCTCTCGGGCATCCGCAATGCAATCTCTGAGGTGCAGGACTTCGTCGACAAGGTTGGCAACGCCATCGACAACGCGCTGGACTGGCTCTATGGCCGGAACATGGTCATCCCTGCGGGTTTCGCCGGTTCAGAGCTGGCAGCAGGGAAGCCTATCTTCGCTTCAGGTTCAGGCTTTGAAGGCCTGTCTGGGAAGAACCTGGGCGGAGTGCTCGACGGCTCCAGCCTCAACATCTCTCTCCCCGCAGCTACGACCGGTCCTGGTCCTGCACAGCCGGCATCCCATTTCTACGACAACATCGACGAGTACCCAGCTCGTGCAGCCGATGCGTCTCTCAACGATGCTCAAGTCCAGAACATCTTGGCGGCCCATCAGAACGCACAGGACGAAGACCTGGCGTTCTATACGTCTCTGGCAGAGGAGACCTTCAGCTCCTTCGGCATCAACATCACGAGCCAGGAAGGGCAGTATCAGTCTGATCTCGTTCGTGCAGCTGGCCGTGCGAGTTTCGCTGCCCTTTCCTATGGAGCCATGACAACCGGAGCTGGCCAGGCGGCCGCCTCTCTCACAGTCATTGGTGGAACTACCTGATGCCTCTCGGCTCTGGTCGCGTATTACACATCCGCCTGTTCATTGAGCATGTGGAAGTGCCTGTCATCGGGGCCATGGTCTCTGGCTCTGAGGATTCTCCCGTCGCGGCACAGATCGAGGTCATTCCGTCGGATCTGGTACATCGTCTTCTTCCCCGCTCAAAGGTCGATGTCTTCTACCTGGACTACGACGAAGACTTCGCAGCCCATCCCAACGACACACCTTCAGCGACAGACAACACGCTGGCACAGCTCTCGAAGGGCATAGGTCCAGACCATTACAAGCTGCTGTTCTCCGGTGAGCTGTTCACCATCATGTACACGAAGACGGGCTTCGGATCTCGAAGTGCGATCCTTCAGTGCCTCGACTTCAGCAACATCTGGGACACCACCTTCCTGCCGGTCCTTAACTACGGTCAGCAGCAGGGTGAGAACGTCATCGTCCAGAACAAGGCAGCCTACTATGGTCTGAACCAGGATGCCGCAGCCTTCGATGACATCATCAACTCTCCGAGTGTCGTCATCGCCAGCCTCGCCGCTCGAGGCTCTGCCCTCATCCCGGGGACGCAGACGACCGCAGGCCTCGTAGGCGGTCTCCTGGGGGTACTGGAGCTCCTTGGTGGGGTGCCGGGGAAGTACGTCGGAGTGACGGCCTGGCACACTGTGCACGAGATGATGGTGCGGATGGGCGACCAGGTCGTCGGAGACTCCGGAGACACGGCGCAAAAGCTGTTCGACCTCTCTGTGTTCCAGAACTGGCTCACGAACTCATTGGGTCAGGCCGGCTCAGTCATCAACTTCCGCGAGGTCATCAGCATCATTCTGCGGTACATCTACTACGCTGTAGCTCCGCAGATGGCTCCTCGGTATGTGCCTGGGAACCACGAGGTTCCTGTGTGGCCGCCGGGCCTTCTTGAAGGGACTGATGGACTACATGCTGATTTTCAGCCGCTGTTCGATAAAGTACTGAATCTGCTGAAGACTGAAAAGGGATATAATGGGTCCTCTCTTCCGCTGGCATACCAAACTTCAGGTCGGCGGAATGCTGAGAACACCAAGAGTATTCAGAACCGTGGCGGGGTAACAAACGAGGGATCTGCTCATAACTATGGCTTCGCAGCCGATATTTCGATTACGCCCGGAGGAGTGCAGTTCTTGAACAGCCAGTCTCCTGCAAAGACTGTGGAGGCGGCACAAGGTCTTCATCAAAAAGCCCTGACTATTGTGGCTAAAAACCACATTGCAACGCCAGAAGAGCTGTGGCTGCATCTCTCCTCAGAGGAGTATACGACTCTTACGAACATCGTCGCGTTTTACAAGGCGTACGGAGAAGTAGTTAAGGAGGTTCCTGGTGTTCGGTGGGGTGGGAACTTCAACAAGACGGATCCTGTATGGGCCCTATGGGGTCTTGGATACGACCCCGTCCACATCGAGATGGAAGGCTGGAAGTCGCATTTGCCGGCAGGCATCCTCAATGCTGATGCTCTGGATAGTGCAGAGCTCAAGGCATTCTACAAGGATCTGTCGGAGAGGGCGAAGCTCCATACCCAGGTTTTCCGTCCAGACTGCTGGTTTGTTGCGCCCCCGGCATGCAACCTCATCTTCCCCGAAGAGCTTTCGTCCTTCACCTACACGCGGCAGATGATGCGAGAGGCCACACGGCTTCGGCTCCTGACCTTCAACACCATCATCCAAGGCGCTCTGCTGGAGCAGGGCTACTTTGCTCCGACCATCGACCAGGTGGAGTCCATCGCGGATGGAGGCTTCGGCACAGCGGCCAAGGCCATCGTGTACCCGCACGAGAAGTTCAGCGGCATCATCCCGAAGGAGGAGCGACTCTCTGATGCGTCTATGTACGCCCGGCTGGAAGAGGACCACGTCATCACTGCGTCTGAGACTGGTGACTTGAAGGTCGAGGAGCAAGAAGGGGCTACGGCAGCAGGGAACAAGATCGACTTCTGGGCCGCACGCGCGGCCGCATTCACCTTCCTGTCCCACCGCTATGCCGCGCGGACGGCCACAGCGTCGGGCAGGTTCATGCCTCGAATCGTCCTTGGCTTCCCCGGCCTGGTCGTAGATCGTCCAGTGTCTCGAGATCCGTCTGCCTCTCGGAACGCTCTGAATCCGACTCACTTCCTGGGGATGATTCGCTCACTCTCACATTCCGTCACACAGGCAGGAGGCACTACCACGATCTCCCTCTCCCATGTGCGCTCCCACAAGATCGGAGACGACTCAGACGACCTCTTCGCGACATCCGTGTATGGCCGGAAGACCACGCTCGCGCAGCAGACGGATCCTGGGGTCGAGGAGACTACAGTCGTTGAGGTCCGGGTTGGGATGCCGCAGGCGGAGTACGCCTTTGCCCTGAGCCTCGCCACGGGGCTTGAGAATGGCCTGGACCCGAAGTCTCCTCCCGCGACCATGCTTGGCCCCAAGAGGAAGCCAGTGCGGTCCTTGACGCTGGAGCGGGAACTGATCCTGGGGAAGACGGATGCGGATGCAACGGCGGTGACCGTGAATGGCTCTCTCGAAGGGGAGGAGGACAACCTCCGTGCATTCCCCTTCTCGAAGGTCACTGTTGTGGAGGCAGAGTCCAACGGATTCATTCCACTCGAAGAGGCCATTCGCCCGCCCTGGTTCTCAGAAGAGTACTCCAATGCCGAGATCGGGAAGCTCTATGAAAGGCTCTTCGGCTGTAAGTCCCTCATTGACGTCATGGGCGGTCTCAGCGACCCCAAGGATGGTGGCCTTACTCCGCAGGAAGGCTACGTCCAGGCCGGTATCTACGAGGCTGTGGAGGCTCTGGTCCGCGACTATACCTCGCAGTCAGACTCCGGCCATAGCGGCTCAGACTTCATCGTAGGGAAGACCTCTCGGGTTCATGCCTCGATGCGTGATCTTTACGGAGATTCGCAGAACCAGGGCTTCCATACCTACGCGGCAGGGAAACGAGAGAATCTGGATGATCTGGGGCTGGAGCAGACCCTGCAGTCCCAGCTCCGTGCCGGAGATGACAACAGGGTAGGTCCGGAGCTTGACCCACGAATGGAGCGGTGGGAGCGTGCACGGGATTATGCTGGTGAACTCATGCGCCTCTCCGGCTTCCGGGGCTGATGCGTTAGACTGGACCTGCAGGAGTCTGAGATGCTGCTCGATCCCACTACTTTCGCTGTGTTCACCGACGAGCTGGCCAAGCTGGCGGCCTCAACCCGGACGGGCCGGGCCGTGGACAAGGTCGTGTCCAAGGTCAAGGGGCGGGATCTTGCAGCTGCCGCAGCAGGGGCTGGTACTCTCGAAGGTGCCCGTCGTGTGTGGAGCGATATGAGGACCGGGCGGCAGATGCGGAAGCAGAGGCGGTACTGATGTCCGAGCTCTCAGAGCGGAAGAAGAGAGCCCTCAAGGAGTACGGAGAGTGGCGGCCGCGCATTGGCCGTGGTGCGTCTTGGGCTGCGACAGCAGGTCTGCTCACGAATCTGTCAGGGAACAGGAAGGTGTCCATCCCTGCAGCGACCGCCGCCGGCGTGGCCGGTATGGGAGACAAGATGCTTGAGGAAGAGGTCAAGAAGAGTCGGAAGCTGAAGGCCATCGTGAAGGACAGCTTCGAGCAGTCCAAGACGGCTTCGAGCATCGCCAGCAGGCCGGCCTGGGCTCAGTCCCCTCTGGCGACAGAGCTCGGCAACGTCCAGCACAATGCCGTCATCGGTACCCTGTTCTCCCGCAAGGCTCGGGTCTCCGCAGCAGCTCGGAAGCAGCTCGGGAACCTCTTCGCCAATGCTGGTGAGAACTCCTTTGGAGCAAGTCTCCAGGTGAGTGCTGACCCGCGCTCTGCCGCCAAGGCGGTGGTTCGGGTCCTCAAGGGCTGATGTCCGTTGACCTCCTGGCCATGTTCCGGAAGGCGGCCTCGGAGGGGGACCCGCCGGACTTTGGCCTGCCCAAAGACTGGAGGTATCCGACAGGGGACGATGCACGCTCTGCAGCGAAGCGCGAGGAGCTAAAGCTCTGGAGGACCTGGAAGGAGCAGGGCCATCGTCCAGAGGACATGGAGCCGCTCCTCAAGTCCCTGCGCCCGCTCGTCTATCGCTACGGGGTTCAGACCTGGAAGAACAAGGTCCCCCTTTCAGGCCAAGTGCTGAACGACGAGGCTACACGCCTCACCATCAAAGGTCTTCGGCGGTACAACCCGCGTAAGGCTCAGCTCAACACCTACGTCCGGTACCAGCTTCAGAGCATGGACAGGTTCGTCAAGAACCGACAGAACATCTCCCGCATCACCGAGGAGAGGAACCGGCTCATCGGCCCTTACGACAAGGCCCATGCTACGCTCGTAGAGCGGCTGGATCGGGAGCCTACTACCGCAGAGATCGCTTCCGAGATGCGACGGTACGGGAAGAAGGTCTCCGTCAAGAATGTACAGAAGCTGGAGCAGGAGAGGAAGAAGGATCTCCTCGCTTCCGGAGCGATGGAGGATCCCTTCCTGGAAGAGACTCCAAAGTCTCGGCGAGTGCTCCGCCTCATCAGATACCAGCTCAACAAGGACGAGCAGAAGGTGCTCGACCACCTCACCGGCTCGAACGGGAAGCGGCAGACCTCGAGCACCAGCACCATCGCGCGAAAAGAAGGCTGGTCTAACTCTCGGGTCTCTCAGATCAAACGAGCCATCGCCAAGAAGATGAAGCCCTACCTGTGAGCTCTACAGCCCTCAACTCTCTGATCGACGAACTGGAAGATGCCCTCGATGAGGCCTTCACAGAGGAGAAGGAGCGTCTCACAGCAGAGAGGGACTTCCTCCTTGCAGTGGTTGGAGACGAGGTAGAGATAGAGACCGCATCCACAGAGCAGGCAGCTCTGTACTTGGACTATCTCCTGCGTGAATACTTCCCCGTGGAGGACGAGTAGATGGCTACTGAGCGCTACTTCGGGGAGGAGATCACTACCACCCTCACCATCGTCGTGACGGACTCGGAAGGCACGGAGACCGAGACTGATGCCGATGACACTCCTACGGCCATCATCTACTACGAACGGGAGGTGCATACCCAGGTCGCCGCAGAAGACGTCACTCATGCAGATACCGGCGTCTACACCTTCACCTGGACTCCTGACTGCGTCGGCACCTACGTCTTCAAGTGGAGCTTCACCATTGGAGGCGACGACTACGATTCCGAAGAGACCATCGATATCATCGCGGTCGTTGAGGGAACCTCCGACAGCTCGGACGAGGATTCTGAGACTACTACGACCTCTACGGCGGACATCGGCAACGACAACATCTGCACGGTGACGGGCACGTTCTACGACGCCAGCGGCAACTACATGAACGGCGTCTTCGTCCGGTTCACTCCGTCACGGAGCACCGACGCCTTCATCAGCCAAGGGGTCATAGCCCTCGAAGCTACGGCGGAGTCGGATGAGAACGGGGCCCTGTCTCTCGAACTGATTCGAGGTGTGAAGGGAATGCTCACCATCACCGGATTGGGCATCGTTCGAGAGGTCGAGATCCCCGACAACGGGACCATCGACATCATGGACCTGGTGGCTCTCGGGGATGACCTTCTCGAGGTCCAGAAGCCTCAGTTCGTCAAGCTGCCGCGGAGGTCGTGATGACCGTCTCCGTCACGTTCTCCATCACCAGCAAGATCCTGCCGGCCTATACAGGAGATGCTCTCGAAGGAGCCATCGTCCGGGTCTTCTCTGAGGATGGTGAGACCTTCGTCACGCAAGGCACTACCGACAGCGACGGGGAACTGGTCCTGGAGCTGGAAGACGAGACTACCTACTGGGTGCGCTTCTTCAAGGCGACCTACGAGTTCCCGACTCGCCTCACCATCGACGTGGACAGCTCTGCGAGCTCCAACACCTTCGATGTTGAAGGCACCTACTTGATGGAGCATCCTCCATCGGCCAACGAGTACCTGTGTCGTATCTCTGGATACGTCCGAGGCGCGGATTGGGCACCTCGATCTGGGATCCCCATCACCTTCAGCCTGACCGGGAAGCCACGAGTGGTGGCCGGACAGGTGATGGTGACGACAGACGTCATTGCCACTTCAGACTCCGAAGGCTGGATCGAGGTCGAGCTTGTGCGTAACGGTGCGTACGATGCCCTCATCACTGGAATGGAGGACACCACGGTCCGAGTCCTGGTGCCGGACGAACAGTCGGCCTCCATCACAGACGTCCTCTTCCCCTATGCCCTGAAGCTGGAGTACGGGACGGATGCCGTGGAGCTTGAGGTCTTGGAAGAGGTCGCAGTAACTGCGACAGTGACGCTCTCTTCCGGAGTCACGACACCCTTCGAGCTGGACGACAACGACACCTACACCTTGTCGCAGTGGGTCACTCTCGAAGTCTCGGACAAGGATGTGATCGAGTACGTCTTCGATGAGGACGACAATCTGGTCATCACTGGAAAGGGAGTAGGGGTAGCGACAATCACTGCAACGGCGCTTGAGACTCTTGAGGTCTCCAGAACGCCTGCTCCGACACGGTCTCTGGCCTCGCTGACGGTCACGGTGACATGAGCATCACGCAGGACGACATCAACCGTCTTGCGGCCGTTGTCTCGAGCGACCCTCAAACCCTCGACTACGGTGCTGGCGGGGTCTCCGATCCTTCAGGAGCGTGGGAGAGCTTCCAGCGTGCCACGGCCAAGACGCTCCTGGCAGACCCTGATGTTCTGCTGTACTTGGCATACCTCTGCAGCAACAAGACCGCCGCCGCCGCCCGGAAGATCCTCCCCACCCTCGAAGCGCTCATCAATGCTGTAGAAGGTCTGAAGTATGCCCAAAAGGCCGTGTCCTCTCCATCGAAGGTGCGGAGTCGCCTGTCCACTGCGTTGGCGGGCGAGACTGCCACCGCGTCTCAGGTCTCGACGCTTACGGCAGAAGCTGAGAAGTACATCGCTGAAGAGCTTGCGCCAGCCATCAGCTCTGGCTCCCGGCTCCAAGTCCAAGGCGACGAAGCCCGCGCACAGTACGAAGCCCAGAAGACCACACTCCTCGACGCGTGGTCCCGCCTCACTTCACTCGTAGAGCGATGCTCCGAGGCCCGCAGGTTCACGTCACGAACCGCTCAAGAACTCACGCAGGCCTCAGCCCTTGCAGTACTGGAAGCCTCGCTGGACCAACCTCTCGAAGGGTCAACTACGGAATACACGCTTCGTCTGGCTGCCGCTACGGCAATAGTTCAGGCTTCACAGCGTGAAGTGGATTGGCGATACCGGCTAAGGATTGACACTTCTACGGTGTTTCCTTCTGGGATTACAGCAGAACTGAGCGGCACAACCCTGAATCTAAACCAAGATGCCCTCTTGCTTGGTTTCAAGAGCGGAGATCTTGTCTCCTGGGGTGGAGAGACTTCCGTTAAGGCCCTCTCTGGTACTGCTCTCACTTTGAAGGGCGCCGTGGACGGCACAGGAGTTCTTCAGGTCCGAGCGATTGCGGTGCCTGCGTGGAACACGCTCTCGGATGGTCTAAAGGCTGTCGGGCTTCCTACGGCTGCTCAGCTCCGTATAGCTATCCAGTCTCGGGAGGGAGGCTCTGCGGGACACATACGAGACCTTGTGGTGTACCTGGCGGAGCTGTACTCGCTGCTGGATACGGTAACGGCAGGCATCCAAGGCACTGTGTCCCGTCTCGGAGGGTCCAGTACCGCAGCAACTTCGACACTGATTGCAGTGCTGGATGCCTATGCGCCCTTCTTCCCGTCAAAGACCATCAAGGCAGGGGATGCTCTGCTCGATCGAGCAGAGTCCGGCGGCTTCGACTATGCCGTCCGGATGCTATTGCGGGGCGACATCGATGGGGTCTTTGCCGCTGATGCTCAGGATGCGAGTCTGAGGGGACGGGTGGACAAGGCGGTTACGAACATCGGGAGGTACACCTCGTAGGAGGGCACGTGAGCTGGGACGCTGTTCGTATAAGCCTGGCGGAGGGTCTGGCATGGCTCCGAGGACAGGAGGTGGCCACCAATGCGGCAGGCACAACCATCGAGCAGGCCCTCCTCGAGACCATCGTAGAGATCGATTCGGACCAGACAACAGGTCTGGTGGAGGTCAGGGATGACGGAACGATTCGTCCTGGCCAGCTCCAGCGGGTCCAGGAGCTGAGGAACCGCTTCTTCGGCTTTACCGACGAGAACGGGAACCCGGTAAAGGGTATATTGGAGCAGGCCCGGGGACTCGAAGACCCGAACCTGGCGGTGAATCCCGAGGAGTAGATGGCCACGAAGGACTACCCGGTGCTGCAGTTCCAGGACGCGGCACTCGTGCGTCAGGTCCTTGTCTACTCCCGCTCGCCTTTGGTCCTCGACCTTCGAGGGCAGCACTTCATCGGTGTGTCAGAGGTCAGGATCAATGGCAGGCCTGTGCCGGAGTTCATGGTCCTCACCCCGTCTCGTATCCTCGCACCTGTCCCGACCAGGGTGGTGGGTACGCGTATCCGCTCTGTGAGAGTCATCCTCGCTCGTGAGGGCCTCACACAGACCACCAAGATTCGCTTCAGAGCGTCGGTCCCTGGAGGACGCGGCACAGGCTTCTCGAGGCTTCTGCAGTCGTTCCTTCGTCTCCTGTTTACAGCCCCGGGGGAGGACCTCGATGACTTCACTCGTGGTGGCGGTATGGGGAAGATTGTCGGTGCTGCGGGAGATCCCGGGGCGTTGAGGTCTGGAGTAGTTCGGTCTGTACGGGATACGGAGAGTCAGATGATCCGACTCCAGGCGGGGAATACCCGGCTTCAGGATTCAGAGAAGCTCCAGTCGGCTACGGTAGTCTCTGCCGAGTTCATTCCCTCCCTTGCAGCTGTCCATCTCCAGCTCCGCCTGACCGCGATGGATGGCTCCACTCATGACCCCGTGCTGAGCATCTGATGGCCAACACCGGTTCCCAGGCCGAAGCGATTCGAGACCTCCTGGTGGAGCGTCTGGAGCTCTTCGATCCCTCTCTGGACACCTCGGAAGGCTCTCCGCTGTGGACCAAGGTCGTTGCTCCGATCTACACGGCCTTGGGCACTGACCCCTTCGACACGAACATCCGTAGCTTCCTGAAGGACCGGCTCACGCAGGAGTACCCCTCCATGGCGGCCGAGGATGGGGACTCCCTCGTCGACCTCATGATCACGCCTCTTCAGTTCTTGCTGGAACCGCTGAAGCGCGAGACCCAGATCGTCCGTCGGGGCCAGTCCGTCCGCAACGCGGACACCATGCGACTCGAGGATGCCCGGGATCATGCCGGCAACTTCTTCACGGACTGGCACTCCGGAGATCGCTCGTCAGGAGTCGTGAGGGTCTACTATGCAAACCCGACCTTCGTGAATGTCCTGCCGACGATGACGTTCTCGACCGCAGGCGGTCTGAACTACTTCCCCACTTCCGCGCAGACCATCCGGCCAGAGACCATGCTCCTGCAGAGGTCCGGTACGGAGTACTACCTCGACATCTCGCTTGTAGCGGAGGACACAGGCTCCGAGTACGACGCGGCGGCCGGAACCGTCATTTTGGTCAAAGGCCTGTCCGGCTACACCCGGATCACCAACCTCGAAGACTTCGACGGTGGAGACCCGGCAGAGACTGGCAAAGAGCTCCTCGATCGGACGAAGACCTCGCTGAGTGAGCGAAGCCTCAACGTCCGACGAGGTATCGTCTCTCGCATCAACAATGACTTCCCCTCCATCATCGATGTGGAGGCCGTGGGGATGGGCGATCCGGAGATGGAGCGCGACATCATCACGGGCGGAGGCCATGGAACGGTCATCGCAACCGGCACCTGCTTCATCGTGGGCCAGTTCTGCCTGATGTTCTCGATGTTCGAGAGGCGGGGTGAGCTCGAGGATCAGCAGATCGCCGAAGGCGATGAGATCGAGCTCAACTACTGGAAGTTCCTGTACGACTCCGATGGCTCCGACGCGAACGAGTCCTTCCTCGTAGACACCATCCTCTTCGACTCTCGTACGGCCATCCCCGAGATGCCGTCAATCCTTTTGTTCCGTATCGATGGTGTTCCCTCACACACGACACCCATCGCCGGCACCCTTCCCGGGGTTCTGCCTTCGGTGTTCTGCGTGGTCCGGTCCACAGGGAAGATCGAAATCTCGGACATCCCCGGAGGCATCACGGAGCCCAACACGGCCCGAGGTGTCATCGAGATCGAGGATGGAGAGGTTCATATCGGAGGTCACTACGACGTTTGGGCGCGGCCCAGCTCGACGACCAGTACGACCACAGATTTCGGAACCATCCGTTCGGCTACGGCGCACATGGAAGACGCCGATCTGGTCCTCAACGGAGAGAGCACAAGCCCCACACATCTCGTCCACCGCGCCTATACCCTCACCCTTGCATCTCCTGGGGACTTCCAGACGGGAGAGACCATCACGGGAGGGACCTCCGGAGCCGTTGCAGTCATTGCCAAGAAGACCGCGACTACGGCAGTTCTGTGGGAGATGAACGGGATTGAGTTTGAGGTTGGGGAGACTGTGACAGGTTCCGCCTCTGAGGCGACGTCTACCATCACAGAGATCGACAGCTTCGACTGGGACTCGGAAGGCGGTGTCACCAACCAGATGGTCCTGTCGGTGACTTCAGGGTCTGAAGCCGGAGTCTACAGCATCCTGAAGATTGAGGGCCCTTTCCTCTACATCGATGTGGCCCCGACCTCGACGCAGAGGGATCTCTTCTTCCGTGTCCTCTCCGAAATCTCTGTCGACCTGTTCAATCCTCGGTCCACGCTCATCCCCTTTGGAGATGCAGCAGGCAATGATCTGCGGACGACCATCGGCTCTACAACTCTGCGGACGGCCATCAATCTGCAGGACTACGGCGTAGAGGCCGGAGACACCATCGAGATCCTGGACGGGGACGACAAGGGCACCTTCGTCATCAAGGACTTCGACTCGGCCATCGGCGGTACGGCACCCATCGTTGTCGGATCGGGCCTTTCAGCCACGAACTCTGGCCTGTCGTACACCGTCTACCGTTCTACTACGCCGCTCAACCGGCCCTTGGTCCGCATCTCTCCTGGAGCCGTGACGCTACTCGATCCTTCAGGCCAGGACTCAGGGTACAAGGTGCCCTATGCCCTTCCAGTAGACTCGCGAGCGCAAGGTGCATTCTCCGGTTCGAAGGCGGTAGCTGCGGGACGGAATGGCTTCGTCTTGATGGATCCGGGCGACACCTGGGCTCCGACAGAAGACTTCAAGGTCGACATCACGACGTTCGACTACGAGGCCGCCACAGGCGTCTCGGGTGAGACCTTCGAGGACTTCTACAGCGAGGAGAACTTCCGTCGCTGCTACACCGACGAGTGCCTCCCTTGTGACGGGTACATCGCCGTCATCTCCGTCTACAACGATGGGAAGATGTACCTCGATGCCAACCTCCCTTCGGCAGTCACAGACTTCCTTCAGAGCATGAAGGATTGGTTCCTCTCCGTCATTGAGACCTTCAACTTCGGTGGTGACGAGGAAGAGCTCATCGAGGGCTTCTCTCCGATCAAGCTCGAGGCTCCGGACGAGGCTCTCTCCCTGCTCTTCCAGTTCGAGATCTGCATTCCGTTTGCAGTCTTCGACGGCTGCAACAATGTCTTCATGGCTGTGCCGGAGTTCGACTGGGAAGCGGAGTTCGAAGACCTGGGTACCTTCGAAGAGGCCATCTCCCTCTACAACGCAGGCCTGATGACAGGCCCGACCCCGGCCCTCCTCTCTGCCGCTGCAGGGGACGTGCTGACGGTACTCTCAGGGCCCAATGCCGGCTCGTACCTTATCGACTCCGTTCACACGTTCTACCTGGCCACCTCTGGCGATATCGAAGGCTCAGACTTCGACCTCAACAACGCCTACAAGGTAGGCCTGGTCGTCATCAAGGGTGAGTTCCCTGTCCCGGCCCTTCAAGGTCTGCCGGAGTACTTCGAGGGGACTGCTCCATCCTGGTCAGTGCCTACTCCTCCTGATCTGCGTGACCAGTTCACAGTGGAGGACGAGAGTGGTGAGATCGTCGGATGGGCGTATGTCGAGAAGGCCCTGGCCTGGTTCTTCCAGTGGATGACGTCCCTGGGCTTCGATCTGCCTGAAGGCGTGACCCTGGACACACCAGCTACGCTCAAGGCCTTCTGGCAGCTCCTTTTCTCCGACTACATCGTGGCGAAGCCGACCTGCGCGCAGACCGCCCGCATGCAGTTCATCTCGCCAACCTCGTGTACGGTGTACTCTCCGCAGCCCTGCACTCGGTACCAGTACGCCCTTCCTGTCCCGACTGGAGTAGCTGTCACGGGCGAGAGCATTACTCTGCCGCTACCGGATCTTGAAGGGAAGACGGTCTCTCTGACAGTGAAGCGACTTAGCGGGGACACAGACCTCTCAGCCACGCTCGAGGAAGCGGCTGGTACGGCCAGTACCATTTCCGAGCTTGCGGCGGAGCTTCAGTCGGCCCTGGACTCGAACAGCGAGTATGTGCTCTTCTCTGGTCCTGAGACGGCCACCGGACAGCTCACTATCACCCAGGCGACAGGCGGGGTGGATGAGTGGCTGTACGTGGGCTCCACGTCTTCAGACCATGTCTTCCGGTGGCTCGGCTTCTTCGATGAGGAAGAGGGGAAATACGCCTATACCTCCGCAGTAGGAGCCGTGACGCCTTCGGCAGAGACCATCGACACGGACGCTGTAACGGCCCTCGGTTTCCTACTGAACAATCTCACGACGTCCTTGAACCGAATCACGTTCACACAGTCAGGTGCGGTCGATATGCAGATCGGCGAGATTGTGGAGGGAGATACCTCGGGCGCTCAGGGTGTGGTTTACGCCATTCTCCACGACACCTCAGGCGGTGTGTCTTCGTACATCCTCGTCGGCAACATCACAGGCGGAGCATTTCAGACGGGAGAGGCTCTGACGGGTCAGACTTCCTCTGATGAGATCACAGTGGTGAATGTCTCTCCTGACGTCATACTCGATGTAGAGCATGTCGTTGAGGAGGACCTTTCAGCCAAGCAGTCCAGCTTCGTTGAAGCTGCCGAGATCCTCTCCACGGCTCTTCGGCGGGAAATCATCGTAGAGATGCACAACGACGTAGCCTCCTCCAACTTCGATGATCAGCGGATTGCGACTACATTCGTAGCGACTGTGACCTGGACTGAGAATGGAGATGGGACAGGGTACTTCGGGGTTACCATCGAGGATTCTGTCGATGAGTCTATCTTCACCGGTTTCACCGTAGATGATACGGGCGATGTCGCCGTCAAGGACATGGCAGGAGACTACTTCTTGTCTACGACGGGAGTTCCTCACTCTATCGTGGGCCATGTACTGACCGGGGACGACTACGACTACGACAGTCAGTCCATGACTATCGACATCGACAAAGACGGTGGTGACGTCGCAGACATCGACTTTGCTTTGGACGGTGAGTCCGCCGTCGCCTTCAGAGACGACATTCAGAGCCTCTTGACCGCTGCCGACTACGACGGCGCAGCACAGGCCCTGAATGCAACGGAGGCGTACTACGCAGACACTACGTCCTCGGAGCGTGCCGTAGTGTGGGTAGGAGGAGGAAGCCTCACGCTTCGTTCTCTCTCGGGAGGAAGTGCCACAAGCATGACGTTGGTAGGAGCTGACATCGTCGGACTCTCTGACGTGACGGCTACAGGCTCCAATGTCGATGGTAACTCCATCGTGCAAGGCACTACGGTTCCTGACGAGACCGTCACAACCTATGCCACACCTCCGGAGCCGACGCTCTTCGTGGCCGCTGCTGGGGCTGCTGAGCTTCTCTTCACAGTGTCGCCAGAGGAAGACGCCTTCCAGGTGTTCCCCGGCCAGACAGAGGACGGCAACGTCCCTGTCACAGAGCTGCCGCGCGACATCCGCATTGGCACTCCGTACGACGACCAAATCACTACAGAGCTGGCCTTTGACGATGCTGCCTACGGAGCTCCTGTAGAGCTTGGCATCACAGATGGCCTCGATGTTCTCCACCTCCATGAGCACAGGACGCTCCTGGAGCACATCATCGAGGAGGCAGACGCGGCCATCTCGCGGGATCGAGTCGTTGCGGTGGCTACTACCTTTGGCTCGACGACCATCGAGCTTCTCGACTTCGACTCCCCAGAGTACACCTTCCTTGCACCGAACTCTGGACTGGACTCTGATGAGATTCAGGTCGGTGACATCGTGTTCATCGAAGAAGGCGAGGACAAGGCGGGGTACACCGTCACGGCCCGGACTGCGACGTCTCTCACGCTCGATACGTCGCTGTCGCTGTCCACGGCGAAGATCTACAAGTTCGGCAACGACGGTGTGATTGAGCCGGATGAGTCTGACGCCCTCTTCACCTCGATCACCGGTTCCTTCACCTCCGACGACATCGGGCGGTACCTGACGATCTTCTCCAGCAACAGGGAGGAGTACGACGGGAGCTACAAGATCACGGCGGTAGAGGCGGACGGCTCTGGCTGCACCCTCGATACGGATGTCTTCCTGTTTACGGAGACTGACATTCACTGGGCAGTGGTTCAGGCCCCGACCGAGGATCTCGCGGACTCCAGTATTGGAGGCCGAACTGCGCTTCACGGCGTGAGGCCGATTCGCATCTATGCGGGGACAGCCTCAGAGTGGCGGGTTGCTCGAGTCACTCCGGACCTTGATCGAGCCTTGACCAGGGTGTTCGTCGCACACGGATCGAGTGCATCTCCTCCGGAGCAAGGTGTGAAGCAGCCCTACCGGTTCGTCCGAGAGGGTACGCATCGCATTTCGTCTACGAGGATGTCGGAGCAGAGGGACAAGGAGTACTACTACTTCGACGTTCTCGCGCAGTCCTTGGGCGGTGACGCTCTCTACAACGTGGAGAAGTACACGAAGCTCGAGCCGGTCTTCGGCACCTTCGACTCCGATGGCTTCCGTCTGGAGACAGACGATCCCCGTCTGACCTTCTCGCCACGAGAGGAGACCAGCATGGTCCTCTCTCCCTCGTTCCTCCCTGTAGGCTTCGATGATCACCCCGTGAACCATGTCGATCTGGAAGGCAGGGCTCTGCGAGTCGGGTACGAGCATGCGCCTACGCTGGGACAGATCCAGCGACTGCTTTCCTCAGAGACGGACCGGGTACTCTGCGCCAATACGCTCGTCCGGCACTTCCTGCCGTCCTTCGTGAGTCTGGACCTGACCTACGACGGAGGCAACACTGCCTCGAAGATCGCCGGTGAGCTCAAGGCATACATCGACAGCCTCTCCTCTACCGACGAGATCGACGTCTCGAAGCTCGAGAAGATCTTCCACGCCAATGCGGTGTCCCGCTACGACCACCCCTTCGTCGTTCGCTCCGTCACCCATGACCTCGACAGGCGGCTTGTGGGTAGTCGTTCCGAGAACCGGCTCACGGATGACGACATCGAGTACAACGGAACCAACAGGACTACGTTCTTCATCGCCGGAAGCGACCACTCCTCCGTAGAGGAGGCAGATCTTCCCGAAGGTGAGCGCATCCGTCTGACGCGAGGAGTCGTCCCGACTACCGTGAGATGACCCCATGCTCGGGGCATACCGCATCGTAGTTGAAGGACGTGCCGCGGAAGATGCGGGCCGGATCACGAGGCAGGCGTGGCACCAGGCTCTCGCCGCACTCAGGACAGGTCATCGAGGCGATGTCTTCTCGCTTGTCCGTGTCCTTCTCCTGCATCTGAGGGATGACAGATTCCCGGCCGGATAGGATGCTAAGAACGGCATCCTGATCCATCTCCTGGTAAGGCTTCGACATGGCAAACCCCGTAGTCGTGAATCGCCGCCCAGCCCCTGGAGAGGCTGATGTGTCCATCGAGACCCCGTTCCGTTTCGGGGTCCGGGACCTGGATACCAGGGTATCCCTTTCCACCATCTACGCCTCCATCTCCTTTGGTCGGTCGGTCTATGTGCCTACCGAGAGTACCCTGCCTTCGCAGGACGACACGCTGAAGGAAGAGGGCGTGGATGTGTACCTGTCCACGTTCGACGATGCCTCCGGCACGACACACGCTGAAGACGACTCGCAGCAGACGTCTGTGGCAGGGATCTACACCATCACCAAGGACACCTCCGGTCCGGAGAACGGTGTTCTCTTCCTCACGTTGCCGGCACAGGCCTCACAGAAGCCCTACGAGTTCCAGGCGGCTCTGGACCTCTCAAACGTCTCCACAGGCACCAAGGACTACACCGACTTCTCGGACTACGCGGGGGTCGTCCTTGGTATCGCCTACTGGCCCGAGAACACCGGTGTCTTCCTGTTCTTCAGGGGTGATGGTCTCGCAGGAGGTACCGGAAGTGTGACCGTGGCCGGGCCTTCGGATGATGGAACAGGCACCCGCCCTATGGCTCAGACGACGGCTCTGGAGTGGAAGGAAGACTCCTACACCTTCACCATCAACGTCGACCCTTCTCCACAGAGGAGGAAGGTGCTGGTCTTCGCCACAGACTCCAACGGCGACGAGACCTCATTGGCGGAGTTCGAACTCAACGACTTCAACGAGTTCCTCCCTTCGGTTCGCATGGGAACACTTCTGGCTGAGGACGAGCCCACAGACAAGGTCACGTTCATCGCGGGACTCGATGGCTTCGTTGCCGGGGAGTACATCGACGTCTACAGCCTGGCCATGCTCGCCAACGGCCATGTGCTCGTAGTGGATGGGCTTCACACAGGGTCTTCCACTCTCAAGGTTGACCCGACCGAGTCTCAGCTCATTGTTGGTCCAGAAGGGGCCGGTGAGTGGATTGAAGAAGGCGACGACGGGTCATCGCAGACTACGGAGTTCGCTCTCCAGATCACGGCATCCTCTGGCCCGTATCGCTTCCACCGGGACGAGCCTGACCTCGGGGACAAGGAGTGGATGATTCTCGGCCGCTTCGCCGGCGATGAGTCCGTCCATGAGGGCATCTACCACACAGGTATGGGCATCACGGTCTCCGACGGTACCTCTGCCTTCAAGCTCCACCTGCTCGATGACTTCTCTCGTCGAACCATTGGCATCTCTCTGCCTGGTGCCGCAGACGACACAGTCATCGAAGACTACAAGCTCCCTGAAGAAAATGTGGAGTGGGATGGGACGGAGGTGGACTTCATCCTCCTTGGCTCCGGCACGAAGAACCTCCTACGGCTCTACACCTCCGACACCGATTTGGTCATCGACCATATCTACGCGGATAGTTACCCGCTTGAGCCCTCGACAGAGGTAGCTTTTGGCTTCACCGAGGATGGGGAGTTTTCGGGGGAGTTCCATCTCTACAGGCTCTGGCTTTTTACGAACTGCACGTTCTATGAGCCGACGGTCACGCCGTACCCTCCGACTGCGCAAGGCTGGGGAAAGGTCTCGAACGGCCTGGCAGAGGTCTTCGACGGCACTACTCTTGAGGTGGATGCTACCGCCTCAGGAGCCTACGGTATCTACCACATCGACGAAGCAGACCATGATGAGACCTCCGGTGCTGCTCTCTTCTTTCGGATGGAGCTGGAGTCTTGGAGGGACTCCGCCGGAGCTGTGAAGCCGACAAGGAAGGAGTTCGGTCCTGTAGCCGCGATCAGGACCTCATCCCTTGCGACCCAGCTTCACTTCGTGCAGACCGTGGATGGGGTGTTTTACGCCTACTTCTCCAACGACACTTCCGACGTCACAGAGGTTCTCAAGCAGTCGGACGAGGGTCGGCTCATCTCGGCCGAGGTGGATCTCTCCGAGGCTCGGACTTTCCTCCTCGATGTGAAGCCGCGGCAGTGGATCCGACTGTACGTCGACAACGACACCACTCCCGTCATTGAAATCGACTGGGACTCAGAGCATGAAGGCGCGCTTCGAAGTCTGCCCACGAACATGCCAGTAGATGCGGTCGTGGCCTTCGGCTCTCTTGGAGAGGATTCAGGGGTGAAGGCCAAGTACAGCTTCGCCCGAGCATCTCTCGGTCGGGGATATGACCTGACCACATCTCCTGTCATCTCAGACTCGGAGCCACTGTACGGCGCTCAGGTTAGTCTGCTCATCGATGTGCAGGACGAGGATTAGGATGGACTCTCAGACCTTCTCGAAGTTCGCAGCCAATATGCGTGCCAACATCTCGTCTGAAGCTCTTGGTATTGGCGCTCTCAGTGCTGTGAGCGGTGTAGGAGCTGTCTATGACACCTACAAAGCTCGTGGCCTGTCTTCGGATATGAAAGAGCTTCAGGCAGCTCTCAAAGGTGAAAGCGGGCATGAGATGGTCAACCTTCGGGCCTACCTGAAGAAGCGAGACCCTGCCGTGACGGTGGTGGACACGCCGAAGAAGGTGGATGCCTTCCTCGAGCGGGAAGGTATCCGCGGGTTCAAGAAGCTCATGAACCGCGCAGCCCTACGGAGCATGGTTGAGCAGGGGAGCAACGCTGCTGCTTATCGGGGACAGCACGGAGAGTACATCTTCGGCCGTGGCAAGCTGCCGAAGGCTGTGGCTGACCATGAGCATGGTCATATCCTCGACTTCCGGGCCAAAGGCATCAAGCTCGATGGCTCCCCTCGTATGGGCGAGTACGTCAAGGGTTACATCGACAGCTTCATCCAGTCCAAGTCCAAGGACCGGTTCATGAAGGGCCGCTACAAGGCCGAGACGGAGGCTTGGAGGCATGCGGCTGTAAAGGGGAAGAAGAACAAGGACTTGGAGGACAAGGCCTTGGGCTCCTACGAGAAGGGTTTCCATGTGCAGCGCGGCATAAGTCGAGGAGCTACCGGCCTGATCGCTCTTCAGAGCCTTGCCAACACTACTCGTTTGCGTCGGTAATGAAGTCTCTCCTCAAGATGGCCGGGCATGTAGAGAACCGTGCCCGTGAGCGTACCGACATCTCTCATGCTGAGATCGCCGCTCTGCGGCAACATTTACAGGGCCTGAAGCTCCGGCCGGGAAAGACCTATCACCACACCTGGCCAGGCCGAGGCCATGCCATCATCGGCTCCGTAGGACCAAAGAAGCGGCACGTCGTGAAGACCATCCTCGGTCCCGACATGCCTCCAAGGATGCACAGCCGGCCCTTGCCGGGCATGGTTACTCCGAAGGACATCCATCGTCTGGCTGATCACGTAGGCGTCAAGTGGGATAATGAGCCCTCGTTCTTGGCTCTCAGCAAGAAGGTGACTGGTGTATCGCATCTCGATCACATGAACCCGACCCAGCTCCGGGCCATGAGGGATGAGCTGCAGAAGCTGGGTGACCGGAAGTTGGAGCCAGGCTCTGATGCTCACATCAGGAATCTGGCGATGGGCCGGGGTATCGGTGCTGGCGGTTTGACCTTCATGGCGGCAGCTCCTGTTGCCGGTCTGGTTTCTGGAGCGACAGGGAAGAAGGGCCTTCTTGCCGCCCCTGCGGTAGCAGGGCTGGCGACAGGTGAGATCGCTCGGCGACGACACCTGAAGCGCCTGAGGAAGTACCACAACAAGTGAGATAGTAGAGGGGCATGCCTTCCCGCTCGCTCCAGCTCCATGGCTTCACGGTAGAGCCCTCTCGCTCTACCCCTGTGGCTGTTCTGTCCCCAGGCACCCTCTCGAAGGTCGTAGGGGCTGTCATCCAGCTGGATGGTCGTGGGTCGTACGACCCTGATGGCTCCGATCTGACATACACCTGGAGCTTCGAAGAGACTCCTCTCGGCTCTACGACGGATACGTTCCTGGAGACCGAGACCGACGGCTCTGTGGTCACTTTTGTCCCTGACATAGTAGGTCGCTACATCGTCGGCCTGAAGGTCTCGACTCCGTACCGTACCAGCGAGATGGTGCTGGCCACTGTCGATCTGACGCCCATCAACACTCCGTTCCTCCTCCGGACCACTCCGGACGGGGACATCATGTTTCGCCTCATCTCTTCCTTCTGGCAGATGGTCGAGGAGAAGGCGGCCTTTAGTGCTTTGTGGTCTGGCTACATGCAGATCGCGGCCGCAGAGCTCCTTCGACTCTTCCAGGTCGACTACGCGAAGTCCATCAGGAACATCCAGCCGATGTTCCAACGACGATGGATCGCCTACGAGCCTACGCTCAAGCTGGACCCTGCCCTCCATACTGGCGTCTTCGGGCACCACCAAAGCGGAAGCTCCGCCTTTACCGCAGCCGGAGCCGCCTCCGTCGTCGGCATCATCATCTCCGATCAGGAGATCCTCCTCCGTGACGGCTCCCCTTCCTTGGATGCCGTAGGCACAGAGCTGACCATCTACTCCTCGGGTGGAGACCCAGGGAACATCGGCGACTACACCATTAATCGTATCAACAACGATACGACAGGGTACATCGTCTCGGCCTCTACACCCTTCCCTTCCCCGGAAGAGGAGGTGCTGACCACTGGTACGGACCTCGTGACCTTCCAGCTCGAGGATGAGGTCTACGTCGCTGACACAGGCGTTGACTTCTCCGCCCTGGAAGTGCAGAAGGGCGACATCCTCAAGATCTCGCAGGGGTACTTCAAGATCACGGGAGTAGGAACGGCCGATGGCCTTCTCAATGAGAGGACACTGAAGCTCGAGTCCTCTCCCTCCAAGACAGGTTCCGGCAACAGCTACATCATCTTCAAGGCCTTGCGGATTCTGGCTCGCAGGTCGGCGAAGCCCACCACGAACACTGTCTTCATTCCTGAGGATGAGGCAGATCTCTCCCTGTTCTCCTCCTCGGAGTTTTCCGGTACAGGCACAGTTCAAGGCACGCTCGAAATCAGAGTCGAGAGCCGGCACATCTTCCCGTCACTTGTCGGCCAGGCCATCACCATCACGTCTGGTGACGATGCTGGAACGACGTACACCATCGCCAGTCTGAACGAGGCACAGAACGGCTACTACGTCAGCACCGAGTTCTCGACGACGGAGTTCCCCCAGACAGTCACGTACACCATCCCCCTGGTCTCGGACATCTCCAGCCGACTTCTCATCCTGGATGGCCGAGCCTACGAAATCACAGCCGCATACCTCGATGAGACTGGTATCTCCGTAGAGGATGGAGGCTTTGGACCGGTATGGGTCATCACTCTCAAGGAAACAGCCGCACCTTCAAGCCGTGAAGGCATGGGATGGCGCATTCCTGCCGTCATCGAGTCTTCAGAGCATGAAGACCTGGAGGCAGAAGGTGTTTCCGCTGGAGACCTTCTGGTCTTGGACGTCCGTCGGGAGGACAACAGCACTATTGGCCGGCTGAAGTGCCTCGTTCTCGGCGCTGCAGGGACCAAGATCGCCTTTGACCTTGGGCTGTCATCGTTGGATGCTGGAGAGAATGGGGCCATCCCAAACTCCGAGCTCCTGGAGCTCTCCGAAGCTCTTCGCGTTGCATCTGTGGTCGTAGACGAGTTCGACGAGGGTGAGCTGGTCATCGCGCTGATGGCGGCTGAGATCGAGTCGTACTTGCAGAGTAGGGAGTTCCAGTCCTCGATCTACAACCTCCCTCTCAACCCGTCTTCCTCGGTGAGTGTGGGACCTTTCACGGTCCGGTTCCGTGTCCGTCACATCATAAGGAACTGCCGTATTCCGGTAGATCCTTCTCTGTCTTCAGTCCCGGTCCTCATTGAGTACATCGACGAGCCTGTGGTCGGAGAGGATGAAGATGGACAGATCATCCATGTTGCGAAGGATGGTACGCAGACCGTCCTTGACCGTGAGCCGTTGGAGCTGATCGAGAACCGTGACTTCACAGTTGCGGCCGATGAGAACCTTACTGGGACGAACCTGGAGACTACGGCAGACTCGGGACTTCTCACCATCCCTGGCGGGGATCTCATCGATAGGGATGTTCGTGTTGGTGACTTCATCGACATCAAGTCGGGCTTCGATCAGAGGCGGTACATCATCCTGTCGGTGGTGGACTCAGAGACAATAGACGCCATCTCCGAGGACCGTGAGGTCCCGGGCACGACGGCCACAGGCCTGAGCTACACCCTCGTCCGCCGGACCCCGGGGAACTTCGTCCGCTTCGTGTCCGGGATGTTCACAGCAGCTCTCCCAGCTCCGGAGCGACTGTGGGCGCAGGTCAGCTTGTACGACAACTCTGAGCTCATCGAAGACAACTTCGGTGTCATGGTCGGGGTGACTCGAGAGCAGCTCGACGAGTACGGAAGTAGTCAGATCTCGTACAAGGGTGCTGTGACCGGCCTCATGTACGCCTGGACCAGTGGACCTACGGTTCGCAACGTGTCCATCGGTAGTCACATCCTGGTTGGTCTTCCTGTGACAGAGGTGGCAGGCCAGATCGTACAGATCGATGACACCTACGACACGGAGAACGGTGTTGGTCGGGTGCTGATCGAAGATCATGATCCACAGGGCAACAGCACTGGCCTGGTCAGGATTTACTACTACAACACCGCCGATGACGACACACTCAACGAGTTCGCCGGCCTGGCCACGAACCCGCTGACGGGCGCGACATACGACATCCTCGACATCGTTTCGGCCTTTGCTCCTTTGTCGAAGGGGGTGGTGGTTGCCGACTACCTGACGGAGCCGAAGTGGTGGGCCACGAACAGTACAGGAGCCTCAGAGCTTCGGAAGTACCACACCTGGCAGGTCCGACTCGATGCGGCACAGGTGGACTCCCGAGACATCCCTCTCATCCATGACTTCGTTTTCGGGATTCGGCCCATCTACACAGAGCCGGAAGTCGTTCTCGTCTTGTACCTGACGGATGACATCACCATCGAAGATGAGCTCGGTCTCGAAGGAGACCTTCTCCTCGCTGATGACATCGGGCAGTCCATCGAAGCTACGAGGATGACGGACTCCTACAATGGGAGCTCACTCACTCACCGTCTGTTCGACCACCCGTCCCTCAACACACGGACCTTCTTCGAAGGCCGGGACCTGGTCACGACGGAGGGCTCTTCGACGGTGACTTCCGTTCGGGGAGGCTTCACCACGGATGGCACGCTCTCGGGAATCAATGAGTGGTTCGAGGATGACGTCGAAGTCCGTGGTCCCGCTATCGTGCGGGTGGGAGACATCCTCTTCATCCGTGAGGGCGTGAACCGTGGCCGGTACCGAGTCACGGCTGTGACCGACGACAACACTCTGGAGATTGAGCAGCTCACAGGCTGGCCGCCGAGGTCGATCCCTACGGATCAGATCGCTGCCCTGACAGGGCAGGTCTTCCAGCTTCAGCGACAGGATACTGAGGACCTGGTCTCTGTGTCTGACGTGACGGTGGTGTCCTACGACGCGGCCACCGATACGACCCAGATCACGAGTCCGACGGCGAACTTCCGCTGGAACGGCTGTGCGGTCAACGACACCCTCGTAGTCGAGGATGGCGCAGACTACGGCCTCCATGAGGTTTTGCAGGTCGGGTACATCGACGGCTTCGGCGACCTGCAGAGTTTGGATACCATTCTTACCATTGATGGCGAGCTCACCGAGGCTGGGAGCTTCTCCATCACTGTCCGTCGAGATCGTCTCCGGACAAATCCTCTTGTTTCCCGTACTGATGGAATCACAACGGCGGCCTCTTCGTCCGTCGCACTGCCGTCAGGTGCGCTGTTGCTGGGACTGCAGTACGGGGATCTTCTCACGCCGCAGACCGGTGCCGATGCTGGCAAGGTCTTCAAGGTCATCGACGTTCCAGATGACACAACCATCTTCACGGACCAGGACTTCTCTGCCACGGAAGTCTCAGTTGAGTTCGAGGTCACACGCCCCTCACTCTTCGATGACTCTGGCACCTCGGACTCGGACGAGGAGCTCACGCCCTTCGCTCCAGAGGACAAGGTCACCTTCACAGTCCTGGAGCCTCTGACCCAGCTCCTGGCCCTCACAGACCTGACCTTGACAGGAAACACCGCAGAGTCTCAGGCCACTGTCCTGCAGGGGACCGTGTCTGCTGGAGACAAGCTCACTGTCCCGTTCACCTCTGAGAACTCGGGAGTCTTCGAAGTCACGGACGTCTCGGGCAACATCGCGACAGTGGAGCACTCATGGCACACCGATGAGGGCCCATTCTCGGCCTCAGGCATCTTCCACACACTCGCAGCAGACTGGGAGGTCCACGGCATCATTGTGACCCTGGTGGGAGCTACAGCTGCCGCTATGACAGGGGCCGGGCTCACCCTCTTCGACTTCGCGAAGCCAGGGGATGTGCTCGAAGTCGATGGTGTGGGTACACTGGTGATCGCCGAGGTGACCTCGAACTTCGTCCTGACGTTCACGAAGCAGAGCGGAGTGAACCCGGCGACCAACTATACTGGTAGGCTGAAGCGGGAGGCGTGATGCTCCAGCGAGTCAAGAAGCGGCTTGGGTTCAAGGATAAGGCCAAGATCTTTGACCGCCTCCGTGTCACGGGAGGCGGCGAGAAGCCGGGTTACAGAGGGATCCGGATGTCTGACGGCTCACAGGTGCCGCTGGAGACGATCATGACGCAGTTCGGTGTAGATCGTGAACGGGCCCTGAAGATCCAGAAGAGGATGACCAGGTGATTGGATTCCTGCGAAGGCTGGCCCCTCTGCGGTGGTGGCAGCACGCCCTGAAGCACAACCCCGAGATCCGGGGACATCTGCGCCTGGAGATGCGGGAGCGCGGGAAGCTCGTGGGTGTCCGCGAGGGTGACAATATTTGGACCCTCACGGGCCGGGAGTTCATCGCTGAGCTCATTGCCATCAAGGCCACCAACCCCTCCAGGACCACCTTCCGTGATGACCGTGTCGGCTACATCGGCCTCGGTTCCGGATCTCAGAGCGAGGTCTCGAACATCGAGAGCCTGGTGGACCCGGTCCCTTACAAGACGAACCTGTTCCTGGCGGCCCTCAACGCGCCGGCCACCTTCCCGACGTCGGGAAGCACGACGACGAACACTGTGGCCCGCTTCATGCGGGAGTTCAGCACGAGCGAGATCTCTCTCGGCTACAACGTGGTGTTGACCGAGGCCGGCCTCTTCACGGACGGGAATCCCGATGATGACTGGAACATCGACCCGGACGACTTCCCTGTGAGCTGGAATGATGCCGCGGGCCGTGCTCCCATGGCCTACAAGACGTTTGAGCCCATCACGAAGACGACGCAGTTCAACCTGCGCGCCGTGTGGGATGTGAGGGTCGTGTGACCTATCGCCGTCATCCCTTCCTTCAGGGCAACACCGCTTCGGCAGTGTTGAACCAGCCAGAGATTCGCGGAGCTGTCTCCAAGGACTCTGATGGCAACTTCGCTCTCCCGGCCCCGACAGCCTCCGAGCTGGTCATCGAGACGGAAGACGCGGCGACTTCCGGCGGGATCTCGGCGGTCTTCTCGTCTGCCACCGACACATCTATCGAGTACGTCCTCTCGCAGATCAACACGACCCTCTCTGGCTACGCCACGGCCGTAGAGTACGAAGGCTGCATCGTCATCAGGAGTGTTGGTGTGGGCGGAGACGCCTACGTCCGTATCCTCCAGCCCATCTCTGGCTTCGAGGATGCTGCCTCGGTTCTCGGATTCCCTGTGCATCCGAACCCGACGGCGACCGTCACAGCCGGAGACGAGCTGGACACACCCGTGCGGCCGCTGCAGCAGAGCAACCCCGTCGGCACCAAGATGCTGGCTACCGGCGAGGATCGTGTCGGTCATGCCTACAACCGCATCCTCCGTGTTCTCGCCTCGAACATGGACACGCTCCACAGCTGGTTGCGACGGTACATCGCCGTTCCGTTGATGGTGGAGATCGACGAGACTACGCACTCAGCCTACATCTCGAAGGATGCGACGACAGGAGACATCGAGCAGATCAACCTGGCTGCTGTAACGGCCATCACGCCGGACTCACTCGGCCGCTTCTTCATCGGAGGCTTGACTCGGGACTCCAGTCTGAGTGACATCGCGTCCATCATCGTGGTCACCGATCGTGACGACAACGAGCTACTGGCAGGTGACTCTGTCGTCCGCATCGGAGCCGTGACACGCGGTCAGCGAACGACGACGATGCCGACGTTCGCCGATGACTACGCGGCCGCAGGCACGCCGCTCCCGGACACAACGGGGGTCTCCACCGACGGGTGGAACGCTCTTGGTGTGGAGAGGGTGAAGTCTACGATCTCCATCTCTGAGATTCGGCAGCGGACTGAGGTGGTGTGCACGGGTGCGACCTTCATCAGTGATGGAGTCGTCGCCGGCGACGTAGGCACCATCACGGGTGCCACAGTCTCCATGCCATTCAACCACAATGGTGCCTACGTCGTGGATGTCGTGGTCTCGGAAGAGATTCTCATTCTGCGGCCGTTCCCTGGCGGAGCGCATGTTCGGGAGCTCAACCCCGACGATTCGGGAGTCTTGGGCACTCTCACGGTTCGCTCCAGCGGGAACTTCGAGACGGACCTGTGGATCTCGTTCTCTCCCGCACTCCCTCGCTTCCCCGAGGATGGGAAGATCCGGCTGCGTCTCGGTTACCGTCAGGAGCTGGGAGCTCTGGACGATGACGACATCCTGCACTCCCTCCGGAACTCGGAGGAGGCGGATGGATGGACGCTCCTGAGCCTGTACCGTGCCCTCACCCTCGAGGGTGCGTACGCCGGCATGGGCAAGGGTGGAGGCTTCCAGGCGAGCATCACGCACAAGCCTGCAATCTTCGTAGGGAAGCAGGCGGATGGTCAAACCGCAGGGACGTCGGAGCGGAGCTCTTCCGACACGGCGACCCTCAACCTGGTCAACTTCCGCCTGACCATCGACGGGAACACAGACAGGTTCTACCTCGAGGATGTTGGCAGGGTCATCTGGCTGAACGCTACAGGGCTTCTCGTCAACGAGCCCTGGACGGTCATCAAGCTCATCGATGGTCGTACCGTAGAGCTGGCACCTCCGCTGCACAAGGTCGGCTCAGAGGCTACCTCAGGCGTCTTGAGTATCGACTCGTGGGAGCTCCGGGAGGAGGCCCGCAACGACCTTCAGTCTGTGCTGCAGGTGCTGTCGCCAGAGTACTTCAGCGAGTCCACCACACGGACACCGGGTCTTGGCTACGTCTTTGTTCGTGAGCAGCGTGACGAAGCCTCGACAGATGCCTCTATCCCTGGTCTCCTGTCCTATATGGACCTGGAGAAGATCCGGCTCCATCGAGATGGTACGAACATCACCATCTCTGTGTCGCCCAGTGTGTCGGGGGACACGGTCGAACTTCCGTTCGATCCTGAGGACAGTTCCAACTTCTTTGCTCAGAATGCGGATACCAAGACGTTTGGTCTGCATGGATCGTTGACTTTTTGCCGTATCCTTCATGGCGAGAGTGCCGGTTTCTACCGTGTACAGGAGCTTACCTCTGCCGGAGGATCAGGTACGAATGCTGTAGTCCTTCGGACGCTGAAGGGAGCTACGCCGTCATTCGCTTCTGAGACGGACGTCTCGGTATCGTTCTACAACGCGCACTTCATGGTCGGAGCACCCATCTCTGGTGGACCAGAGAGTCTGGTGTGGACCTATGCGGCCTTGTCGTTGTATGCCGATTCGATCGATAACGATGCGTCGAGCGGGTGGTGTGCTCGTTTGGCGTGGCGTGGTGTGGGTGGAGGCATCTACGCCCACGTTAACGACGCAGAGTTCGTAGCTTACGAAGCCGGGGATGCGGCGAATGGGCCTGCCATTCAGCTCTACCTGCACGCCCCGGCGGATGGGATTGATGTCCGCATTATCGGGTCTGACACTGGGGATGATGAGCGTCGTCAAGGCTTTGGTCATCGTATCGGGGCATACACGAATCTTCACGATCTGAACATCAATGCTCCTGTGGCAGAAGGCTCGGAGTTTGGTGAGTCCTTCGGTCTCGGTGTTCATCAGTCTGGTAAGGATCCTGCACAAGTCATCACCAAGACCGATGGTGATTCTTCGGAGCAGCATGCCGATACCGGCTACTCACGACTCACACCCAGTGCAGCCCTTCTCCTCGGCCGCGCAGGTACTCCGACGACGGCAACTGACTGGGCTGACGGAGTTACGGGCCGCGGATCGGCGGCAGAGCTCCGAGGATCTGTTTGGATCTACTCTGACTTTGGCGCAGTGGAGACTGGCCGACCGGGTTGGAGTGGTGGTGGCCTGTTCGTCGAAGATGTCATCGGAGCGGGCCGGCATCTGTATCCGAGTCTGGGTATCTACAATCCCGAGGATTACCCGTACTACGGGGTAAGTCCGTTTGCAGGGTGGCAGCTTCCAACCCAGTTGGGCAGTCCCGGGCAGGTGCTCCCTGTCTCCGGATCTGATCTGACGGGAGAGTTGGAGCTTCCGGACTACGGCCTGTTCAACATGCCGCATGATGCGGTTCTTCGTATCGACGACATCAGCGCAGCAGGCCTGGATAAGCCGTATGCGCGCCTCATTGGCCATACGGTCTTGATTACCGATCACGATCCAGGCACCTACACTGATGTTCGGTACGTGATTCAGGCGGTTCGGCTTGTCAGTGTCAACGAGATTGTCTTCTCCTTGGCACGCGAGAGTACTACCCCTATCGTAGACCCCGGGAGCGTAGACTTCCGGATTTTGGGGAATCGGTGGTGGTGGTCGTACATCGATATCGCCGACTATATGCACCTCGGAACGGCCGTCGAAACGGATGAGCGGTGGAAGCTCCCGACACTGTCCATCGGTCGTACGATGGACCAGTACCAGGACAAGAAGGATCTCACGTCCGGCAACATTCAGGCATCAGAAGGCCAGCACTCGATTCCAGAGCTCAACCCCTCACAGGCGGGTGCAGGTATCGGGGATACGCAGGCCCTGACCTCCATGACCACGTTCTACGCCCTCTCTGGAATGGGTGGAGGATCGTGGGACCCTTCGAAGACTACGTCGGCAGATGTAGGAGCTCCAGGAGAGGTGTACTTCACCCAGGAATGGGGCGCAGATAATCGAGAAGCCTGTAAGCCCTTCCCCAACATGGGAATCGTTGCCTCGACAGAGCGGGACGCTACAGCTCTCGATTCGGCCTATCTGTCTGTGAGCAACCCCGGTTCTCTGCTCGCAGGGGACTGGACGCTGGAGCACGTGTCTCAGGGGACCGGGAACGGAGTGGTAGCACACTACCATCGACGGCTGGGCGGGGCGCTTCGCGTCATTACCCACGCTTCAAACACTGGCTCTGAGACTGACTCGATCCGCCTCTGGCGGAGGCCGTTCAGGGGCTCGAGTTCACTTATCTACGGTTTCCGTGTTCGTGTCATCTATGAGATGAGTAGTACGGAGGCTCCAGGCTTTACAGCCGCCATCCGACGAGAGGACGGCACAGTTCTGGCTTCGACCTCAGTGTCTGGGACAGACCAGCTGGTAGAGCTGGATTGGACTGTCAGCAAGTACGACCTTGAAGAGGCTCGAAGGACTGAGTTCTTTGGAAGTATCTTCAGCGGCGAAGGTCTCTACCTCACTATCGATATCGATGTGGAAGCTGGTGCGGGCCAGATCTGGTACTTCCATTCGATTCGTGTCGAATCGCTTACGCGCGCAGCCCGGGTCCATGCTCCTCTGGTCGTAGCAGGACCCATCACCTCGACAGGTCTACGGTATAGCAGTCCGGTCAAAGGCTACTGCACACGAGGCCCTTCGGATTCACAGTTCCTACATCCGGCTCCCTACGGCCGGAATGAAGCGAATGACGGGGATGGGTGGACCTCAGGTACTGGTCGAGCCTACGGGCATCAGGAGGGTCACGGTGTGGGCTCCTGGTATGACGAGTTCGATACTGTGTGGCGTCAGCCGGTGTTCCGTAGCTCAGATGTCTTCCGCGTAGGGATTCACAGTGCCGCGGTTCGCGGGGCCTATCCATACTTCGATCCGCTGTACTACGCGCAGGCGAGTGCTCGTGTGACGGCGGCGGGTGGAGATGTAGACTCCACGTACATGCAGCTTCCAGGTCGGACTGGTTTTCTGATCCCGTTCGATCCTCCGCATGGCGCTCGGATCTCCACACTGGACGTGGCCGTCAGCTCCCTTCCTCGGTGGGATCCAGATCACGTCACCAAGCCGCTGTTCTGGGGGAACTGGCACTCTTACCCGACGCAGTTGGGGGCCGGAGCCTTCGAGACAGACGTCTCGGTCTGGAAGTCCGCCTCTAACTGGGATGATGCGGCAGGTGTGAAGGTTGTTCTTTGGCGCTACAACACCCTCCCGACTCACTCGTCCATGCCGCTCCACAGCGCAGAACGGACACAGGCCACAAATGTCGGGTTCGCGGAAGCAATCCTCTCACAGACGATTCCCTTCACCGATGACGATCTTCCAGATGTAGGAGATCATGTTGGTACAGGGACCGGAGCCACCCTTCTATCGGAGGCATCCTTCGTCCGGAACTGGGACCTCACCAAAATCGTAGAGGAAGAGGGCGGAGGTGTTCAGCTTCTTACCGTGGATCGTCGACAGTACTCCTACTTCTTGACGATCGAGTTCTGGATCGGCCCCCGACCTCGATCTCTGGCGAACTACTCCTACGGTGATGACGATGATCTGAACCAGCAGAACACAGATCACGAGGACTCCATTACTCAGGCATGGTTCGTCCCGACAATCACGCCTGACTTCCCACTGTCGACGGTGGGAATGCGAACTCCGCCTGTAGTGAAGTTCCGCGGTGCACGCCTCGGCTACGTCACTGACAGAGCCTCGCATGGTGGATGGTCATGAGTGCCCTCAAGCGGGTCAACCCTCGCTTGAGAAAGGGACTCTCTGAGCATGCTGTACGGCTACTTCTGAAAGAACCCGCCCCAAAACGGCCAGTCCTTACGGTGAAGAAGCGCATCGAAGTACCTGAAGACGTTCTGCTTCAGGCCACTCAGTCACAGCTTCGCCGTAGGCTTCAAGGCGCGAAGAAGTCACGACGTAGGGGCTAAAGTAGAAACCCCGTATAGCTGTTGCTACACGGGATTCCTACTACAGAGCGATCCGAAGGAGTTGGCCCACGAGGCCGGGGACGTCGAGGTAGACACCGAGGTGAAGACCGAGTTCGTCTTCGGCCCACCCCAGGAGCTCCTCGCGCGTCATCGCGAGGAGCTTCTCTTCATCTACCTCGAGGACGGTAGGGCCGGGAGAGTCCCCGTCCCCGACTACCCCTCCAGCAGGTCCTCGATGTTCTCGAGGGCGTCATCCTCCTCGAAGACCTGGGTGTTGAGGAGCTCCACCAGGCCGGCAGCGATGGCCTCCTGCCGGGTGTTCATGCTCTCGACGATGGACGTCAGAGCCTCCACGGCACCCTGCAGCTCGATGAGCGCCTTGCCGCGCTTGTTCGCAGCGGTCTGCATCTTCTTCTGCCGAGTGGACAGATCGTCGGCGATGCCTCCGATAGTGTCCAGGCGCTCCAGCACGGGGGTGAGGTCCACCTCGGCCGGCGCAGGGGTAGCAGCAGGGGCAGCAGGAGCGGCTGCCGCAGCGGGCTTGCGCTTCCGGCGGCGACGAGTCGCCGGAGCCGGTTCTTCGGCCGGCGCAGCCGGGGTCTCATCTGCGGGTGGCGTCTCCGTCGAGGTCTCGGCTGGAGTCTCCGCCGGAGTCTCCGCCTTCGGCTTCGGCTTGGCACGCCGCTTCCGGCGGGTCTTCGGCTTCGGCGGGTCTTCGGCCGCGGTCTCGGCTGGCGTCTCCGGCTCGGCCGGCGTCTCGGGTTCGGCGGGCGGGGCCTCGTCCTTGGAGGTCTCCGGCTTCCGCTTCCGCACGCGCCGCTTCCGGGCCTTTGGCTTCGGCTCCTCCGGGGCATCGCCGTTCTCGGCAGCGGGTGCATCCGGTTCGTTCTCGATGACGACGATGAGCTCCTTGACCTCGTCGTCGTCCATGTCCTCGATGTCCGGCCAGCGCTCCTGGAGGACGTTGATGAAGTCAGCGGCCCCCAACGAGAAGGCGGCGCGGTTGTTCTCCACCAGCTTGGCGGCGATGGCCAGCTTTCGGAGGAGGGGTCGTTTTGCAGGCATGCGTACAGGCTCCACAGGGAGTTTGGGGTTTGGGTTGGGCAGGAGCGCACCGGCTCCGAACTGCATCATGATGCGAAGCCTTGCGGCTTCAGTGCCGGGCTCTGCCGACTCGAAGAGTTCACAGTCGTCGTCCGTGACAATCATGAACTCGGTCACTCGCTTGCACTTCTTCAGCTTCTCACAGCCGATGCAAGTGTGTGTCTGATCAGACCATGTCATTCTTGAACCCCCGCCAACAGCGCGTCACGATCACATCCGGGCATCCGAAGGTCGTGCACTTTCCATCGCAGCCAGGAAGCTGGGACAGAAGCCGGCGACGGTTCTGATCTATATGTCTCTCCATAAGGATACGCCACTTTTCCAGTGGTCCTTCCGGTATATCCTCTTCTTCCTCCAGGATCCGAATCAAGGTCTCTCGGTCGAGGTCTGCTCCGACGTTGCCGAGACCCGCGTCACGGCAGAGCTGCCGTAGTTCGGTCTGGTTCATACGACTAAGGATGTCGCTCATTCTGGCCAATACCCCTCGGGAATGCCATAGGTGCGTGGGTCTTCTTCCTCGAGGAAGATCGTCACTCCGACCTGGTCCTCATTGGCTACTACGACTTTCGCCCCGTCATCTCCCCAGAACAAAGAGTCGTCGATTCCTACCGCTTCAGCCACAGCGTCCGTGACTAACTTCTTACGGTTAGGGCTATCGAGTATCTTATACGGGTTTTTCGCCTTCCTTTGCCCGGCCTTGGCTCCGCGTTTCCACTTCTGGAGCCACCCCGCCACCAGTAGCTTCTCTGGCGGGAACCAGAACGTCAGGCCGATGCTGTAGATCATGCCGGGCTTGTGGCCAGCGGAGAATCGCATGATTTTTGCCATGTTCTCAGAAACCAGCTCTTGAGCCATGAGCCGTTTGTACTGCTCTGCCTCGTCGGAGTAGCCGATGACCTGGATACGCTTGAACCCACCCCCTCGCTTCGGACGCATCGAATGTTTGATGATCCGAATCTTGTTGTCCGAAGGGGGGAGTTTTGGGTAGTGGAGGTGGATACTTCTCACTTCCGCTTATAGGCGCGAGTGCCTCTCCCGCGACTCATGCTCTCGCCGCGACGATTGCCCTCAATCTCCATCTTCTTCGCCTCGTAGAGGCGAGAGACGAAGGCTGTGTCGCGGGATGCTGCCTTAGCGATACCCTCCAGCAGCTCGACCACGACTCGTGCCTCGATGTAGGCCGTGTTCTGCTGGATGTAGCGGTCATCGACGAGGGTGTTGTCAGCCTTCTGCGGCGCGTTCCCGGTCTTCGTCTTCCGAACAGCGGCTTTGACGTAGGCCAACTTCTCCTTCGCAGTCTCGAGTGCTGCGCGTCCCATCACCAGCTGCTCGTTCACGTAGTCGGCGTGAACGATCAACAGGTTGTGGTAGGTCGTGATGTCGCCCATCTGTAACGAAGCCAGGTTCGACGGGATGCGGCCGTCGAACAGCCTCCCATCGTCCCATCGTGCAGGCTCCGCATTGAGCCCCAGCCCCTTCGCTGCGATGGAGTTGATGGCGTTCGCCTCTGCTTGGTCGTACCGATCCAATCCCTCATCGATGGGGACTGAGTAGTCCGCACGAGTGTCTCGGCTCATGCTTTCCTCTGGAATGCTCGAAGGCCCCGCTCCGCCAGGGATTGGGGACAGTTCTTGTTGTAGGGACACTGACGGCACTCGCCAGGAGTCGCGTCAGCAACAGGAGCCTGCTCGTCTTCCACAGCCTCCTTGACCTGCTTCCCCTTGAGTCTCCACCAGCCTTTGTAGACTGACGGATCGTAGGGGACTACCAGCTCCTTGATGGGATGCGGGTGTAGCTTATACACGTACAGATATACCATGAACGGAAGATCCAACCCGGTCGAATACAGTCCGCCAGCCTGGATTCTGTGATCCTTCGGAGGTGTCAGCCGTACGTTGTTCCACATCGACTCACCGGCCGATTTGATCTCGATTCCAGCACGTACCCAGGGGAACTCCAGGACACCGTCCGTGTTTCCTTGGATAAGCCCGCTTTCCATGCTCACTCGTGCTTCTGCCTCGAACCGGGCGGACTTTAAGGGTGCATACGTGGGGTCTTCCGTCGCCCCCTGCAGCCCATCTTGAAGCTGCACATGGAGAGAATGCCCAATCCCGAAGGTGAGTAGCTCTGCCATGGTGTTCTTCTTGGGTTCCCGATTCTTCTCGCCAGTGACGTCGTAGTACAGCGCGAGGGTGCACTTATTCGCACTCGATGGATGGATGACTCCTTGCTTCCTCGGAAGCGGAGTGAGTACCTCACCCCAGCCGTCACACTTGGGGCAGTCCATAGAAGTCTGCTCAGCGACCAGCCGGTGGTATTCCTTCCGTGAGGGCCGCCGGCGTGAGCGGGTCTCCATCCATTCCTTGATCCACTTCCGGATGGTCAAGGCCTTCATGACAGCTTCGACTTCAGACTCTGAAGCTGCTGCGAGGTCAGCTCGCGTAAGGATTGGGGTTAATCGCACCTATCCTCCTTGTACAGTTCCAGGAGCTCCAGGAACCAGTCGTTTGAGATGACACGGTACTGCTTCCGCAGGTCGTCCTCGAAGGAGACTGTCAGTACCGGGATTTCGCCGTCTTCTGCCTCACCGGCGACCTTCTGCAGGTCCGCGAGTTTGAGCACGAAGCTCTTGGCCTTGGTCGTCTTGTTCTCGTCACGGAGGATGCCCTTGATCCGGACGTCCGCCTTCTCGTCACCAGCACCGGAGTTCGAGGTCACCCTTCCAGCAACCTTCTTGGCATTGTGCTTCTCCTGCCGAGTAGCGCGGCCGCGGGTCGTCCTCGACTTCCCACGAACATGCTTCTTGGCAGGCTCGACTTCCCATCGCTTCCAGACCTTGTTGCACTTTCGGCAGTAGAGGAGCTTCCAGGTCTGTTGTACGAGCGCCTGTATACAGGTTGGACAGTTCACAGTCGACAACGAACCCCAGAGGCTTTGTAGATCCTCGCCTCCATTTCTTTGAGGAGGTCTGCCTTCAGCAACCATTCGCCGGCCTTGTCCTCTCCCTGGCCCATACGCTCATCCGTCTCGGCCACGGCGTACCAGCTACCAGACTTGACGATGAGTCCATGCTGCACACCCAGGCGAACAGCCAGCGCGGCCCGGTTGAAGCTCATGTCCTTCCAGTAGTAGTTGTACTTTCCTTTCCCTCCTTCGTGTCCTCCGGCCTTCTGCTTGAGGATCTCCCATTTCATCTCCTTACCGATGTGGACCTTCTTGGAGGTCTTCACGGCACCGATGCGGGTGAGGTTCAGGGTGACGAAGCGGCCATGCTTCAGGGCCCACCCACCGCTCTCCTTCGTCATCGGAGAGTACGGCGTGGCCCGCTGCATGTTGTCTCGAACCTGGTTCACGCCCAGGAAGGCCGTGAGATTGGGATTCCCGGCTGTATCAGGTGAGAAGGCCGAACAGAGCTTCCCCATGAGCCGGGTGTTGAGGCTCGCAGCTCCGCCGACCCGGGCATTGTCCGTGAGGTCCTTGTCTTCCTCTGCCTGAGGAAGGATGGATCCGAAGGAATCCAGAGCGACGATGTCGAACTCACCGGAGCGGACCAGGTCGATGGCGATGTCGAAGCATTCCTCTGCCGAGGTTGGCGGAACCACCAGGAACTCGCCGATGCCTGTCGTTCTCCACTCGAGGTCTTCAGGTGTGACTTCGATCCCCAGGTACTCACACTCTTCGACGTAGGCGTCAACTTCTAGACCAGACATCGGCACCCGCACGCCGCAACCATGAGCCTGCGTCTTGTCGTACGCAAGCTCAGTTCCGATCACGGCGATGGCAGCATCTTCGCCTCGCTGTTCCTGACAGATGCGGATGGCCTGGTTGATGAGCCAGTTCTTCCCACTTCCGGGCTTCCCTGTGATGATTGACATCCCTCCACCAGGGAAGCCGCCGTTCATGGCGAGATCGAGCTCGATGAGGCCCGTAGGGAGGCGACGAAGCGCCCAGGCCATGGTGTAGTCCTCGCCTCGGAACACCTTGCCTGGGTACCGTTTCTGGAGGTCGGCAACGAGAGCCTTCCGTCGGTCCTGGGACGACAGTGCCTCCTTCTTCTTCCTACCGGCCACGCGGCTTCCTCCGAGGCTCGAACGGCTCCGTGCCGCAGCGGGCACAGTTCGGGGTGTGGCCCTTCCAGTTCACGTTCGTACCTCCGCAGCCGGGGCACGCCTTGTTCTGGCTGGCCGTCTTGTTGTGATTGGGATCGATCTGGACCCCATACTTCTCCATCATGTCAGCTCCCGTCGGGAATGATGATTGTGCGAAGTTCCTCGCGGAACTTCCGCGATGTCCTGGCCGACACTCTGATCGTCGGCACACCTTGTTCGCTTGTGGTCGGTGTCCGAGCCCGCAAGACATGCGGGGTGAGGTGCAGGAACCCTGTGATCCTAACCTCTCCTTGGCCTCGGATCTCTTCCTTCATCACCTCTACGGCCTTGTTCCAAACGAGCCGGACGACTCGTTCGGGAAGGCCTGTCTTCCGGCTCACCTTCTTGATGATCCGGCTCGAGGTGAGGATCACGCCTTCGCCCCGTCCCAGTTGTACCCTGTGTCCATGTCGATCTCGATGGCTACTCTCATCGGGAACGGGTTCTCCATGTTGGCCCTGATTCGACGTTCTGCGACGGCGATGTACTCTGGATGGTCAGGAACTTCGAACATCAGTTCGTCATGAACCTGTAGGAGCATCCGTGCCCCGCAAGCGCGAAGCTCCGGATCTCGCTCGCAACGGAGCATGGCCTCATTGACGATATCGGCACCTCCTCCCTGCGGGATGACGTTTGGAGCTTGCCGCTCTGCCTGAGAACGCAGCATGCCGTCGTTGGAGTTGATGTCCGGAAGCCGACGAGGATGTCCGCGAAGGGTGTAGACCACCTCTTCGTCGCGACACTTGTCCTTCGTGTCCTCGATCCACCGACCCACGCCTGGGTAGATGTTCCAGAGATAGTCGTCGATGAGCTTCTCGGCCTCGGGACACCGCTCTCGCATACGTCCCCACTTGTTCCGCTCCTTGATGATCTTCAGCCCAAGCTGGAGTCCCAGCTTCAAGGCTCCGATGCCGTAGACAATGCCGAAGCCGGTCGCCTTGAGCTTGCTTCGCTGCTCGACGAGTGCCTTCTGCTCCTCCGTAGGGTTCTTCGCCTTCTTGGCTGCGAGGGCGATGTCGTAGGTGATCCCTGACTCGATTGCTCCGATCTCTGAGGCGATTGCAACCGTCTGACAGTGGATGTCCCGACCGAGCTTGATGGCTTCGATCATTCCCTCATCACGAGAGTGATGGGCGATCATCCGCATCTCCAGATTGCGATAGTCCGCGACCTTGAGAATCATTGGGTAGTCGTCAGGAAGGTACGGTAGCTGTACATCTACGACCTCAGGCAAACACAGCGAATGATCTACATCACCCCATAGGCCTGCGATGAAGATGGCCCGAAGCCGATGGCCCCAATCTCCTCGAGAGGGGATGTTTTGCCTTGATGTTACAGGATAGCCGCTTTTGCTACCCTTCCTTGAGTCTCCCCAAGGAGCAGACCATATCATCATCACCTTTTGGCAATGTCCCGCGCTTCGACCTCGCTCGAGGTCTACTTGCTTACGCAATGGTCGTTGAACCTTCACCACATAGGAGTCTTGTACAGCATGGATGCCGGAGAGATTCTCCGAGCGTGTGCAAAGATTTGCACTGCTACAGGCTTCGGAATGCGCCAGATCTTGTTCTTGTCTGATGCGCGGCTGTTGTTCTTCCCCGTACTTCCGGGGCGAGCCGTTCCGAAATAGCGCTCTGCCCATGCCAGGATGAACCCTGGTTGAGAGCTGAGTTCTGGTCCGAGGGACATAGTGACCTTGTACGACCCCCGTGTGTTGTCCTTTCGTAGGACAGCACAGCCATCGTCCAGGTACCACATCCCTATGTCTCTGTCCGACAACAGACTCACTGCGTCGAAGCATGTGAGTTGCTGGTGTGCGGCTGTGATAAGAGGATGGACTTTTGATGTAGCGGTCCAGATCGGCTTGGCATTCGAGAAGGTTTGATCCGAAGATCGATCCCGTCGATGTACCGAGCCTTGGAGTTCTGTCGGTAGAAGCGTTTTCTGCTTCCACCGGACCCACTCTTCGTGGACCGAACTCCATACGATCTTGCTGTTCTTGCACTCTGGATGCCTCCAGAAGTGCCCGTCTCCGAGCCGCGCGTTGACAACGGCTTCGGTCAGACTCCCGTAGGTGCTTGGCTGCTGATTGCCCATTTCCACATCCCCAATGGGATAGATATCCCAAAAGGCATGTTTCATACCACCACTTTTTTGCCCGTCGCGCTTGCCGTTTCCAGCTACGCTGTGGGGTGGTGGTCTTTCGGGTGTTCCAGCAGTTCACGGGATTTTACAACCTCCATTAGTTCCAAAGGTTGGGATTTCGACTGGCCAGCCGCCATGTACGAGTGCCATGGGACAGGAGGCTGGTATGGACGCGGTCGTTCGCATCCGCCTTCTGCGGCAAGCTGATGAGGTAGTCGCCGTAGAGCTTCGAGAGCTTCCGGTGCTTCATCAGCTCCACTGCCAGAGGCTCACCACGGTCCGAGAAGTACTCAAGCACGTCCTTGTCCGTACTCGGCTGCTTCACGCCTGAAGATCCACCCTTGGTCATCTTGAAGGGCTTGTTCCCGAGGATGTCCTTGTACGTGCCGTCGGGCTGCTCGACGTAGAAGTACTCCCTTAGGTGCTTCGTGCTCTTGGGGTTGAACTCCAGACTGCCCGTGATGCGAACAATCTCTCGTTCAAGGTCTGCCAAGTCCTTGGCCATCGCCTCGGCGTACTCGTAGCACTGGCCGACATCGATCTTGACCCCACGACGTTCCATGAGCCACAAAGTCTTGATGAACGGAACCCGTACTTTCTCCGAGTGCTCCAAGAGTGTGACAGGGACATCCTCTCCAGCATCCACACCCTCGGTGATCATGTCTTCGAGGTCGAGCTTGTCGCGGAGGTCATCGACCAGGGCATACGAAGCCCAGGCGTCCAGACTCGCGTAGTCCATCACCCGCGTCCGAAGGTACTCCACCGGATCGCCAGTGAGGCCCATCAGGTCCATCAGCAGTTCCCACGTGACTTCGTGAGCTTCGCGAAGCAGAGCTTGATCTTCGAGGACAGAGACCCAGCCGGTCCGGACCTTGTGATTCCGAATGGGCTCTCCACCCAGAAGCTGGATGTAGTCGGAGATGTACCCTTTTGGCCCGTAGGTCTTCGTGGCCTGTCCGTGTTTCCGGGCGATGGCCAGGACCTGTCGTGCCTTCAGAGCAAGCCCAGCCCTCAGAGAGAGATCGAGTTTCTTCAGATCCTTGATGAGATCCTCTGCCCCATGTACGGCTCCCAGACGGATCAGTACTTTTTTGGCCAGTTCATCGGCCAAAGCCGGATTGTGGCCGGTGTCCTTCAACTCCAGGATGTCGTGGACTTCGCACATGAGCTTGACCTGTGCGTCCATGTTGCCTGGGTCTCCGAAGACCTCCTTGAAGGAGGTCATCGTCAGGCCGAGATGATCGTAGGCCGTCTCCTTCAGACCGTGACGACCCTGCCGGTTCTCGTCGTAGAGGTGGTCCTGATCGATAGAGTCCTGGATGTGCCCCTGAATCCAGATGTCGTGGTTCATCGTCAGGTGCATGTCGTACTTCGCATTCGACATACGCTTCTCGACGTCAGGACTCTCAAGCACCTCTGCGAAGTACGGCAGCAGCCGGACAGGAGCACAGATGCGAGACTCGTCGCACGCGAAGGAGAAGAACCTGACTCGATCGTTGAGAAGGTCGAGACCTGTGGTCTCGGTGTCGTAGCCGCAGACTCCCTTCTCCATGTAGTGGGAGTTCCAAAGGACGGCTTCTGCGACAGTGTTGATGTACGTCGGGAAAGGTGTCCTCACAATGGTAAAGGACATTGATCCTCCAGTATGATGAGGGGCCCAAAACGGGCCCCTCTTGATGTAGCGCGGCCGTAGCCGGGCCTACTCCCGGCGACGCCGACGGCGACGACCCGTCTTCCGGGCCGGCTTCCGGCTTGCGGTCTCCTGCCGCTCTGCCCGCTCCTGCGGCTCCTCGTCGCTGCGAGGTGCACCGCCACTGCTTCCACCGCGGTAGTTGCGGTAGCGGCCGCCAGAGGGCGACGAGAAGCTGTGGTTGGTGAAGTCTCGCGGCACGTCGACGTTGAGCTTCCGGGAGTGGAAGGCGTGGTCACGCGGCTTGTGGATGCTGTTGAAGTCCCACTGCGAGGTGATGGCCTTCCGGATGCCGTTCTCCTCCGTCCACACATAGTTGCCGTCGTCGTCCTCGCACGGAACCATGTTGTCGTCGTCCTCTTCGTCCTCCTCCCAGTCGATGAGGCTGCTCCCATCGGCGAGCTCGAACTCGGTGACCGGGATGACCTCCTTCACGACGATGTGCGTCCCCGTGCTCTCGCCCTCCTTCTTGACGAAGGCCACGACCTCGAAGGCCGAGAGGGCCTCGGGCTCGTCGCAGTCGCTGCAGGCCGACTCGAAGTCGGGGAAGCCGGTGTGTCCGCAGTGGGAGCAGGTCTGCCGTTCATCGCGGAACTTCGACACCTCCGACGCCTTCATGTCATCGAGGTCTGCGCTGCTGAGCACCTCGCTCTCGCACTCCTCACAGACGAAGCACACAGGCGTCAGATCACCACCGCAGCGGCAGAACTTCGCAGCCTCGTCGGCGATGCGCGCGAGGTCGTCGCGGTGGTTGGCCCCGACCTCGAGGTACTTCTTCTTGAAGAGGGCGACCTCCTTCTGCTCCAGCTTGTTGCCGATGCCCTCCCTGATCTCTCGGATCTCGCGAGGCGTCTCCACGACCTGCAGGGAGCGGATCGGATCACCCCGACGCGCGGTCTCCGTGTCTCGCTCGTACCGCTTCACACGGCCATCCCGGTCGAGAACCTCCTTCTTCGCGTACAGGGCCAGGTGGAGGATGTTGAAGCTGAAGTTGTCGTTGAGACCGACACGACGATCCCCGCGGTCCTTCGCGAAGCACGGCAGGCAGTCCACTTCGCCGTAGTCCAGTGCACAGCGATCCGAGTAGAACGACCCGGCTCCCTTGGGGGCGAGACGCATCTTGTGCATCTTGCAGGTGTGGAAGTAGAACTTGTCCTTGCTGTCGTCCGGGGCCGGGTAGTCCCCGTCGGTCAGCAGGATCGGGGTGAGCTCGTCCCGGGGGATGTTGAAGCGGTCCTTCCAGTTGCCGCGCCATCCGCCTCCGCCCTTTCCCTTTCGAGACCTTCTTCCCCGTAGCGTGGACTGTCGCAGTCCGACCTTGCGGCCTTCTGAGCTACTCATTCGATCGTCTCCATTGACGTAGAGTGTATGGATTGTTGGTTGATTCGTAGAGCTCGTCTCCAGTCAGCGCATCTGGCTGGACCCCTACGAAACGATAAGGATACCGGGCTACCAGCACCCTTAAAGCTCTGAGCTTATGGCCTATTCTAACCGTTCCTTTACGACCGGGCTCGTCGTCGTCCAGACACAAAATGACCGTACAGCCGATTCTTTCGAGAAACGTCTGCTGAGCCACACTCAGACTTGTGCCCATGAGCGCACAGGTGTTCTCGAAGCCGTGCTGGACCATCCAGAGACACGCTTTGTATCCTTCCGTCAGGTACAGAACACCGCCCGATCCCCCGTAAAGCCGGTCATAGATTCGGTCCCATCGCCACAAGTAGTCCTTGTTGCTGAAATGGTACCCGGGGAACCCCATGTCGCGGAGCTCCTTCTCGTAGACCCTGTACTTTCCTCCCCTCCCATGATCCGGCTTTCCCGCAAATCCTGCGAGAGTGCCATACAGATCTCGGATGGGGTAGATCACACGGCCACGCGCGATGTCGTAGCCGATGTCGTGGTCCCGAAGCACATCCTCATCGAACCCCTCATACAGTAGAGATTCGGGAGCGAACTCGAAGAGGCCCAGGACTTTCTCTGGGAGTGGGTACGAGGTCTCGAACAGCTTCGCAGAACGACTACCAGGCTTCTTCCTCTCGGTCGGTACGAGATGGGGCTTCAATCTTTGAAGAGTACTCTTCACGTACTCTTGAGATCTTCCGAGCTTCTTCAGGAGGGAGCCGAGGCCTCCGCCTCCGCAACCTGCGAAGCAGTTCCACTGCCCTGTGGCAGCATTGAAGGAGAAGGATGGCTTAGATTTCCCCCGTTCCTCGCCGTGAATGGGACAGAAACCAATCCAGTTTGAGCCGCCGCTCGGTCTTAGACCCTCGATGTAGCGATGGGCCAGTTCGAGAGCGGCACTATTCCCAGAGCCCGGGAGGGAGCCTCGTCGGGCTTCTTTCCCTCTTTCCCTTCTTGCGGTGGCTCTTTCCTCCGCCTCCTCCGCTGTTCGTATTCTCCTCTTTCGAGTCATCGACCTTGTTGTCCTTCAGGAATGCCTCCACGTTTGCGTTCTCCATCCTCAGCGAGAAGTCTGCGCCAGGCCATGCGTTGACGATCATCGGATTCAACAGCGCATCCCGAACTCCGGGGAAGACCAGGAGTAGTGCTGGCTTACCAGTCACAGGGTCTCTACCCTTGAAGATGCGGATGACCAGGTCAGCATCCTGTCCGATGGCATCTGCAAAGGCCAGCTCTCCCAGGTCATCACCACGGCCCTTGGCGGCTCCGCGGTTTGCCTGAGTGGTTCCGATTACTGGAACGGAGAGCTGCTGGCCCATGTTTTTCAGGTCCGCACTGATGTTCGAGATCTGCTTCCAATCCCGGCTCGTCACCCGTGTTCGGCCATCGCGCATCAGGTAGAACCCGTCCACGAGGATGAGGTCTGGCTCGAACTTCTCTGCCTCTGCCATGATGACGTCGACCGTCGCGCCTTTCCTCCCCTTGAGATTCTTGTCGCTCAGGAAGCTCATTGCAGCCTGACGCTTGGTGTCCGGGTTGATCTCCTTGTCCCAGTGCTCGAACGAGTCGAGCATGTCGAAGTAATGCTCCCGATTGATGTCGCTCAGAGTCCCTGTCTTGATCTCGTGGTAGTCAAGACCTGCCAGGATGGAAGCAACTCGACGGGCCATCTGCTTGTCTGACATCTCCTTCGAGTAGATGAGTACCCGTCGTCCGTTGAGGTAAGCATCTGCGCATATGGCAAGGGCCAGCCAGGTGTTGTGGACTACGAAGCCTTCAACAACGAAGTTTGGATCCTGTCCGTCCTCAATGATCAGATCCCAGCACTCCCTCTTCCCAATAGGGGTGATGTCCTTGATCTGCTCCCACATCAAGTCCTGAGCTGCGATCTTCCGTAGCGGTTCAGAGTCCCATGCGTTCGCGATCTTCTTCAGCAGACGACGACTGATCTTCCCTGTCCGTCTAAAGAGCTTGCTTCGATCCAGATAGGATTGGCCCATCTTTGGCCATTCCTTTGTACCTTTCTCACGAAGGATGAGGGACATCAGCTCTTCGGAGTATGGCACTCCATCTACGTTCCGTTTGGTGGCTCGTGGCTCTGCCAGCTTCTCCAGCCCTTCTCTCTTCCTGGGACACTTCACATATGGGAGCATCTCACGTGCCAGAGCCTGATGCGGACCCAGCCCGTAGGCTGAGACAGACCATTGTCCGCTATGGCTATTGGAGGCAAACGAGAGTTGCGCAGCAGTGCCCAGCCTCTTGAGCAGGTGATGGATTCCTCGAGCCAGCTTCTCACTGGCTGTGTACCATGCCACTTTGTAGGGCTTCTTTGTCCATACGGTCCCGTCGGTATCGAGGAGGCCTGCCAGGAAGGCTGCTACGGATGCCGGGCTGGAGGTGAAGATCCACTCAGGGACTTCCTTATCCACGGCCTTCTTGCCGTGGATACCCATACTTCGAAGTGCTCGAAGTGCGTGGTTGGTCCCAGGAACCTCAGAGATGATCCGGTACTCATGAGCGCGATACGCCGCAACAACTTTGCAGCGATACAGCTCCCGACAGATCCGGTCTACCTCATCGACGATCTCTGTATCGACGTTCGTGAACTGAAGCTCATTGCGGGTGTAGTTCCCATCACCAATCAATGCCCCGATGACCCATGCCTCTTCCGGATGGTCAATGACCCACTCCCACTCTGGAACTGCTCGGGTCGTAGCGATCCAGTCTCCTACCTCCAGGTTGCAAATCCTCTCGTAGACATCCTCAAAGGATCCTTCAGGAACCATGAAGAGATGTTCGGTGCTGGTCTCCACGACATGCCCGGACATCGTAGTGACCCGGACACACTCCTTGTCTCCACTCGGAACCTTTCTTGCCTGTGCCCAGCGGAGCTTCTCCGTGCTCTTGGTGTAGGACGCCACTTCGTTGTGGTCGGCCAGTTCTTCAATAGGGACGAGATGTCCGGACGGGACCATGATCTTTTGTCCCGCCACGACGCACTTCATAGATTTCGGACGAGCGTAGATGACGATGAAGTCCTCGGGGTGCATCCCTCCTGTGCCTCTGTTGAGAGGGGCCCAGGGGAAAGGGAGACCGGTGATCCCCCCGGTCTCCATCATCGTCGTGTAGTCGCCCTTCAGCAGCGGAGCCGCACTGGCCATCAGAAGGTGGTTGCTCTTCCCGCCTGAGACGTTGAGATCCTTCAGACGAGGAAGCAGTGCCTGCAGCACCAGACTCGGATCGAGGCCATCAAGAAGGAGCTTCTCTGTCTCGTCGAGAGCATCCTTCATACCGGCAGTCAGGCGACGGTCTTCCAGCTCTGTAATGAGCGAGTCGACCGAGTCTCGGCTCGTGACCGGCTTGAAGTTGCCGAACCTGCGGCAGACTTTCCCGAAGTCCGGGACCTCTCCCAGATGCTGCGGATGGTTGAAGTGCTCGTGCATCCACTGGAAGATCTCTCGAGCCTCCCCCGTAAGGAAAAGGTCCGGGGTCACTCCGCGTTGCCGTATCTGCGTAAAGCTACCAGATCGGATGATGGCAGACAGGAGTGCCAGCTCAGGATTGGCCATCAGAGCTCCGGGTCGTCATCGTCGAGGGTGACCGTCTCATCGTCATCGTCGACGAGAGGTTCCTCTTCGCGTGTGCCTCCCGCACTTAACCCGATCGTAGCCATCAGGTCGCTCACCAGCTGGTCTGTCCCGCGTTTGAACACTTCCCACACATCGTCCTTGACAGTAACGATGGTCTCCTGTTTCGACGCAATCAGATGCTCTTCGTCACCGTTCGAGAAGTAGATGTTGGAGGTGAGGATGGCCACCCTTTGTGGGATGACCAACTCCACCTTCAACACGTCGTGCCGGATGCTCACCCAGACACCCACTCCTCGAAGAGTGTCCGAGCCTTCTCGAAGACGTCGGGCAAGTTCTCTTCTGCGACGGCGGCGGCTGCTGCCAACGCGTCAGAGACGGCCTCTTCATCCTGGGCACAGGTCAGAGCGACGGAGACGTGCGCGCCGTAGCCCTTCCCGTAGTTGTTGTCCTTCATGTCCATCGATGCCGTCACACGGGCTTCCGTCCCGTTGAGCATCAAGGCACGAAGTGGATCGATCGTCGGCATCTTCACCTCCTGGGTGTGTTGGCCGTGGTAGGTCTTGACCTCGCCGTCGTTGACGAGGGTGATTGTCAGTGTGACCGCTGCTTTCACTTGAATCTCACCGAGGCCGCCCGCTGCTTGGTTCGGACGAACTCCTTGTACACCGCCTCAAGCTCTGCCGGAAGACGGAGGATCTGATGTGCGGCTGCGGTGTACTGCAGCACTCCCATTCGGATCAGAAGGTCGACGTCGCCCCGGGCCTGGGCCTCTTCCAGCAGACCTTCGAGGTCGACTTCGGCCTGCAGCTTGGAGGTGCTCACAGTGATCATGATGGGGCCGAGCTCGTGCTTCCCTGGTCCCAGCTTCCGAGCCGCTTCCTTGGCCGCCTTCTCTGCCTTTGGAAGCTCAACCTCGAGATCTCTGTACGCCTCCCACAGCTCTGGCTCTGCCTCGCCAATGGCGGCTTGAAGCTCCTCCATGTCCTCTCGAATGGTCTGAAGGGCTGCGAGCGGGTCAGCCATCGTCGCTCAGGAGCAGGGACTCGCCATGCACCTTGTGGCCCAGCTCCTCCACCAGGGAGAGGGCGTACCGTAGGTCTTCCATGATGGCGTAGGTGACCCCTCGCTTCTTCTTGATCTGCGCAGCATCTCCTTTCCGAAGCGCGTAGCTCGGATCGAGTAGAGCCATCATCGGGTAGCGAACAGCCACGCCTGTGGGAGGAGAGGGGACAGAGATGTCGAAGATCCTGCCGCGCTTATGGGTAATCGGCACCATCTTGCCGACCAGGGCACTCGCTGCCGTCTTTCCTGTGGCGATGATGAGCTTCGGGTCCACCGCATAGATGGCTCGCTGGAGCCGTTCCCTGCACGCCTTCACTTCATTCCTCGAAGGCGACCTGTTGTCCTCTGGGAAGCACATCACGATATTCGTCCAGTAGATGTACTCGTCGAGCAGGTCTCTGGCGGCATCGAAGTATTCGGCCTCGTTCTCGATCTCCCTGATCGACTCAACGACCTCTCGGTCGGGCCACACATTGAGAATGAGATCCATGAGGAGCTCTCCGGCGGGCCCTCGGAAGGACTCTCCCATCCCATCTCCAATAGATCCCGGAGCCTGACCGATCACCATTAGCGAAGCCGAGGCACTTCCACTGCCGAAGACGATCTGGTTTCGGTTGGCACAGAGCGAAGGACACTTCTGACAGTCCCGGTACTCGTCTCGCAGGCTCACCAAGGCCGGGAGCCCGACAGACGGAGCGAAATGGGCGAGGGCGGAGCTCATCGAGTTGGGTCGATGTTGACGAAGTGCCCAGCGGTCCAGCGGTTGGTAGGCTCGTTGCGTACTCGTGTCCCAGGCGGTGGCCGAAGGATGGGTGACTCACGGGCCGGCTTCTCTGCTCGACGAGGCGGCTTCTCGATGCACGTCTTGTAGAGTCCGCAGATGCTCTCGTTCCGCCTCAGGTCAAGGAAGATGTCCGCGTTGACGGGCAAATCCGTAGGACCGGCCATCGGCGGGATGGGGATGGGGTGGATGTTCGTCTTGATGGTCCCCTTGTCAGGGACGTGCTGCACGATGAGCTCCAAGGCATCCACCAGCTCAACGCACGCACCTTCCCGGAAGTTCTTCCGCTGCCGCTTGAAGTCTCCCTTCGCTTTCCCGATGTAGTAGTACGCGCCCACGCGCACACCGATCAGGTCTTCCATGTAGTTCTCGTTCTTCTCCATCGGTCTCCCTTCTCCGGCCACTTGTGTTGCCGGCACCATGCGAGAACCGAGTAGGTAAGTCCTCGGCTCTGGTTGGTATTGCTGTCCATGAACAGGTCGATGACAGGATCCTTCTTCCCTGTCATGGGCCTAAGAATCCTGCCTGCGGCCTGAATCCACTCTGTAGCTGCGTGGTTGTCCGCCCCTATGGGCGAGGCCATCACCAATGCACTCAGAGCCTTCCGGTTGTATGCCTCCTTCCCCAGATGAACCGTAGTGGCCGTCACCTCGGCCAGGTTCAGCTGCCGAAGTCGCTCCTCGGCTCCCTGCTCTCGCTGGATGTGCCCCACACCCACACCATGCTCTCGCAGCATCCTGACTAAGAGATCAAGATGCTCACGGATATGACTGAGCAGGTAGACCTTGTGCCCCTCTTTGAGGCGCTTTCGTATCTGTCCGACGATCTGCGTGTTCCGACGCGACATCTCGCCGAGCCGGCTTCGAAGTCGTGAGACATTGGGTTGACCCAGACAGTCCAGGATCTCAGGATCGTCTGTGAGGTCTATCCCTGTCTCCCACACCCACACTTCAGGGATGAGGGCATCTTCGGCAGGATCGTCGTAGACCACAGGGCCGATGTGAGCTGTCACGATGCCCTCGCATCGGTCCCTACGCTTCAAGGTCGCCGTTAGACCGAGTCGTCGCCCACTGGTGACGTTGCTCCCTACGCAGAACCACTTCGCAGCTTGGTGATGCACCTCATCGAAGATGATGAGCCCAAAGCGACGAGCGAAGCCCGGAGGCAGGGCCCCAGCCTGAGCCCTCTTCGCCAAGGTCTGAATGGTGCACAGCACAACCCCGCACTTCCAGTCCATCTTGTCCTTGTCGATCCAGCCGACCTTCCCTCGATAGTCGAACCACTCTCGAAGCTCGATGGTCCAGTTCTCCAGGTGGGCGGCCTGTGCGGACACCACAAGGGTCGGACCAGGTGTCTCGCACGAGAGTCTCCAGCCCATGATGGTCTTCCCTCGGCCTGTGTCCAGACGGAGAGTGAGATCCTCATCCCATGCGACCATCGCTGCCCAGGCCGGGATCTGGTGCTGGAGTAGTGTGAAACCGGCCTTCGGTTTCATGTCTACCGGTGCGAACCGCTGCGGTCGAAGATCTACGAGCTCGACCTTCATCTGCTCGATAATCTCGGCTCTTACGGAGTTCCTCGGCACTTCCAGGTGGTGTTTGTGCTCTACCAGAAGTACTCGATCTTCTCCTTGGAAGTCAGGGAAGGTCAGCATCCTCTGGAGAGGAGCCCGCCCGAAAGCTGACTTCGGGAGGTAAAGGTCGTTCCCGATGTAGGCCTTGTCAGATTCCAGGCGGGCCAGCCTCATTCCTCTTGTGCCCTCTTCTTTCCTCGCCGGATCGCAGCAGCGAGGGGGTCGGGGTAGGCCACGCGCGGAATGCTGTCGACGGCATACTGCGCCTCCTTCAGTCCTGCGCCGACGGAGGAGAGTCCTGCGTTGATGGCCAGTGCCCCGAAGAAGGACACATCCTCGCCGTGGTCTACTTCCTCTAAGGCCGTAGACGTCGTGTGTCTTCTCGCAGGGAGTTGCCGGCCACTTGTTGTCCGGGACGACCCTCGATTCCCTCGATTGGGCCGATTCGTGGTCTTCTGCGTCCGCTGCCGCTCTGCAGCCTTCCTCCGATCCCGTTGGGCCGTCAGGACCTTGCATCCGCGCCGCACAGGGCATGCGAGGCAGTCCGGATGATCTTCTTCGTACTCATCCCCGAAGCACGGGGGCTTCTCCTGTCTGGTGGTGGTAGTTCTGTTGCTTCCGAAGCGCTCGTCATAGCTCAACGCTAAAGCCCTCCTTTGGTTGGCAGCGCGCTTATGACGGAGTTGCGGACGATATGTTAGGTTCAACACGAGGTGCCCATGCCTGTTCTCGACTTCGCTGACGATCACGGCCAGAGCCTGATGACTGCCCTGGGAGCTCCGCCGGAGTTCCTCAAGACGGCCGCCTGGGTGGAGCCCGCCGAGGCCTTGGACCGCGACTTCGCTCTCATCCTGCGAGATCCCAAGAGCGGAGAGGAGGTACGCAAGTACGCTTCTCACGATGCCGGGAACACCGCGGTCTCGATGTTCTACCTGACGCAGGCTCAGGGGTTCCTGGGCGCGGCCGCGCTCAAGACCGCTGCTGTGAACCTTCGCCACTCGGCCGCCTACCAAGGCGTACCCATCCCTGATGAAGTTTCGAAGCTCGCGTCGCTCGAGCTCATCTCCAACAAGGACGTCATCGATGAGCGACGGGTCTACCACCGGCCCCCTCGGCGCTCTGTGACTTCGCCTGTGGCGGCGAAGCTGGCCGGCTTCAACCTTTTGTCTTCGGCGAAGGAGAAGTGGCCGGATCTCCAGCCGCACGAGAAGCGGGCCATGGCCCTTCGGATCTCGAAGACGGCCGAGTTCATCCCGACCATGCAGGTTCCGCGACACATTCACAGGTACACAGGTACCCAGCTCAGTGAGAAGTTCGCCTCTCACATGAAGCGACGACTCGACTACGTCCGAGGGGAGGAGCTGCGAACGGAGTACCAGCGCCTCGCCAAGGTCGCCTCTGCGCTTCATCCCGATGAGGTCGCCCGTCTCGTCTTCCAGCTCGATGCGAATGCGGGGCTGCGGTGGCGGGGTGGTGATCGCTACGGCGAGAAGCTCGCGGACCCCTACCTGTGCGTCTACGATGCTCCGCCGAAGGAGGCGGAGTGGAGCTGGACTTCGGGCGCGGACTACACGAATGCGACCCAGCTGGAGATGCTCGCAGCGAATCCAGAGGCCAGAGAGATCTTCACGTCCACCTTCACCGATGAGCTGTGGCAGAAGTTCAAGGCAGGCCCGGTGGAGACCTTCACGAGCCAGCCGGAGCACAGCCAGCGCCTGATGGCTCGGATGGCCAACCGGCACGACGGGTAGTCAGTATGGCCACCCCCCTCCCAGAGCTGCTGGGAGATGAGCAGGCTCATCCGCTTGCTCTCTTCGCAGGACTCTCACGCCGCTACGGCATGAGCTGGGTGGAGTGGTCTGCCTCTACGCTCCGCATCTCACTGGAACAGCTGCTTGTAGGGAGTGGGCAGGAGCTCGTAGAGATCAACCTCCATAAGGCCCTTGCCGCCGCCGCCCTCTCGAACTCTGATGGGTTCTGGAGGGACTGGCCGACGTTCCACTTCCTCTGCAATCCCCTCAACAACAACATCCCGAACCCTTCGGCGCATCAGGATCTGACTGTTGCTCAGATGATGGTTGCGGTAGATATCGCCATATCCTTGCGGAAGCTCCTGAAGAAAGTGCACCAAAACCCCTCATTCTCCGAGGAGGTTGCACGGTACGTGGCTGCGCAGGCACTGACCCAGGGCGTGTGGTACCTTCCGGGTGCGCTTGCCTTCGCAGCTCAGTTCGCAGAAGGACGGAACTACAAGTGCAAGGATTGTGGCAACGAAGCTGAGATCATCTTCGATGACGCGACCTGTGACGTCTGCACTGAACGGTGGGACGCTACGAGTTTGGGATCGTGGAAGCCGAACCCGGACCTGGTGAAGAAGTGGGGTAAAAACCTACGATTCTTTTCCAAGAACCCGACGGATCGGGTCGAAGCGCGGCTGGAACAGGTACTCGGCAACCCGACCATCGTGCTTCGTGAGAGCCAGACAGATCGCTGTGTGGCACACATCCTCGTAGCTCTACAGTATGTCGGGTACCGGCGAGAGCAGTACAAGGTTCAGACTTCGAAGATGCTTCCTGAGGCTGAGAAGGTGGCCTTCTTCTCTCCTCGTCGGATGGGCCAGCAGGTGAAGTGGATGGGTCAGCAGATGGCCTCTCCCAAGAAGTGGCCTGAGAACATCCGCAAGGGCTTCAAGGCGACGACGAATATGGGTGGGGACATCCACACCACTACCTCTGCGGGAGGACGGGAGCGCATCTTCAAAGGCTCCAAGAACGATCTCAAAGAGCGGGTACAGGAGCACGCAACGGGAACGGGTGATCGGGACGCGCTCGAGTTCCTTCGGGGGAAGAAGAAGGGCAAGCACAAGTACACCGCCGACTTCCACACTGGAACCCGTCTACGGGACAAGGCCCGCCGTGCAGGACTCCTCTCCAACGTGGCGAAGTACGAAGGACCAGACAAGGTCCGGAAGACCTTCAACACTCTCAACCGTGCCCGCCCAGGCACCATGGCCGTAGCGGCCCCTCTTACAGCCGTCAGTGCTCGGGAGAACCTGAAGAAGGAAGACCCCCACACCGGAAGGCAGCGGTCTAAGCTCGAGCGGGCAGGGAGAGCTGTAGGCGGGGCTGCTGCAGATGTTGCCGGTATGCGGGTGGGTATGACGGCAGGCATGCTTGCCTCGATGGCAGGAGAGTCCGCAGGAGGCGCAGCGGGACGAGGTGTTAGCGGTACAGGGAAGGCTGTGAAGTCTGGGGTTGAGAAGTTCAGGGCCCGCAAGAAGGCTGAGTGATGGGTACGCATTTCCTCTCCGGAGCACAGCAGAACCGCTACAACCAGCGGCCCTCAACCAACTTCCTTGGCTCTCGTGGCTTTGGGATTCGCTACCCATCCCCCTTCTTCGATGTCGCGCAGCAGTTCCTTCCCGAGAACGTACATCAGCTTCAAATCTGGTGTCGCTTCTACTTCCTGACGAACCCAGTGGTGAACGTCGGCTGCAGGAAGATGTCGGAGTACTCGGTCACGCCCATCATCTGGCAGACCGAGGATGAGCAGGTCCTCCGGCTCTACAAGGATGTGGAGCGTAGGCTCCGGTTCCGGCAGTTCCAGGTCGAGACAGGTCTCGACTACAACGTCTACGGCAACTCCTTCACCTCAGTCCTCTTCGGACTGGAGAAGTACCTGGGCTGCCGCAAGTGCGACATGCAGTTCCGTGCCCGTACCAACCGCAGCCTCTACAAGTGGCGGTCAGGCCGCTTCCATCTTCGTTGTACCAGCTGCCGGTATGTCGGCCCGGCCAAGCAGCACGATTACTACCCTCGAAGCGTTCGCCGTATCCGAATCGTCAGGTGGAATCCTGAGAACATCGACATCAAGCACAACGATGTCACCGGGGCCAACAGGTACTACTACCGCCTGCCTCGTCGTATCCGGAATGACATCAAGCTCGGGGACAGGGAGACCATCGAAACGCTTCCGGCTCCGTTCCTGGAGGCCGCCCGTCGAGGGAAGGCGCTTCTCTTCAAGGATGGGAGCATCTTCCATCTGAAGCGTCCCACTGTGGCCACCAAGGACATGGGCTGGGGATCGCCCCTCATTTACCCACTCCTCAAGGATGCGTTCTACCTTCAGGTCCTGAAGAAGGCACAGGAAGCTCTGATGATGGAGCATACGGTGCCCCTTCGGATGATCTTCCCCGGCCCCTCCACAGGCGGGAACGACAAGCCGTACAGTGCCTACAACCTGGGAGCGTGGAAGTCGAAGATCGATGCCGAGATCAATGTCTGGCGGCGTGACCCGAACTACATCCCCATCCTGCCGGTCAACATGGGGTACCAGCAGCTTGGCGGCACAGCCAAGGCTCTCATCCTCCATCACGAGTTCCGCCTCTTCGCCGAGCAGATGCTCAGCGGTATGGGGATCCCGCCAGAGTTCGTCATGGGCGGTCTGCAGTGGTCGGCTTCGAACACAGCTCTGCGCGGCCTGGAGAACACCTTCCTCGGCTACAACGAGGATCGCTACGGCCTGATGGACTGGGTGGTGGAGAAGCTCTCCTCCCATATGCAGTGGCCCAAGGTGCCGTTCGCCTTCGGCAAGTTCAAGATGGCCGACGACCTGCAGCGGTCGATGTTCCTCTTCCAGCTCAACCAGGCACAGAAGATCTCCGACCGACGTCTCCTCGAAGATATCGGGGAAGACTTCGACCTCGAGAACAAGAGGATGGGCGAGGAGCTCAACAAGCAGATCGACACGCAGCGGAAGATGCAGCTCGCGGCCGCAGACGTGCAGGGCGCAGCACAGCTCCGGACAGGGAGGTACCAGGCCAAGGTCCAGGAGCTCCAGATGGCCGCACAGATGCGTGCCCAGATGGAAGCTCAGATGGCACAGCAGCAGGGCGCTGGGGGCGCTCCTGGGCAGGAACAGCAGCCGCAGCAGGGACAAGAGGCCCAACCCCAGCAAGGCCAGGAGCAGGGCCAGGAGCAGCCTGCTGGAGCCTCCGAAGGCTCTGTGAATGCCGAGAATGCTCAGGCTCCGAACGAGTCGGCCGTGCCTACGGCCATGGCCGGGATGGAGTCTCCCATCAATGCGGGCCAGCAAGGCGGCTTCGACCTCACCTATGTGGCACAGCGCGCAGCTTCGTACCTGCGGCAGGTGAAGGAAGAGGGCGGGGAGCAGGCGATGTATCAGGAGATGCAGCGCATGCAGATGGAAAACCCCAACCTGTATCGCCTCGTTGTTCAGCTCATGAACGATCAAGGCGCGAACACCGATCCCATGAACGCGAATCAGATGCCGCAGCCTTCGCAGCGTGCGCAACGGCGTGATCCTGCACGGCAAACTTGAGAGAACCATGCACTACAAGTCTGCGGAATACATCTACGACCTGTACGAGAAGGTGGCAGGACGGGCATACCTCAAGAACCTGCGCCGGCTCGCGCGTCGAGGAGATATCGCAGCCATAGAGCGTGAAGTTGCCCGACTTCATGCGGCCGGGAAGCTCAAGATCTCTCCACAAGGAACTCAGATCCAGCACCTCGGACACGGAGCTGAAGGCGTGGGGACGTTGGTTGTAGGAGCTAAGGATGCGCCCGGCAAGGTGACTGTGCGGAAAGCGTATGATCGTGGCTCTGCACTCTATGACAAGGAGTTGATCGGAGAGAAGCACAACATGCTTCGCCGTGCCAAAAACCATCCCCACGTGGCCAAGGTACACAGCAGCAAGATCCGGAAGGGGAGGGGCGGGACTCCCTACACGATCAACGAGTACGTTCCGGGTCGGTCGGGTGTACCTCATCCTCCTCCCCCTGGTAATACGGGTCTGAACTCTTCCATGCCTGTTTCCTGGAGAGAAGGGGCCAACCTGAGAGGCAACGTACTGGGTATGGGCCAGAAGAAGCTCTTGGGCGATGTGGCACTCAATCCTTCGAATGTGAGGACCACTCCTGCAGGGAAGACCAAGATCATCGATTTTCTTCCTACGACTCGGACTCAGACTGCAGAGGCTACTACAGGGCAGACCCCTAAAATGAAGCGCATGCGGAAGTTCATGGGGGCCGGAGACCTGACAGTAGACCCCCACGGTCCGACAGGGGCTGTGGGGGCAGCTCAACAGGCCTACATCGCTCGATTACAGGCGAATCCTGCGGCTCTTGCCCGCGCAGGCAAGGTCCAAGCTCCTGCTCAGATAGAGCAGTTCCGGCACCAGTACAGCCGGAAGCCCCAACCCTCGGACTTTGGACCTACTGGGGCTTTGCGGAAGGCTGATCGTGTCCGGACCCTACGCGGTCTGTAGAGGTCATCTCCCAGGGGAACGAGAAGCTGGGAGCGAAGGTGCCCCTTACATCTCGAATGAGCCTCTTGTCGTCTACGCTCAGGCTCTCGTAGTCCTTGCGGGTTCGAAGAGTAGTTGCGAAGTCCATCCATCGCCGCTGATCGTCAGTCATGAGTTCATGGTTGATCATGGGATCTCCTTGTAGGGAAAGGCACTGCGAGGACCAGGGCGGAGAGCTCCAGTCCGCAGTCTTCGCATGAACCATCGGTCCAGTAGGGAAGCACGCGCAGCTCTGAGCTGCAGACCGTGCATAGCCAGAGGAACTCTGGCACTTCTTCATCGAGGAAGCGTCGTAGGACCGGGCACCGGCCGCAATCCACACGATTGCAGTAGGGAGCCCCTCCATCCCACTTCAGGATGGGACAGAAGACCACGCTCAGATCGGCCGATGCTCCGGGACCGTCAAGCTCGATGTGGCCTGCCTCAGGAGGGAACGTCTTTGCCCTCCTCAGCCTCTCCAGAGGACTTGGCCCCCTCGGCGGGTGTCTACCCCTCCTCCGGCTCATCCTCTTCCTCGAGCCGTTTCAGCTCGCTGTTCCCGTAGTCGCGCGTGAAGCTAAGAGCTCCGCTTACGAACGACAGTACGAGCAGCCATTGAAACGGCGTCACGCTGTGCCTCCTTCACCGAGGTAGTCACAGGGTTGTCTGGCACAGTGGGTCCTTCCACCAGATGTAGCATGAGGCGAGAGAAGACCTCTCCCCATGCAGGCGTCAGCATGCCCCTTGCGGGACTCAGTTTACGGCTCAGAACGTCCTCCTTATGGGTTTGGACCGTTACTGCCCTTATGGCGGAAACCGCGATACCTTAGAGCAATGGCGAAGCTCGACACCCGCGCACTCTTTGAGAGCATCAAGACCCGGACCACGGCAGAGATCCGTCAGCAGTTCCCCTTCGAAGGCCGTACTCGCCGCCTCGAGCTCGTAGACATCAAGGTCGAAGATCAGGCCAGGCTCCCAGCAGATCTGCATCACACAGACAACATCGAGGCCCAGGCTCATGCGAAGGCCAAGGGCCGTACCTGGGGCGTTCCTGTCCGGGCCACGCTCCGGCTCGTAGACAAGTCCACAGGGAAGCCCGTAGATCAACAGTCCTTGGTCATCCTCCGCCTTCCGAAGATCACGAGCCGCTACAGCTACATCATCGCCGGACAGGAACGGCAGCACGACAGCCTCTTCCGCTCCAAGCCGCGACCGTACCACCGCATCGCCAACAACGGAGACATCCAGGCCCGGTGGAACCTCGCCCGAGGCCTGGGCTTCGACATCACCTACGAGCCGAAGAAGGGTCGGTTCCTCATGCGCTTCGGGACCTCGAACGTCCCGATGCACCCCATCCTTCAGGCTCTCGGAGTCTCTGATGCCAAGATGCGGCAGACATGGGGTGAGGCCGTCTTTGCTGCGAACCAACGGGCCGGAAGGAGGGAGCGGGATGTCACCAAGGCGTTCACGGCCCTTCGTCTCATGCCTCCAGGACAGAAGCGGGCCACGCATGAGCAGAAGGTGGCCCTTCTGCGGAAGTACTTCACCGAGGAGACGGAGGTGTGGCCGGATGCCATGAAGTCCGTCTTCGGCAAGGAGTACTCCAACGTCAACGGCGAGAACCTTCTCCTCTCCTCGAAGCGGCTCCTGAAGATTCAGAAGGGCCGCTCCAAGGACGCGCCGCCGATTGATGAGCGCCCTGATGATCGCCAGTCTCTGTCGACGAAGTACCTCGCGACCACAGAGGACTTCATCATCGAGTCCATCCGGAAGCAGTCTCGTGACCTGCGGCGAAAGGTGCTCTCGAAGATCGACCGCGAGGACGCCCGCATCTCGGACATCATCTCGGCCAGCCTCTTCAACAAGGTTGTGCATGGCGTCTTCGACCACGCCCAGCGGCCTGATCAGACCAACCCGCTCCAGTTCCTCTCCGGTCACATGCGGACCACCATTCGAGGTGCGGCCTTCGGCGGTGTCGGCTCCACGCGCGTGAATCTGGACAAAGACAAGCAGATCAACCCCACCCATCTGGGGTTTCTTGATCCTATCCAGACCCCAGAGTGCTGGCCGGGGCATGCCGAAGTCTTCACGAAGGAGGGCTGGATCCGCTGGGACCAGACCGCAAACGATACGGAGTTCCTGTGCCGCCAAGAGGGGAAGACCTTCTTCCAGGCGGCGGTCCGGGTTCACAGGGGCCCCTACTCCGGAGACCTCTACTGCCTCGAGCATGGCAAGATCTCCTATGAGGTGACTCCCAATCACCGGATGTGGGTTGACACCGTGAGCGGTCCCTCATCTTGGCGATTCTCGACTGCGAGCCGGGTGCACGGCAAAACGCGCCGTTTCGACACAGGACACAGTCCCGCCGAAGGAGAACTTCGCGAGTTCACTCTCCCTGTTGTGCCGGGGAACAACTCCTCAAAGAATGTTGAAGAGCCCATCGACATCGAAGATTGGGCAGAGTTCATGGGCTGGTTCCTGTCCGAAGGTACGGTTCATTACCGAGAAGACAAAAGCCGCTACAACGTACGCATCGCTCAAGTCGCATGGAAGAATCTGGCGGAGTACGAAGCGATCGAAGCCCTTCTGGATCGGTTGCCTTTCAACTGGCATTGGGATGGAGAAGGGAAGAGCTTCGGCATCTCGACCAAGCAACTTGCGCACTACCTCCGGCAGTTCGGAAAAGCTCACGAGAAGTTCATCCCAGACTACTTCTTCGATGCCACTACGGAAGCGCGAGAGGCCTTGTTGGAGGCTCTTCTTCTTGGAGACGGCCGTATTGGTTCCGTTCGTAAGGACGGCCGCTCTTACGAGCAGCAGGTCTACACGACTACCAGTCCTCAACTGGCCATAGACGTAGAACGTCTGGCAGTCTCGCTCGGCTACCCGACCAAGATCTCCCGCTATGAGGACAACCGCGAAGATCGGTATCTCGACGTCTATGAGGTACGACTCCTGCAGCATCGCTATCGTACGGCCACCCCACGCCACCCCAACTACCCTTCGAGATACCACAGGAAGAAGTACTCAGGGCAAGTCTACTGCGCGACTGTTCCAGGAGGCCTCCTTTACTGCCGGATGCCCGGAAAGGTAGGATTCTGGTCAGGGAACTCCGATGAAACGGGTATCGCCCTGCATCTCCCTCTCGGAGTCCAGCTCACACCAGCCAAGCAGCAGAAGGGCAAGTCCCGCGTCTCGCCAGGCCACGAACTGAACACCAAGGTCTACGACCGGAAGAAGAAGGACTGGGTCCTGGCCACCCCTGCCGATCTCGAGCGGGAGAACGTCGCATATCCGGACCAGGTGAAGTGGACGAACGGCCGCCCCACACCAGTCTCCCGGGATGTGGTCTGCTACGACTCGGAGCGGGGTACGTCTTCTCGCCCCTGGGCACAGGTCCGTTACATCCTCCCTTCCTCGAAGGCTCTGCTCTCTTTTTCTGCGAACCTCATCCCGTTCCTGGGTAGCAACTCCGGGAACAGGACCATGACCGGCTCCAAGATGCAGGAGCAGGCAGTCGCACTCAAAGATCGAGAGGCCCCGCTTGTTCAGACGAAGACCGATGGCAAGATGACTTTCGAGTCAGCCCTCGGTACGACCTCCTCTCATCGGTCTCCGGTGGCAGGAACGATCACACGGGTGACGAAGGATGCTATCTTTATCCGTCCATCCTCAGGAGGAAAGGCAGTAAAAGTACCCATCTACAACCACTTCCCTCTCAACGGGAAGAAGGGGATGATTCACGCAGAGCCTGTGGTGAAGAAGGGCCAGAAGGTGAAGGAGGGAGATCTCCTCGCAGATACGTCGTTTACGAAGGGCGGCACCCTGGCCATGGGGAAAAACCTCCGGACGGCCTACATCCCATGGAAGGGGCTGACATTCGAGGACTCAGTGGTCATTTCTGAGTCGGCATCGAAGAAGCTCACATCCTCACATTTGCATAAGGAGTCGGTGACGTTCTATACCGGCATGCTTGGTGGGAAGCCGGGCTCCAAGGCAAAGTGGGTGGACTACGCTTTGCCGGAGCGTACGACTGCTGACAAGCTCGCGAAGCTCGATGATGCGGGCATCGTAAATGTCGGCACGAAGGTGGTGGACGGTGACGTCCTCATCGCCGTCTTGTCGCCTTCGCAGCAGACCAAAGAGGATGCGATTCTCAAGAGCATCCATCGGTCTCTGGTTCGCGACTACCGCGACCGCTCCGTTGTCTGGCACCATGACTATCCAGGCACGGTGGTCAAGGTCACTCGTGCCGGGAAGAAGGTCACTGTCCATGTGAAGACCGAAGAGCCTATGACCATCGGCGACAAGCTCGCAGGTCGCTACGGGAACAAGGGTGTGGTCGGGCGCGTGGTTCCAGACAAGGAGATGCCACGAACGAAGGATGGCAAGCCGCTGGACGTTTTGTTCAATCCTGCCACAGTCGTCTCTCGGATGAACCTTGGTCAGGTGTTGGAGACTGCTGCAAGCAAGATCGCGCGGAAGACTGGCAAGCCTTTCGTGGTCGAGAACTTCGCAGCGGGTGTGGACCATACTCAGCAGGTCAAGGATGCTCTGAAGAAGCACGGCCTCTCAGACACCGAAGAGGTCATCGATCCTGCGACAGGGAAGCCCATCGGGCAAGTACTGACGGGTGAGCAGTACATCATGAAGCTCCACCACATGGTGGATAAAGCCATGACTGCGCGTTCTTACGGGACTTACACCTCCTCCGGCGCAGCCCCTGCAGGCTCTGGCATTCCTGGTGGTGGCCAGAAGATGGATGCCTTGGCGACCTATGCCCTCCTCGCACACGGAGCGAAGCACAACCTCCGAGACGCTCAGACCATCAAGTCCGATGGTGACCAGGAAGAGGTGTGGGATGCCGTGATGCTCGGCCGTCCATTGCCTCCGCCGAAGCCGACGCGAGGCATGACCAACATGCTCTCGTACATGCGGGCGATGGGTATCGATACCGAGAAGAAGGGCAACAACTACGTCATCTCCCCGCTCACGGATAAGCAGGCTCTCGCCATCTCCAATGGCGAGATCAAGATGCCCCACAAGGCGCTGTACGCGAAGGGCGCACGCACTCTCGAAGAGGCACGCGGTCTCTTTGATCCACGAGTCACGGGCGGAATGGATGGCCCTTACTGGGGACACATCAAGCTGCAAGAGCGCATGCCGAACCCGATGTTCCAGGGAGCTATCCAATCCCTGCTTGGCATCACGGACAGGCAGTACAAAGAGCTCGTAGGTCCGAAGCTCCAGAAGGACGGCTCCTCTGGTTTCGACGTCATCAACCAGCGGCTCGGGGCCATCAACGTAGACCGCGAGCTGGCAGCTACTCAGGCTCAGCTCCCGAAGCTCACGGAGTCCAAGCTCAACAAGGCTCGGAAGAAGGTCAAGTACCTTCAAGCCTTGAAGAAGCTGAAGGTCTCTCCGGTGGATGCGTACACCAGCAAGGTTGTACCTGTCATTCCGCCGACGATGAGGAAGATCTCCATCGGTCTGGATGGGAAGCAGATCCTCGATGACCTCAACGGCCTGTACCTCTCAGTCGGCCAGGCCAATGCCGCGTTGAAGAACGCAGACCCTTCGACTCCGAGGTCAGAGCTTCAGAAGTCAAAGGCCCACCTGTACCAGGCCACCGCGGGGCTGCGGATGACGGGTACTTCCATCGGCGGCCGCCACCACCGCGGACTGATGGAGAGGCTCATCGGCAAGGTGCAGGGCGTAGGCCAGCCGAAGCACTCCCTGTTCCAGTCGGGAGTCCTCGGTAGGCGACAGGATCTCTCCGGCCGCTCGGTCATCATCCCTGAGCCAGACATGGGCCTCGACGAGGTCGGTATTCCCATCCCCATGGCGATGGAGATGTATCGCCCCTTCGTCGTCCGAGAGCTCGTACGGGAGGGAACGGCCCCTCTTGATGCCGACAAGCTCATCGACAAGAACGATCCTCGGACCCTTCACGCCTTGAAGCGTGCAGTGGCAGATCGTCCCGTACTGATGAAGCGTGACCCTGCCCTGCACAAGTTCTCTGTCATGGGGTTCAAGCCGAAGCTCGTGAGCGGGAAGTCCATCCAGATCCATCCGCTCGTCACGGGCGGCTTCAACGCGGACTTCGACGGCGACAAGATGGGCCTCTTCGTACCGGCCTCTGAAGAGGCAAAGGACGAGGCCCAGAAGCTCCTGCCCTCGAAGAACCTGTTCAGCCCGACCCACTTCGGACTGATGCCGACCCCCTCACAGGACTCCCTCCACGGGATCTACCTGTCCACGAAGTGGGGCCGTCCTGTCACAGTACCGAAGGGAACCACCCGGCAGCAGGCCGTTACCATGCTGCGGAAGGGCGAGCTCAAGCCCTCGGACGTCATCACCATCGACGGCAAGAAGACCACGCCTGGCCGTCTTGAGCTTGCTTCCAGACTCCCGCCCGCCATGCGAGATGATGCGCGGCTCTTGTACGACAAGAACTTCAAGCTCGACAAGAAAGGGATGAAGGCATTCCTCACGGATGTGGCTCGGAAGCATCCGAAGCAGTTCGGCGTGGCCGTCAATGCCTGGAAGGACCAGGGGAATCGGGTCTCCTTCACTGCCGGAGCTTCGTTCTCCCTCAACGACTTCCACGATGGGAAGAGGGCCCGGGATCGCATCCTCGCCAAGTACAAGCGCAAGGAGGCAGAGATCCGGTCCTCCCGGAAGTCTCGTCGTCAGAAGGACAAGGCCATCGTCGCGCTCTATGCCAAGGCTCAGGCGGAACTCAAGGCTGCTGGCATGGAGATGTACGGCAAGAGCAAGAACCGTGTCTACGAGTGGGCACAGTCCGGCGGCCGTGGTGGTTGGAACCAGTTTGGCCAGATGGTCTTCGGCCCGATGCTCGTCACCGATCCGGAGAAGCGTCCAGTCCCTGTCCCGCTCACGAAGTCTTACGGCGAGGGTCTTCCCATCTCGCAGTACATGGCCGCGATGCACGGAGCCCGAAAGGGAACCCTGGACCGCGCAGCAGGTACGCGAGACCCTGGTGCCCTGACTAAGGACATCATCAACACCGTCATCGACTACAAGGTCTCGGCCGAGGACTGCGGCTCTACGCGTGGCACGAAGATGCCAACCGCGAGCGTGGACACGGCGGACAGGTACCTCATCACCCCGGTCAAGTTGAAGGATGGCACGACCATTCAGGCAGGCACGCTTCTGACCTCGCCACTCCTGACCCGGATGCGGAACTCTGGAGTCAAGGAGGCACACGTCCGTTCACCCTTGCACTGCAAGATGTCGAAGGGGATCTGCCAGCACTGCCTCGGCCTCTCCGAGCGAGGGAAGCATCACGATGTAGGTACCAACGTGGGGGTCATCTCTGGCCACGCGCTGGGAGAACCGGTCACACAGCTCACCATGCGGTGCAACGCTGCAGGGAACTTGGTCCGTATACGCGCCGGGGAGGACATCTTTACCTGCTCTCTGGAGCAGCTCTGGCAGTCCATTCCCGGTACGGTTCGCGTGGATGACGACCCCGGACATACGCGAATCGAGACGAAGGCAACGCCAGGTTTGGAGGTATGGGACCAGACCGGGTGGACGAGGATTCGTACGATCCAGAGACATCAGCAGGATGACGAGATGTACATCTCTCGTACATCATCGGGACGTGCCTTCGTATCGCAGGGGAACCATCCGAACTGGGCCCGCCAGAACGCTCCTGCGTGTACCTCTTGCGGGTGTGAAGAGCCTCACAAGTTCAACAGCCGGCACCAGCGCAGAGGCGAGGACATGGTCACGCTCCGATGCGTGGAGTGCGACCATCGTTTCACGGTCCGGAAGGGTGAGTACGAGCGGGGCCAGGAGCGGGTGGTCTACACAGAGAATCTCCAGGGCCTGCTGATCGGAGTCTCGGAGGCGCCCAAAGACACCGTGCCTTTCGAGCTTCCGATGCCTCCGTACCTGATGGGTATGTGGCTCGCAGAAGGGTGCTTCCGCCATGAGAAGAACAAGACTCTCCGACTGGAAGAGGGAACGCAGCGACGGGTCAAGCGTAGTCACACGAACTACCGGAAGCTCCACTCACTGATCATTACTCAGAAGCCTGGAGTGATTCACGACCAGATCCTCCAGGAGCTCGATGAAGCGGGCATCTCGTACCATGTCTCTGGCAAGAACATCATCTTTGGAGATGTAGAGCTTTGCCAGCGACTATGGGGCTGCGGAAGCAAGGCATCTGAGAAGCAGCTTCCTCCCGGATTCCTTGCGATGTCGAAGGAATCCATCATGGAGTTTTTGGCGGGATACTACGACGGAGACGGTACTTGCGACCCAGGTGAGACACGCTTCTCTTTCGACACTACGAGCTGGACTCTCGCGTCTCAGGTTGCAGAGCTTGTACGCGCGATAGACGGAGTGGCGAGTCTCTACAAAACCCCGTGGAGAGGTACCTCTCAGAACCAAGGCTACCGCGTCAATGCAGCCCTCTATGAGCCTTTGCCGTCTGTGAAGGGCCACCCGCTTCGGACAAGCCTCAACTCTGAGTTCGACGATTACGAACAGGTATCTGCCGTGCAAGAGGTTGAATACGGAGGGGGCTTCGTGTACGACATCGCTACAGAGACGAGGGCTTTCTCGTCGAACGGGGTTCGCACTCACAACACCTTCCATACCGGTGGATCGGTCGGCAACGATGGTGTCGTGGATGCCTTCCAGCGGGTGAAGCAGCTCTTCTTTGTTCCGAAGAGGCTTCCAGGATCTGCGGCCTTGGCGACGGTCTCCGGCCAGGTGTCCCTGGTCCGACAGAATCCTCTCGGAGGCTACGACGTTGTCATCGAAGGGAAGACGCACCGTGTCATCGAAGGGAAGGTGCTGCCGAGCATCCGAAAGGGTGTGCATGTCAAGAAGGGTGATCCACTCTCCTCCGGCTCCATCAATCCGCATGAGCTCCTGCAGCAGACCAGGAGCATGGGGCGGGTTCGTGACTACCTGACTACTGAGGTTTCCAAGGCGTATGGCGGGTCCGTACGTCGTCGGCATGTGGAGACGGTGGTGAGGGCCATGACGAACCTCACCATGGTCAACTCTGCTCCACCAGACTCCGGCCTGATGCGCGGCCAGCTCACGCCCTTGTCACGCGTGAAGGCGTACAACGAGGAGGCCAAGGCCGAGGGGAAGCCGACCATCCTTCATACGCCTCAGCTCCGTCCCATGACGGAGATGCCATTGGCAGGTAAGGAAGACTGGATGGCGCGGTTGAACTACCGTCGCCTGAAGGAGACGTACCAGGAAGGTGCAGCACAGGGCTGGGCCTCGGACATTCACGGAGATCATCCGATTCCTGGTCTGGCTCATGGTGCGGAGTTCGGGCTGAAGCCCTATGAGCCTCCGAAGGTTCCCGGGAGACGGTGATGTTGAAGCAGGGCAGGCATTTCACAGCCGAAGAGTTCGACCAGATGGTTGGAAGTCTTCGTGATCTTCGGAAGAAGCGGCAGGCGAAGGCCCACAGGCAGGTGCAGAAGTACGAGGCGAAGTCTACGGCCCGACGCGCGGGCGGCGTAGATGCTGCCACCGCAGAGAAGATGGATCGTGCACAAGCGCGATTGCGCGGCCGTGCGGAGTTTGTGAGTGGAGTGGGCAAAGAGCAACAAGCCCCGGCCAATATCCCCGAGCAATACCGTGAACAGGCCAAGAAGGACATCGCCAAGCAAACAAGACAGGGGTACAGGGGTCTGCTCGGGCGTGGCAAGGATTCCCCTCTGGTACGTCGCCATATCCCCGAAAACCCGGCCGCAGTCAAAGCTCGGAAGGCTGAGGAGCTTCGCGGGAAGCTAAAGACTCACTTCGCAGATCAGCATGCTGCTGAAGCGAAGGCCCAGCAGGACTTCGTCGACAAGGCCAAAGCCCGTCAGGTTGGTGGTACCCAATCCGCAGCTTCTGCGTCGAAGCCTCCTACGGTATCGGCCCCTACGCCGAAGCCTGAGACTCCCACGCCGAAGCCCGACGCTTCCACCACTTCTGGAGGGGGTAGCTCTACTTCGACTCCAGATGCTGCCAAGCCCAAGCCTCCTCCGAAGACCCCGTCGAAGGGCCTGCTCGGAGGTATGAAGCCCGGGACGAAGCGCGGTCTTCTGATTGGAGGCGGCGTGGCGACAGGTCTGGCAGGTCTGGCGGCCATCCGTTCTGCCACAGCACCAAAGACTCCGCCGCCTCCGAAGATGGCAGGTTTGGCGGCACTGATCTGGAAGTAGGCCATGCGTCGTCGGTTCCCGCCTCATCGTGGTCGAGGACGAGGCGGCTACGCGGACGTCCGCATCCTTGCTGCGCGCATCCTCGCAGTGAACCCGATGCTCTGGACGTGCCACCTCCGTACAGAGATCGGCGAACGGGACTTCCCTGACGTTCCTCTGGGCTCTCCCTACCTCCATCCTGCAGATGGGGAAGGCTTCCTCATCATGCCGGAGCCCGGAGCTGCGGTGTGGATGGCAGAGCCCTCGGAAGGCAACACCAGGCCATTCATCGTGGCCTTCCGTTCCTACTTCAGCAAAGAGCCTGGTTCCGAGTCGAACCCGACACAGCTCAATGCCCGGATGAACCGTCCCAGGTTCAATCTTGGTGACATGGGCATCATTGGAAGGAACCGTAACGGCATCAAGGTTCGACGCGGCGGCGTCACGGAGGTTCTGGCCTCTCCTCTCTCTCGAAGGATCTACTCAGCCCGTGGCCACATCATCCACGACATCTGTCAGAACTGGAAGCTGGACACTCTCGGCGGCTCCATACGATGGCTCGTGGCCCGAGAGGAGAAGGATCCTGAAGGGAAGCAGGGCACCCTCTTTGACCTGAAGGCCAAGGAGTACGCGAACCATAAGGGCCATGTCGTCCGTGCACGTCTTGGCGGACAGATCGTTGTCGGCTCCGAAGGTGATGCTGACGGAGGTGCCGGAGAGGCGGGTCCGGCTCCGGCTTCTTCAGAGCTCGTAGACACCCCTGTTCTCTACCTCCAGTTCTACGAGGACGGTGACAAGGCTGAGGATGATCTCTCACCGTCTGGTGCAGTGCTGGCAGACAAGGACGGGAACATTGAGCTGGCCTTCAAGGGGAAAGTCCGCATCGAGGTTCGCGGTGCGACAAATGCCACGCTTGAGCTCTCTCCCGGAGCTGTGAAGGTCGAGGCAGATGCGCAGGTCGACGTTGAGGCCCCGACCATCAACTCGACTGCGACCGTCAAGGCGACAACGACTGCACCGGTCATTGAGGCCACAGCAGCTACGTCTGCCACTATCGCTGCTCCCACGGTTTCTCTTGTTGCTGGATCCTCTGCTATGACAGTGACAGAGGCCGGAGTGGCTGTCGGAGAGGGAAACGGCGGAGGGGCTCTGGTGGACAATGGCTATAGCCAGATGCTCTCCGCAGCTCTGGGAGAGATCGTCTTGATCGGCACGGCTGCAGGGCAGTCCACTACCGCCATCCAGGCTCTGATCTCTGCTGTGAATGCGGGGACGTTCACGAGCTCGAAGTTCAAGACAGATATGTGACCATGGCCCGCGGGAGCGGGCAGCAACGGGTGTTATTCTTAGCGATGCACCCAACAGGAGCAGCCGGGATGTCCATCGCCACGCATGAGCCTCTCTTCCTCCGCGAGTACACCGTCCATGACCTGTTCGAAGGGGAGAAGCGGGCCTCACTCGTCAAGATGCCCGACGATGAGAAGAAGTGGCCGCCGTTCATCCTCTCCTCCCTTCAGCGGGAGTTCCCCTTCCTCGCTGAGTACGACCTCGAGATCGTCCTCGACCGTGTGGAGCCAGAGGCAGGGGCTGCTCTCGGCTACGTCCAGGTTCGGAACCGCACCCGTGCGCGGCCGCAGGACGTGGGAGCTTTCGGCAACATCATCCGTATCCCCATCATCATCCAGGACCGGCGGCTTCAGAAGTTTCTGGTCTTCGAGACGGGAGGCCAGACCTACCCCATGACTGAGGAGCGGGTGAAGCAGGCAATGATCGATCCAGGCATCTTCGACACCACCGTCGGCAAGACCCCAGGCTCCCCAAGCATCGTCGACCAGCTCTTCCCGCCGTACCAGCAGCGGCAGGGCTTCGGCCGGGTGGTGGAGCCTGCAGCAGGAGGGATCTCGAAGGTCTCCGCGGCGCCTCTGGAGGACGGCGGCCACACGACGAAGACGGCCTCCTCCTCGATTCGTGCGCGTTTGCGGCTGGTCGCTCGTTGATGGACCTTCTTGTCCTACAGGCATTCACCAAGGCGGCTGCAGAGAGCGAGCGAAGACGTCGCATAGCTCGTAGTACAGCCATAGGAGCCGCAACAGGTGCAAGCGTCGGAATGGCGTGGCCCTTTGCGGCTATGTACTTGTCGCGAGGGCTTGGTGTACCGAGCTTCCGTCAAGTTCCTGCAACGACGCTTGCGGGTGCTGGCATTGGCCGTCTGGCGGCGACTCTAAGGAAAGAAGCGAAGCGTGACTTCCATCCCGTAAAGGTGGAGGCTCCGAAGAAGAAGAGGAAGAAGTTCCCCTTCCAAGGCTTCGTTGACTTCCAAGGTTTGAAGATCGACATCGAGAACAAGAAGGGCTCTTACAGAGAAGGCAAGTCACCCGAAGGGAAGAAGTGGCGAACCTACATGCACTGTGCGTACGGAGAGATTCGAGGCACAGAGGGCTCGGATGGCGACAAGCTCGATGTCTATGTGGGTGATAACCACGACTCTCCGCTCGTAGTCGTCATCCACCAGCAGGATCCGAAGACCAAGAAGTACGATGAAGACAAGGTCATGATCGGCTTTGACACTGTCGCTACGGCTATCAAAGCCTACAAGCGTCAGTACGATCGTCCAGGGTTCTACCAGTCACACACTACGATGCAGATGGGCCGCTTCTGGCGATGGGTCCATGACCGTTCGAAGCACGGTAAGAAGGTGGCGAGTCGTGAGCGTAGGGGACGGATGAGTCGCGAGCTGCGCGATCCCCGTCTGTATTCAAACCTTCGAGGGGCGATGGCTCTGGAGTCTGCCAAGAAGAGGGTTGCTGCGCACAAGGGACTGGCCAAAGGTGATGGAACTATTCGCTCAGCAGTCAGGAAGGGTCTTCTACGAGAACGACGCTAAGGAATAGCAAGAAAAGCTATGGTTCTTGCTCTGGCCACTGGCTCTGAAGCGTGTAGATGAGGTACGCTTAGGGCAGTGGAGTCGTCTATGGTACGCGGTGTGTAGCTGAGAAGCGTTATACTCGGGCCAGGAGAACCTTCAAATGCCTTCCCTTCATCAGTCTGGTCCCTCGAAAGAGGCTCGTTGGCGGAACACGCCCATGTCGCTTCAGGAGCGGGATGCCTGGGAGAGGCAGCTCAAGGCGGCCCAGGAGAAGAAGCACGAGGCGAAGAAGCTCAAAGGCACTCGCCTCGCCCACGGAATGAGGGCCATGCAGAACAGCTTTCAATCGCAGACCCCGAAGGCCCGGCTGACTCGTCGGCTTGGCCTGGGTGTGGTGAAGAAGGGCTCTCTCTGTGAGGCCATCGCCGGGACCATCAATCGCTCGGACTTCGCCCGCATCGACGTGGTCTACGAGGAGAGTCCTGCAGTTCAGCAGCTCCTGCCGAAGTCGGCGGGGGTGATGACTGCGTTGCGGGGCCTGACCTCGCAGCCTGTGACGACTGGCGAAGAGGTGCTCGAGCGGTCGCTGAAGCTCGCCTCCCGTCCGCAGTTCGATGTCATCCAGCTTCGCGTGGACGGCTACGGCTACATCCTGAAGCACTCGGCAGCTCCGAAGGGTGTGAAGCCTCAGGAGCGGAAGGTGTCCAAGGAGGCGGCGCAGAAGGCCCTCCCCCAGGAGATGGTCAACACTGCAGATCAGCAGGGTGTGGCAACCGTCACGGAGGTTCAGGCTGCTCCCGACCCGATGCAGGAGCAGCCCCAGGCTGTGACGCAGTTCGGCATGTACAAGGTGACGGAGGCCACAGGCGGGCAGCTCGTCGGCTTCGTCATCCCGCAGCTCTTCGATCCGGTGCAAGGTGTTCCGGTACAGCAAGGCCTCTTCTTCACGGGCGGCCAGTACGCTCTCGCTCCGCAGTTCCAGGGCGTCCTCACGGGCGTGAGCCACAATCTTCCGGAGAGCGGAGAGCCTCGAGGTCTCGGCATCTTCTACCACACCGACGGCAAGGGTCTCCTGGCCACGGTGCCCTACACCATCATCTCCAAGGTGACGGCAGAGGGTGTGCCGTACTACGCGGCGCAGACGCAGACGGGTGATGAGGTTCAGGTCAAGATCTCTCAGGAGATCGTGCGGCCGCTTGCGGCGACTCCGGGTGAGATCATCATCCCGGCCAACTTCAAGTGGCTCGCCCTCGACAACGAGGTGCAGCTCATCGGGCCGGAGGCGGACCCGATGGCGGCACAGAAGGCGGCGTCGGTCGGCACCCTGTGTGAGATCCGTGCCTGGAGGCACGAGCTGGGGGCGGGTGGCGGTGTGGACCTGCAGGGACCGGTGTTCTCGAAGCTCGGTTCCGGGACGCACACCTGGGCGGATGGCCTGTTCTACCTGGCTGCAGCCGGGATGCCACAGAACCTGGCCCTGGCCTGCATCGACAAGGCGGCTTCGTCGGGACAGGTCGTGAAGATGTACGGCCTGGCCCCACTGACAGATCACGACGACATGCTGAAGGATGCGGCCGCAGAAGCAGTGGCAGACTTCAAGCGTCTCGATCTGCCAGAGCGGCCACTTCTGCTGAAGGAGGCCCTCGCCATCGAGAGCACCAAGGAGGCTCGTGCTCTGGTCGGTACCAATGCTGTAGACCATCTCCTGGCCCTGAACTTCATCAACCCGGAGAACGTGGAGACCTTCGTCGAGTACCTGCCTGAGCTTGAGGACACTGCGTCCAAGCTGGCCCAGCTCACTTTCGCCGTGCAGCTCGGTCTCCAGAGTGTACCGAAGACGGCAGCCATCCATGCCATGCGGTCGCTCGATGCTGTCATCGCTTCGCTGAAGGCTCTGCGTCAGTACAAGGTGTGATGCGGCACCCCGCGCAGTTCTTCGTTCACTTCCTCTGGCTCTCCCTCGTAGAGCCTTCTTTGAAGGAAGTGAACAAGGTCCTTGACCGGTTCGGCCTTGCGGGTCTGACAGAGGGCCAGTACGGCCACATCCTCGAAGACCTGCCGACTACTCCTGACGACTTTCAGCCTGTGAACTCACGGCACCGGCCCACGATGGCATGGCTAAAGAAGGTCGGCATCCGTTCGTTGGTTCGAGCAGACAAGGTCGCGCAAGAGATGAAGGTGGCTATCCTCGGCCATCCTCCTACGCGGGAGAAGGTCGAGCAGCTCCTCATCGGCAATGTCTCTCCTCGGGAGGTCTCGTACCGTCTGCAACGGATCGGGACGCACGTCTCAGATGCCGCTGTAGCGGAGTTCCGTCACTACTTCTGGGACACGCGAGAGATGGGCATCGCCGATTGGGCCGCGTACTTTGCTGAGGACCGGCAAGGGCGTACCCACATCTTGATGAGCCCCTACATGGCAGCACTTCGGGGAGGGCCTGACCTGGCCCTGTATCGGGCAGGAATCAAGACCAAGCTCGACACGAAGAAGATCATGGAGGGGGTCATGCGAGAGCTATGGCACACCTTCCAGGAGACCTGTACGCTTCCGCTCTCGCAGCGGAAGGTCGAGATGCTGGGAACCCTCTCTCGGAACATTGCTCGTGCGGACGAGCGGTTGAAGGCCAGTGATACGGCACTGCAGGAGATCCTGCAGCAGTTCGAGAAGTTCAAGGTCATCGCGGACGATGAAGAGATCGTCACTCTTGCCGAGCTTGCTCCTACAGGTACGGTGAGTGATAAGAGTAGGGAACAGATCGTCTCGCGTCAGGGGTGAGGAATGGTACCGCAGGGCATGATTCGTACGAGCGACGGAGTGCTCACCCAGGCTCCGGCATGGGCGATGGAGTTTCACCGCAAGGACTACCTGCGGGAGGCCTACGATGCGCAGTCGCAGCTCGCCACAGAGCCGCCGCCGCAGCGTCTGGAGTTCCGTGGCGACAACATCCAGGCCGATGTCGTGCTCAAGGGCGAGCACGATGTCATCTTCCAGATCTACATCGGCACCAAGGATGCGCCTGCGCCTCTCCTTCCCGATGTCGAGGTGGTGATGTTCCGCGTGATCCTGGATCACTTCGGTACTACGGATCGCTTCGAGGGTGATGAGGTGTCGGAGCTTCGAAGCTACGCCGTGAAGGCGAAGGGCCTGCGAGGTATTCCCACCTACAGGGAGGAGTTCCACGTCGCCGGATTCCTCCACCTCCTCGATGCCACCATCGGCGAGCTGGAGTAGACCATGGCCATGATCGTCAAGTCCTTTGCCACGGTGAAGGAGGTCAGGGACTTCATGGCCGAGAACAATCTCGGCAAGGAAGACATCCTCTCCTTCGACACCAACGCCTCAGGGTTCATCGACATCCTTTTCGATGATGGGTCCATCTCGGACTACGCCTCTGGCACCAACGAGACGCATACCGTCGGCGACGGGTACCGTGTTCGCCATCTCCAGTTGTGGGCGAGTGGTGGTGCAGGCTCTGCCACCATCTTTGGCGGAGACACCATCACCATCCCTGACGGCGCGCGGATTCCGCTCGACTTCCACGGAGCACTGATCGGTGATGGAACGGCCGCGTCGAACATTGTGGTAGGCGCGAACACCTACTACTACATCGACTGGTACGATCGCTCATAGTCACCGCCTGAAGGCCCTACGCCCTCGACCTCCGGTCTTCGCGTCGTCTCTGCGAAGGACAGTCCGGCAAGCCTTCTGCCGGTGGAACTCGCAAGCACCGTACTCGGCAATGGCTGCACGATGCTCCTTCGTGCCGTAGCCCATGTTTCGGTCCCAGCCGTATTGGCCCCACCGCTTGTGAGCACGGAGCATGACTTCGTCCCTTCGTAGCTTTGCGAGGATGCTGGCGGCCGCTACAAGCCAGTACTTGCTGTCTGCTCTGGGGATTGCCACTTCTGGACCCAGTCCTCCGACCTTGGTCTTCCCATCTGTGATCAGGAGCATGTCTGGTTGTAGGGACTCTACAGCCGCAAGGACTGCCCTTTTTTGTGCTTCGTGTAGCGCTCTTCCATGTCCCAGCTCATTGATGTCACGAACGGAGGCAAGGCCAAATCCGACCTCTCCTTCATTCTCCACCAAATAGGAGATCAGAGATGGTTCCAGTCGCTCTCTCTCCGGCCGAGTGGTCTTCTTTGAGTCCCTCACTTCCGCAATAGGCCAGAAGGTTGTCAACTGGTTGAACGGAATCTCCAGAGTCATCGCGACGGCCGTGACGCAGAATGGCCCTGCGAGGGCCCCGGTGCCGACCTCGTCCAGCCCAACGTAAATCACCTGTCACCTCATAAGGATTGATGTCTTTTCTGGGTCCCAAACCCTTCAAGAGGATGAGAGCCTTAAAAGAAGTGCCCTTCCATTCACTTCTCTGGTACTTGCAGTCGTTGATGCTCGCCCACTCCTTGAGCTGAGCCCTCAACGATCGCACTTCCTCCTTTAGCCAGGGGCGGAGGAGCGTGATTGTGAAGACCCACTGTAGCGGGTCATCACGCTCCCCCAGCCTGTAGCTGTAGATGTCGTGGTCGAGTGCCCAGTTCACGGTCTGAATGAACTGAGCGACCCAGACCAGGCTCTCAGGTTCGGGCTTCTCGCTGTGTCCGTCCACTCTGCTCGACCGGGTCAAGGAGGGCGAAGGGTCGCCGCTTCTTCTTTTGTAGGGTGTAGCCCGCAGAGCTTCCCAGGGGGAATGCAGAGAAGAGGTCAGCGACGGTGTTCACCATCTTGGGGAGAGCGATGGAGAACTCCCGCTTCCGGATCAGGATGTCATCGTGCCTCGGCGGGTAGACGAATGCCTTGACCGCCTCGTATGCTATCTTGCCGCCCTTCTTGACAGGCAACCGGATGATGATGTGTGGCATCATCCACACGTCACCCTCTCGGCCGAAGTCGAGACCGACGCCCCATCCCACTACGCGACACCGGGCCTTGTCCACGGTGATGGGCGGACGCCGCGGGGCCGGAACGAGCGGGGAGCTCCACACTCCGTCATAGGGCAGGACCTGGCCCCGCTCCATGACCTGCGGCTTCGCCGGGTCCGGATCGTAGATGTTGAGCTCGGACCCGTTGATCGGGACGCGCTCGAGGATTTCCTGGATGCGAGCGAGATCATCTTCATCGGACCCGGGAGCCCACGACTCGCCCACGATGGACGAGTAGAAGTTGATGTCGTTGCCCAGGAAGTCCATCCGGAGGAGGCGGTGTTCTGGGATGGTGACCTCTTCGCCTCCTTTGGTGGTGGTGAGTTCTTCGGGCTGGTAGAGGACTTCCAGCCCGATGCCTGCGACGAGCGAAAGTCGTCGGCGGGGAGTTTGCATGTTGGGTGTCTCCAGACCCGGCACCATGGATTAGGTGTTTACCGGGCTATTCTCCTTATGGCAGGGAAAGGATGGGCATTTACGACGAGGATCCTGACGTTCTGGAGTACTCCATTGAAGGGTGGAACTCCCTTGAGTACCGGGAGCCGTGGGATCACGAACCACCGATTCCTGCCGTAGAGGATTGGGAGGTAGAGCGACACTTGCGGGAGCAGAGGCTCCGCTACGCCCTCACCCCGTCGCAGTTCACGGAAGAGACTGTGCTCATGCCCAACGCGAAGACGCGGGCATTGGAGGCGTTTTCCTTCGCAGATCGTCCTTACCTGAGGAAGGTCTACAATACGCAGTCCAATCGTGTCCTTCTCATGGCCGGACGGCAGGTGGAGAAGTGTGTTCATGAAGATGAAGTAGTAGTCGACTCTTTCGGCAAGCCGACCCCTATCAAAGACCTGTTGGTCGGCGATATACTTGTGTGCTTGGCTACCGAGGAAACGTCCCCGAATGTTGAGCGAGGGTCGGGATCTCGGATGACCACGTCAAAGATTACGTGGAAGTCTCGCAAGCGTAAGAAGCCTTGCCGCGAGATCCGGACGAGACAGGGCCATCGCTCTCGTATGGCTACGACACATCCTGTTCGGGTGTGGAACGGGTGGAAGGCTGCTGGAGATCTCGAAATAGGAGATCGAATCGCAGTGGTTCGTAGGGCAGGGGTGTTCAGCAGCTGCGATTACGACGTGTCTTCCTCTCGGGTACGGCTCACCGCCTACATGATTGGAGATGGCGGGTGCAACCCCAAAGACGTGACCTTCACGAACGAGACCTTTGAGGTCCTTGACGATTTCGACGATGCTCTTGTTGATGAAGGGATGTCGTACACCTTCTCACCCAAGAAGGATTCAAACACGACCTGCTTCCGTCTCCCTCGCTATCGAGCAGAGAAGCTCCGTGGATGGCTGGAAGAGGATGGTCTTTTGGGGACGGACTCCTACTCGAAGTTCCTTCCTGATTGGGTATTTCGTCTTTCGCGAGAGCAGACGTCTCTGTTCCTGAACAGGCTTTGGTCTACAGACGGGCACGTCAAGTGCAACACCGACACGAAGTGGTCCATCGAGTACTGCTCTATGTCGGAGAGGCTGGTCAGGCAGGTTCAGGCATTGCTGTGGAAGCTTGGCATCCCTTCCAGGATCAGAGAGAACTGGCCTTCGATCTATAAGAAGCGCGGTGAGAAGGTTCTTGCTTATATCCTCCGTATCGAGACTCAAGAAGGTGTACGTTCGTTCGTTCGTGACATCGGTGCGCTTGGAAAGATCGAGCGGCAAGAGCTTGACCCCTGGGAGACCAACAACAATCGAGACACGTTGCCGTTGGAGGTGAACGAGTTCATACGGGAGATCTACGATGAGGTCTCACCGAAGAAGGGAGACCGAACCCTTCAGTCCGCAGGACTTCGCCGTAGCCCTAAGTACTGCCTGACCCGGAAGAAGCTGCTCGCGTATGTCGAGTTTTTCGAAGGAGACCCTCGATACTCACCCTCGAAAGTTCGGCTCCTGAAGGAGCACGTGAGTTCTGACATTTACTGGGACGAGGTGGAGTCTATCAACGAGATGGGGGAGCAGTGGTGCTACGACCTGACGGTTGATCGTCATCACAACTTCGTCGCAGGCGGGATTGTCACGCACAACAGCACCTCTCTCGGTAATCGGATGCTGGCTCTATGCTGCCTCATCCCGCATTTCCGTGCACTGTACGTCTCCCCGTCTTCAACACAGACCAAGGAGTTCTCGAACCGGCGGTTGCGTGAAGTCTTGATGACCTCGCCGCGACTGAGGACGTGGTTCCCGCAGCATCTCACGGACAATGTCTTTGAGAAGCGAGCCATCAACCGGAGTGGAATCACACTCCGGTATGCGTTCCTCAACGCAGATCGCTGCCGGGGACTCTCTGCAGATAGTGTCATCCTCGACGAGTTCCAGGATCTCCTTCTCGACACTATTCCGGTCATCGAGGAGGCTGCGTCCCACTCCGCCTTCAAGTACTTCATCTACGCAGGAACTCCGAAGTCGCTCGACAACCCGATCGAGCACTACTGGTCCACCTTCTCGACTCGCAACGAATGGGCAGTCCCCTGTGAGCGGCACGGCACTCCTAAGGTTCCGGGCTCCTGGCACTGGAACATCCTGGGTGAGAGGAACATCTCCAAGGCCGGACCGGTCTGTGACCGCTGCGGCGGTCCCATCTTCCCCAACCATCCGAAAGCACAATGGGTCCGTACCGGTAACCCCGACCCCAACCTCACGGTCTTTGAGGGTTTCCGCATCCCGCAGCTCATGGTCCCCTGGATCAGCTGGAAGGAGCTGTGGACCAAGTACACGGACTACCCACGTGCACAGTTCTTTAACGAGTGCCTGGGCCAGTCCTTCGATTCAGGACAGCGCCCTCTCACTCAGGACGACATCAGGCAAAACTGTGATTCCTCAATCACCCTCACTCCCGAAGGGGTGGCCGACATCCGTCGACGGATGGCGGGGGTTCAGCTCTATGGCGGCATCGACTGGGGCCAGGGCTCGACGAACTCGTACACGGTGTTCTTCGTAGGCGGGTACCTCAACAACAAGTTCACCATCTTCTTCTGCCATCGCTTCGTTGGAGCGGAATCCGAACCGCGCACCCAGCTCAAGAAGATCTGCAGGATCATCGAGACCTTCAACCTTGCCCGCGTCTGTGTTGACCATGGTGGAGGCTTCTGGCCAAACGGTGAGCTTCTTCGTCGCTATGGCTCCAATCGCATCGTACGGGTGCAGTACCTCACGCCGAATGTCTTCATGCGTTGGGATGAGGCTCTTGGGCGGTACATCATCCACCGCTCCGAAGTCATGTCGGCGATGTTCAATGCCATCAAGCGCGGCTCGGTCGTAAGGTTCCCTGCCTGGAAGTACTTCAAGTCTCCTTTCGCAGCAGACATGCTCTCCATCTTCTCGGAGTACTCCGAGAAGATGCACATGACGCAGTACAAGAAGTCGGCCAACAACACCGACGACTCCTTCCATGCGTTCCTCTACTGCTTCCTCTCTTCGATGATTGACATCCCTCGGCCCGATGTCTTCATCCCTTCTCAGGCTGTGGACCGTATGCTTGAAGCTCGTGAAGAGTATTGAGAGCTAAGAAGGATTGTAGGTAAAGAGGCTAAAACTTCAACCAAGAGCAGAGCGGGCCACCTCCACAAGGGAGGGGCCGCGCTCTGTCGAGAAGGGATGCGGCTACGCCGCCATCGTCAGGATCTGCTTGGCCATCGCCATCGCCGCGCGGTCGCTCAGGGGATCCTTGCCCTGGGCCTTCCGCTGGCTCTGCAGCGTGTCGATCACGTCGGCGAGGTCCTTCTTGGCGGCGTTGGCAGCGGCCTCTGCCAGGGCCAACTTTCGGTTCTCCTTCGCTAGATCCCCGGCGAAGTTCTCTCCGAGGGTGACCGAGGCGGGCTGCTGAACTCCTCCGAGGGTCCGGGCCGTCACGATCTGGGTGACGACCTCTGAGGAAGCCGAAGCACATGCGGCCGCCAGCCCGGTCAGGCCGATGATGGCGCCGCTGGTCAGGGCCAACGTGGGGTCGATCGAGACCCCGAAGGTGGCCTCGGCCACCTTGTTGACGACAGTGCTGGTGGCGCCACCGGCGGCGGCGGCGGTGACCGTCGTACGGATTGGGTTTTCGTAGTATTCAACGGCGATACGATCGCATACGCCGATGTTCGGAAGCGTGGCACGACTCATGTCGAGCCTCCAGTTGTGGTTGGGTTGTCGGGTGCATCCAGGGCCAAACAGCTGGCGTTCCTGGGCGCAAAAGTCTTATGCCCGAAAGGACCGGCTCTTTTAGCCTCAGTCCTTCCCTTCCATGGGCAGACCTGCTCAGTCCGTCTCAGACTCATCCGAGGCGAGAACGAAGGTTCCGAATGCCTCTGCCATGGCCATCATGGCGGGAGCAGCAGTGGCCATCGCGACCTCGAGCGCTTCCAGCCGCTCGTCCTGCGCCTCCATCCGATCCACTTGAAGGCCGATGACCTCCGCCATCTCGGCCTTCAGAGCCTCCACAGCCTTCGCCATCTCAGCCCGAGAAGGTGACGTCTCCGGTCCCCGCGCCACGAGGGTTTCGAGGTTGGTGAGCCGCGCTTCGATGCGGCTATAGACTGTACCCTGCGCCTTTGCAGGCCTCTCGGACCTCTGCGGAGCGCGTGTTGCCTCTCGGGCAGAGGGCTGCGTCCGAGAGGCGGGGGCGGGGGCGGAAGCGGGAGGCTTCGCCGGCCGCCGCAGGGACAGCTGGTGAAGGCGCGAAGTGAGCGCCTCCGCAACTGAGGTCTGGTGATTCATAGTGCTCCTTTGGACAGCAACATCGGTTTGCCGACCAAAGCACTTATGACTGGAATCCCTACGATTTCATGCAGTCCTCTGGAACCTTCCCATCATCCCCGTCAGCTCGTCATGAATGGAACGAGGCGTGTTTGTGGGAGGTTGCAGGTGAGGGTCCCGAATCACACCGTACATCTCGGTGTAGCAGAGGGCTGACACTCGGAGTCGGCGTCGTCCTTCCACAAGAGTGCGGTGAACCTTCTGCACTCGAAGCGAGGTTTCGTAGTCCTCTCTTGTTGCCACATGCGCCACTTGAGCGATGCACAACTTCATGAGGAGTACCCAGGCCCGTCCATCTTCCACGGCCTCGGCCATGATGTGGAAGCTCTCTTCCGTCAGGCTCATGAAGATCTCAGCCCATGCTTCAAGCTCTTCAAGGCTGAAGCTCGTCCTACCAAGAGTCTGAGCAGCACTCTCATGTAGCTGTCGTGCGGTCGTAGCTGTGAGGTTCAGCGGTGTGACTCGGGCGTCCAGGATGCGAAGCACCACCTCCATCTCTGCCTGGAGCTTCCGTACCTGAGCTCGGAGTTCCAGGATCTCCTTCCGGCTCCCCCGTGTACGAGGCGTGTGAGATGTCCTGTCGCGTCGAAGCTCCTCCACCTCCAGCGGGCGGTACATGATCCGTCGCCCGTACTTCACCTTCGTCAATAGGCCGTCGCTGGCATAGCGGGCGACGGTGCGAGCGCAGCACTGTAGGTGTCGTGCGGCCTCTTGGGCAGTCATGAGGTTGTCTACGCTCAATGTGCCTCCTGGCTGTTAGAGGTATAGTCCTATGGAGAGGACACCATGGTCTCCGATAGCGATCTCCGAAGCCTGGCTCGTGGAGCGACTACCCGATTCCTTGACGGAGGCGGGGACTTCACGACGTGTGTGGCGAAGGTCGCATCGGCCTCTTCTCACACTCTAACCGCGGAGCATATCCGTCGGGTGTGTGAGATGGCGTACCATGATGCCTTCGAGCGGGAGTGGCAGAAGCAGGCAGGCGGGAGCCGGCTGGTGTCCTTCGACCCGCCCTGTGCGAAGGAAGCTGCCCGGCTGTGCAATGCAGAGAAGGTTGCGGCCGCGCGAGTCCGGGCCACGACCGTGACTGGGCATCCGACCATGGACAAGATCGCGATGGCAGAGATCCCGCACGTCCCTCTTCCGCCGCCCATCACGAACGCCTTCACCTCTGCCATGCGCTCCTCGCCTGTAGATCGGGAGCTCGGAGTCCGGGAGGCTCTTCACACCCTGAAGACTGCGGCCCAGGATCTCAATGAGGCGATCTCGCAGGTCGAGATCGAGATCGGCTCCGCCAAGTCGGCGGAGCTCTACGCCCACACTGCTCTGGGTCGTCAGGCTCGTCAGGCATGCCTGGACGGAGCGACTCCAGGCCAGGCCCTCGCGGTATGTGAGCACTTCCTGAAGGAGGCGGAAGGTGTTCCCGCTGACATCGCTGTGGATGTGCTGGCACACCTGGCAAGGGACATGATGACGGGCAACGTCTTCCCGGAGCCTGTGAAGCTCGCGGCCCCTCCGAACCCTCGTCACCCTCTGAACCGTCTGGTCGTGAAGGCGGCCCACATCCGTTTCGGACGACTGCAGCGGGAGATCGCTCTTGGTGATCTCCGTGCGGATCGTCAACGGCTGGAGAAGGAGCTGGGCAGTGAGCTCTACCAGCTCGGAGCGTGAGCGCATGCAGCGGTTCCGGAAGCTCGCGCTTCTGGGAGCGGCCAAGGCTGTAGCCAAAGGAACGGCCAATGTGGCCGCGAAGGCTACAGGTGTTGGAGCGCGGACGACTTGGCGCACTGCCCAGAGAGTGTCCTCCGGCGAGAACCTCATGCCCAAATCCCGGGCCATAGGTCTCGTAGGTCTTGGCGGGGTTACTACCGTAGGCGGTGTGCGGACAGTTCGTGAAAACGCAAGAGCAGCTCGAGCAAGCTCAGAAGCTCCGTGGAAGGCACAATGACCATCTCCATCTACACCGACTCTGACCTCTCTGCCGAGGATGTCCTGGAGCTGGAGGACTTCGACGGAATGCTCCACGAGGGATCGAAGCGTGCGTCCTTCGGACGAGTCGGAAGGATGGCTCGCAATGCGACGGAGAACACGGCTGCCCAACTCATTGCCGGCACTCTCGGAACTGCTACCGTGGTCGGCGGTAAGGCCATGTACGACAAGGCCACATATGGGCGTGACCTGCGGGCCATCACCGATGTCTACCCGCACTTGAAGAAGTACCCCGAGAAGGAGCTTCGCCTCGCTTACAGCTCGCTGCGGAACCTGAACCCGCAGTTCGCCAAGGATCCTCTGGTAGGAGGTACCCTCCTTGGGCAGCTCCTCCGGCAGCGGGATCCGCTCAACCCCAAGGCACTCCGTCTCGACCCGGGGATGGCTTCCGACCTGGTCCGCAATCGTCGTGACACCCGGGGTGGAATCGACGAGATGGTCCCTGCGGCCTTCCAAGCAGGGATGCAGGGTGCGATGGATTACGAGGGCGTCCTCGGTGACCGTGCCTTCAAGCGGGAGATGGCCGCGGCGGATCGGTCCTTCAAGCGTGAGACGCAGACCGGCGATCACCGCTTCAAGCGGGAACTGCAGACCGGAGACCAGACCTTCCGTCATGATGAGGCCCTGAAGGATCGCACGCTTCGGACCTCACAGTCTGCGGCTGATCGAGCTCAGCGTGGGAAGCATCACACCGAGCAGATCGAAGCACGACGCGGTGAAGAGCGGCGGCGGACCTCTCGAGAGCGGTCGAAGGGTGTTCGTGAGCGGATCGAACGGCTCACGGCCGAAGCCACACGTCGCAAGCACGACAAGACGCTACAGCAGCAGAAGGACGATGCTGCGATGGGGCGTGAGCAGTACAAGGTCCTGAACAATCCGCTGTCACGCAAGAGTCGGAGGGCGCAGCGCAGGCGGGGGCTTCTGGCAGCGTACTCGGCCGAGCCTTCGCAGTCATCTACAGCGGATTACTCGGTGCGTGGTCTGGCTCGTGGTGTGGGTTCTCGGATTGACTCCTCGACCGGTTCGGGCCCTGATTCGGACCCGAGCACTCGTCGCGGATACCATCACCCAGGATCTCGGAAGTAGGTCTGTATGGAGAAGCGGTTCGATCTTTCGGGCACAGGACCGGGTGGATTTCCTCTCATCCATTTGGTGGAGCCGGGATCCGCCTATGGCTTGAACCAGACGTCAGGCCTTACGAAGACTGCTTCTGGCGAACATCTCTCTCCTGTCATCGAACTTCTTGAGGCCATCCAGCCGCAGCCGGATCGTCTCTACCTGGTGAACTCTGCCCTCGGTGCAGGGGAGTATGTCGGCTTCAATCTCCGAGGTGACTGGTTCACCGAGGCAGGACTGAAGCACACGCCTCCGGGATGGGACTCCATCCCTGTGTGGGACATCGATGCGCGTCGTCGCGCGGCCATCGTGCCGGAAGATGTGCCCGGCTACGGCCCAATGTGCTGGGGCTACCCCACGTTCTACAACGCACATCGGTTCCGGCACCATCGCAACAATGATCCGAACCGGGCCTACGGCTACATCCTCGGAGCGTTCTACGACGACCGGATGCACCGGGTTGTACTGGTCTCGGAGCTCATCAAGGACCTTTGCGTCAAGCACGGTGCGCTCAACATCTATGAGCGCATCGCCCGTGGTGACTTTGTCGATACCAGCATGGGCTGCTTCCCTGCGGGAGCGATGGTCAGTCTCTACTCAGGAGAGCGAAAGGCCATCGAGACCGTGGAGGTGGGTGAGTATGTCCTGACCCATACAGGGAGCAGAGGGCGAGTCAGGGCTCTTGATAGTCATGTGCATGAGGGGCTGTACACGATCAAGGTTTCTGGTGTTGGTTCCATGGAGGTGACGGAGGAGCATCCGTTCTTCGTGATTCCGGTCGAGCAGATCAGGTGTGAAGTTCCAAAGACGCACAACTACGGCCGACAGCAGAGGGCGTGTGTCTCCTCCCTGAAAGACTTGAAGAAGGGCTGCCAGGGTTGTCCGGTGGAGCCAGCGTACGATCCTGTCTGGAAGAAGGCACAGGACCTGGACGTCGGCGATTTCGCACTCTCTCCGGCTCCTTCAGAGGTTGTGGAGAGGTTGACGGCGAAGCAGGCCAGGATCCTCGGATACTACGCCTCCGAGGGGAACATCTGCTGGTACTACCCGAAGAAGGGCGGGAAGCGTCAGCTCGACCGGAAGTACCCGGGTGGAGTGTGCTTCACGATCAACCACGATGAGGTTGATCTTCTGGAAGACATCGAGGAGCTCTGCTGCGCCTTGGACCTTCCTGAGCCGTCGGTGGCGTGGAGGGAGGGGACGTCCACGTTCAGTATTGCTGTCTACCAACGGAAGTTCGCAGAGTTTTGCCTCGCGATGTGCGGGAAGTACTCTTTGGCGAAGCGGCTGGCTCCGGAGCTGATGCTCGCTCCGCCTGACGTCCAGAAGGAGTTCTTGGGGGCGTATCTGAACGGCGATGGCGGTTGTCTTCGAGGGCAGGCATACATCTCGACAGGTAATGAGCAGCTCGCGTACCAGTTGCAGATGATGATGATCCGGTGTGGTATCGCTACCAGCCTCAATGTCATCAATCACAAAGGAACGACCAGCTCTCTGACAGACAAGGATACCGTCGAGTACCAGATTTGGCTTGGTGTGCTTGGAGGATACCGGCTTCAAGATTACTCTTCGCATCCTCTGAGGAAGCCGAAGAAGGTTCTTAGCCAGAGGTGGACGTGGGTCGGTCCTGATGGGACGCCCTATGTGGCAAGTCCCGTTGTAGAGGCGTCGTACGACCCGGAGTGGGTGGGAGAGGTTTACAACTTCTCTGTGGACGACGACGAGAGCTACTGCATTTCAGGTGTGGCGGTTCATAACTCGAGAGTCCCCGACGATGAGTGCTCCATCTGTGGCCACCTGGCTCGGACGCCTGCCCAGTACTGCCGTCATGTTCAACGAGGAGCGGTGGCCCCGTACGGGATGGGGAAGCTCCTTGCAGATGGCCGAAGGTGTGGGGTCTACAACCACCATCCCTTGTTCTTCGATGATTCCTTCGTGTTCATTGGCGCGGAACGGTCCGCGAAGGTGATGGACAACGTCACCCCACTCCTCCGTGGAACGAGAACGTACACCTCTCAGGTCTACATCCCTCCTCGTCGTATGCGTCGCCGCCGTGTTGCTTCGGCAGACTCCAAAGCAGCTTCACTACTCGGACAAGAGACGGGAGATGAGCAGCGGGAGAAGGATGTCGAGCTCGGTCAGGCTCTGGTCCGTGCGGCGAACCCTCCTGCGATGGGAGCGCACACAGGTTCCCTTGGCGACAAGATCTCGAAGCTCCTGTCTGTCATCCCGACCCTGAACGAGAAGCAGGACATGGCCCTGCAGCATGTGACGGAACGCATGCGTAGACAGGAAGCGATTCGTGAAGGATCCATGGAGAAGTCAGAGCTCCAGTTCTGGGAGCAGCGACAACTACATCAGCTCCGCCAGAAGGGAGTCTCGAAGGAAGACGTCTCTCAGATGCAGGCTGTGGTTCAGCGACAGATGCGCTTCGCCTTTGGTGGTCCGCGTCGGGGTGCACTCAAGAAGGCGTCCTTGATGCACGCGAAGTGGGCAGAGCATCTGAAGCGCATCCCTGTGCCTTCCCAGTCCCAGCTCGCACTCGTGGCTGAGCATGCGGCTCGACTTCCCCAGCTCCCGCCGAGTCTCCTCGACTTCATCTCCGAGGACTTGAAGCCTCGTTGCTCTGTTCTGGCAGAGATGGGTGTAGTTCTTCAACCTGAAGAGTTCGCATACGCTGCGGCACCTTCAATGCTTGAAGGCTTGACGACAACCCGTCGAGCCGCGTTTCTCAATACGCCGTTGCCGCCTGCGCCGATCTGCCCATCGTACACTCCGATGCCTCGGCCCGGGATAGCCGGTATTTGCCGCAGAACTCGGCGAAGGATCCTCTCCAAGGATCTTTTGGGCCTGCGCTCGCTGGCCCCGCGGCATGTAGGGCTCCGTCTCGTGATGGCTCGCCCACGACGACAGATCCGCTCGGATGTGTTGCCTCCTGAGGATGTGACCTTGAAGCGGGCATCCTTGCTCTACAATGATTATCGTCTTGGCCTTCTGGCACAGCCTCCGGCATGGAGCTATGGCTTTGATCGTCCGGGGGAGAAAGTCTCGTCAGTAGAAGAGCTCTCATCCCTACTTCTTCGACTTGCACACTGGCCCTCCTTCCCAATAGGATAGGATCCGTCAGAGCCCCTTGAACTTGGGCTCCCCACAGAGTCCTGCCGTCTCCGGAGACCTCATGTCCGCTCTGCTCGCCCAGCTCGCCTCCCAGGGCATCACCGCCGAGGACCTCAACAAGGCCGCCAGCGTTCGCCTCTTCGAGAAGGTGGCTGCGGCCGAGGGCATCGACCTCAACTCCATGACCGAGCAGGCGCAGGACGCCATGTTCGCGCAGTTCGAGAATGACATCCTCCCGGAGATGGTCGGCGACAAGACCGCGTCTGCCCCGACCCAGGGCGGTATGCCCAGCATGGATGACATCGACCCTGCGAAGCTCGCGTCCGCCATCGGCGCGCTGTCCGACGACGACAAGTTCGGCCTCTTCGAGCAGCAGGC